GCCGTTTGTCAAGTGATATTTCACCTTTTTTGAAAATTTTTTCTCCCTCGCTCCGTCTCAAACCCCAAAGAGACGTTAATAAAAATAAGCGAGGGAGAAGTCTGTTATTCTTTAAAGCTTAGTTCGTTTATAAACTGCTCGAGCAGTTCCGGCTTGTGTTTTATGGTCCAGGCAAGAGAGAAGAGATTCCACAGGGTCGCCCTAGAATGAATAGATACGGGCTCCGGATCATCCGGATCGTTTCGCCCTACCTTCATCAGATGGCGGGTCGCCGAGTCTATGTAACAGTGCACTGAAATCCCCTTTTCCCAGTTCCTATCCGAGTACTTTTTGGCCCCGTCCTCGTACTGCTTCGAGACCTCGATCAGGGCTGTATACGGATCAGGGAACAGCATCTGGGCCTCAATCACCATTGCCATGTACAAAAACTGGGGTTGTGGTTCGTCTGATCTACAAGAATCGATAAACTTGCTGATCGCCTGCAGCACCAGAGCGGCTCCTTTCTGGAACGTAAGCTTCTTCTCGGTTGTTGTGTATGCCTCCAGGAATGATGCAGCCACGTCCAAGGGCACCAGGTCCATCCTGCCTTTTCCTTCGGCCAGATCACGCACTGCTCCGGTTCCGAATTCTCGGCGCTCCCCCGAGTCTGCTAGTTTTGCCATAAATTATTACCTCCTGTTTTGTCTGTCTTGTTCTTCTTGTTTTCTTTTCGCTTCCATCTCCCAGTACGCACACTGTTCTCTCCAGAGATCAATGAGCAGCGGAGATGCAATGAGTAAAAGTATTAATAGACACTTCATTATTGTACACATCCTTTCTTTCGTCGTTCGGGGTTTGGGTTGGCCGGTATTATACCACGTAAGCGCCAGCCTGTCAAGTGATATATCACCGGTTTTAAAATGTTTTGTAATTCAGCTTATCCATAACTCAAATCTCGAGCGGTTCAGATCAGACGGGCGTTATATATCCAGCACCGCAGCTGTTGCCAGGGTCAGGCTAGCCATCAGCACCAGGATTAGCTTGGGAGTGATATAATGTGTTTCTTTTAACCTATATCCTATAAGTCCCAAGCTAGCCCCGCTGATTACGAGACTGAGTATTCGGATTGTAAAATTAAAGGCCTACATGTTACGTCACTCCTTTTACTAATATGATTAAATTGAAGCTGGCCCAGATGATGACAACCCAGCCTACGATCATTGCTATTATGAAAACAATGGTTTTGATCTTACCGGGTTTGGTCTTGCCGAGATTTTCGGCCAAACGCACGCCGGCTTCACCGGTCAAACCCACTCCTGCTAGTACAATCAGGAATAAAAGATATTGGTTCACGTCGCACTGGGCCCCCTTTCACTTTCTTCATTATACCACGCTTTTTCGGATTTGTCAAGCGTTATCTGACATTTTTTCGAAATTTTTTCTGATTTTTTCTACATTTTTCTTGATGGCCTCAATCAGAAGATCCACCTGCTCAGGACCGTTCCAGTAACCCAGGGAAATCCTGATCGACTCGTCTGCTTCGAAGCCGCTCAGCCCCATCGCTGTCAGAACATGGCTCGGATCCAAATCACCAGTCGTGCACGCACTTCCTGTGGAGATCTGATAACCTTCCTGATCCAGCTGAAGCACAAGGGCATCACCTGGTATGCCGGGGAATCTGAGATTGACAATACCGGGGAGATGTGAGTCTGGGCAACCGTTGACGACGGCACCGATATCTTTCAGCTGATCTATAATCCGGCTACGAAGCACTTCGAGTCTGCACATTTCTTCCCGCAAATAATTTAAACTCATCTCTGCAGCGACGCCAAACCCAACGATGCCGGGTACGTTCTCGGTTCCTGCTCGCAGCCCGTCTTCCTGAGCTCCACCTGTAATCAGAGCAGCCGGCTTCGGAGCTCCCTTCCTGACGAAGAGGCATCCGATTCCTTTGGGACCATACAACTTATGAGCGCTGATCGAAAGATAATCCACTCCCAGGGCCTTGACATCGATCGGGATATGACCGGCCGCCTGCACAGCATCGGTATGGACCCAGCAATCTCTTGCGTGGGCCAATTCACAAACCCATCTGACGTTCTGGATCGTACCCACCTCATTATTGGCCAGCATCACCGACACCAGGGACTTGGGTTGCAAATCTTTCAGCTCATTCATAATAAGCAATCCGTGCTGATCAACCGCCAGCTTATGCCAGGTCATGTACTGATCCGTATCCAGGATCGCCTCCATCGTATGCAGCACTGCGTGGTGCTCAATGGCCGACGTATAAATCGTATCCACAGGGGCTCCCCTGAGTATTAAGTTGTCTGCTTCTGTTCCGCCTGAGGTAAAATAGATCTCCTCCGGCTCTGCGTTTATTAATCTGGCGACTTTCTCTCTTGCTTCATCTACAAGCTTCCTCGCATCTTGTGCCAGAGAATGCGCTGCCGAGGGATTGCCGTAGACTTGAGCTGCTCGTACCATGGCCTCGATTACTTCGGGGTAAGGACGAGTCGTCGCCGCATTATCAAAATAAGGCATATAAGCCCTCCTTTCTTACGGTATATTATAACACAAAGTTTTCCATTTGTCAAGCGATATATCACCAAAATTATAAAAAACCTCCCCAAGGAGGTAAGGGGAGGTTATCGACACGACTACTCAATTAAATAGTCGTAGAAGTAGGCATTTTTAAGGATGGGTATTTTGCGCCTGTTTCTGCTTAGGAAAACGAGGACATATACCCCTTGGTAATATAAATTCCTTCCTAAGGGGAGATAGGCGTCAAATGCTCACCATCTGGTGAGGAAAATCGGGTAAAGTCGGCATTTTACCGAGAATTGTTTTCTCGCCATTTCCGTAAACGTTCAGCAGCTGCCTGTTTCTGCTCTTCGTTCACTATATTCGCCACCGGCTTCTTCGTCCTAAAACTTATGCAGTTTAAGTCTATTTTGTAAATAATGCCGGTGACCTCTCCTGCTGCGTTGGTATGTTCTTTTTCAATAACAGCGGTTCCTCCATCGACGCATTTATCCAGTTTGGTAATCATGGGACCTTCACAGGTATAGATCGAGTACGACCCATCCCCATTCACATGGTTAATTACAGTTTCTCTTTCTTCTACGGGTCCCAGGTTATAATTACGCGTTTTCATGATCAGACGTATCTCCTTCCGGAACAAAAATCTTGATATTCTCCTCGGGGATCTCGTATTCGATGGCGGTTACTCTACCCTTCCAGTCTTTATATTCGATACTGCGCACCCTGGAGTCTCCTTTGGCCAAAGCATCACACTGTCTAATCCAGCGAAGACTATTGGTCCAGATACGAGCCATCGGCTTCCGGCTTATACTTATTCGAGTATGCTGTTTTTCGGGCGGATCTAAATTGTAAACTCTTTCGTTCATGAGTGGCTCCTTTCCCAGTCCTTTTTGACGAATTCCCACGAGAAGTCAATGACCTCCCCGTACTCCTCCTCCAGATACTCCTGTATGGCCTCAGTTATAAGGTTTATGGTATTGGGGTCTCGATCTTTGATAACGTCTACTATTAGGATTAGGCTGAAGGGTTCGAAACCCTCAATCTAAATATCAGACACCAGGATCTCCTCGGGATATTTCTTTTTCATACGATGTCCTCCTCGATGCTAACTATAGTGTCCTCGATGGGCTTATAAGCATATTTGAAGTCTTTAGGGTCCACACCCAGCAAATACTTAATGTAATTGCGGATCTGCTTTTGAACTTGGACCCCGATCGCCTCAGTAGCGTCATAATCATATAACGCAGTAAACACAACGTTCGTCGGCAGCGGTGAGATATGCTTCGAAGGCAGATCCTCATAAGTAATGTTCGACGCATGCACACGAAGATAGGCACAGTTCATGATTTTTGTCATTGGTTTCGTCCTCCTTGAATTTGATGGCATTATTATACCACGATCCCGATCATTTGTCAAGCGAGATTTCACCTTTTTTGAAATTATTTTTTCCTGGTGAGGAAAAGGTAAATTGCCAGTCCGATGATTACGAGGGCTACGATTACGGAGATTGGTATCCATAGGATGTTGATTAGATTTTCCATGAGCGGCTCCTTATAGTTGAAAGTTAAATAATAGGCATAGGACGGCAAGTACTACGAAAAGTACGGCTCCGATGCCGATGCCGAATAAGACTGATGCTAAGGTATCGCAGTCGGAGAATTTGAGGCAGCATGATGCGAGTACTCCTATGCAGAAGGCGATGATGAAGAAAAATAGGTATATCATAGTTGAAGACTCCTCCTTGTAAAATTTCTGGGTTGATATATAGAAAGGGCGTTATCAATTTCCCTATTCAAGTACAATCCTCTTGTACTTCAAGACGAAAATCAATCCCTATTATTATTCCCATTACCCTTACCATTACCATTCCCTTTATTACTCTTATAACTCCTATAACCACTACCATCCTTACCCCTATTATTACCTTCCCTATTATTATACCCTTTCTACTACACTCTCTATTCCTCTTATAATTATTATACCCTATCCAGTATAATAACCACTATTATTCTTCAAATTGATATTATAGAGAAAATATATAAAATAATAACTTTAAGGGGGAGGGGGGTACTACTGACGTCTAATATAATATAATATATATAGGCGGAGGTGATACCCCCCCCTCTGGACTTACTCTTTTATCTAACCAAAAGTAAGAACAGTTCTCTTATAAGATTCAAAGGTCTCATTATTTTCAACAAGATAAGCTTGAAGATCAAGAAGCTTTTGAGCAACTTCTGCTCGAGCATCCGCTTTGCCTTCGAGCACTTCTTCATCGCTCAAGAAGGACTCGGCGTCGTGTCCATCCACAAAATATTGTAAAATCTGCTTATTGATTTCTTCAATCTTTTGACGGTAAAGAACATTGGGAGAAACATTGGGAAATTTTTCAAACTCGGCTCGAATTAACTCATTCGGGAAAAACCGGATTTGATAAATCCATTGATAATCAGCCCAACCAAAATCACCGTGTGCTTGATTCTTGCAATCTTGCTTATAAACCATCCAAAGCTTTTGATTAAAAAGAACAAACTTGCGAGAGGGATCCAGTTTATACTTTTTCAGCAAAACTTCATTCTCCATAAGAACGGCTTGAGCCTGCTCGTTTTCCGTAGCAAGAAGATAATTACCATTTTGATCCTTATACTTAATCTTTTTAGCATAAGTGATAAGTCCCCGGTTTTGCATTGACTCAAGAGCGTCTCGGATTACTTGACTGATTTTATGGTTCATTATCATAATGAAATCGGCCCACTCGGTCTCGTCGTGCTCGTTGAAAAATTCGTTCCTTAACTTGGGGTCGTGCAACTGATTGAGATAATGAAAATAATTTGGAGTACGAAGACCAAGGATGGTAAACAATTTATTAGTGGTTACTTCAATACAACAAATATAGCGTCGATCCATCTCAACTCGAGGTGCATTTTCCTGTGCCAAAAGCAAAAGGAGAAGGGTTTGAATTGACTGAGTATAAAATCCTTGTGGATTACGAGGAACTTGAGAAATTTCCGTAATCGTAATCACTCCCGTTGTTTCGTTCCTTTTCCACCTAAAGAACCTTTCAAGGTGCTGCTTTTGTTTCTTTTTATTTTTCCCGCCTTCGGCTCGTTTAATCCCAAGAGTATTAAATAAATCCGCATAAGTTGCAAAAGTCTAACCTACACAAAGGCGCTGGCTAACCAGAATGGCAAAATCTTTATCTTTTTGAGTTTTTGTTCCCAGGGTTTGAGGAGTCAACGAAAGTTCCGTTAACTCCTCGATTTGCTGAGCTTGTTCAACTGGGTAATAAACCCTTTCGTTCCTGTTATCCCTTGAATACTCTTCTTTGTACAAACTCATTTGCGACCGTCCTTCTTCTTCCTTTTCTCCTTTTCCTCTTCTTCTCTTCTCTTGGCTTCCATTTCCCAGTAGGCGCACATCTCTCTCCACCAGTCAATGATAAGAGGACTGAGACAGAGCAGGATAATAAGCAAACACTTCATTGAATTTTCACCCCTTCATAACTTTTTCGATGATTTCCCGCAGAAGCTCGATCTACCCATCTTCGAAATCGGTGGGCATGCCCATCTGGGTTTTCTGAGCCTTGCGCTGAAATGCCTGTACATATAGGCTGCGAAGGTATCCTTCCATTTCACCCATCTGCATGTGCATCTCTCCTTTCTACCAATAATTATACCACAAACTTTTCGGTTTGTCAAGCGATATATTACTTTTTTTCAAAAAATTTTTCGTCTCATTATACTTTCTCTTCTTCATCCTTCAACATCTTTTCTCTTGAAGACCGATTTATTGGACTTTGTGGGAGAAAAATGTTAATTCCGGGACAAATGGTGGTCCCAAGTGGGAGAAAGTGGGAAATCCCAGGGAGAAAAATCCTGGGATTTTCCCAAACCCCTGTTTTTCAGAGGAGGCTTATTATTGCAAATCACCCTTTGAGAGCCTGGTATTCCTCTTCGGTGATTATCTGAACCCCCAGAGCAAGAGCCTTTTTGGTCTTTGAAGAGGTGGAGTCCTTGCCCTCGTTGGAGATTAAGTAATCGGTGTCTTTGGTTACTGAGGAGGTAAAATGACCGCCGTTGTCCTCGATGTCTTTAACCAAAGCGTCTCTATTTTCAAACTGACTAAGGGAGCCGGTGATGCAGAAGTTCTTGCCCTCCAAGGAGCCGCTCGTCTTCGGGTTGGTTACATTAAGAAGGAAACCCAGCTCGTGCAGCATATGAGCGTGATCGGTAATATACTTGTTTATGCTCTTGGAGGTCTTCTCGCCGATGCCTTCGATATTATCTTCCCACTTGAAACCTTCCGGACCAATGGCAGTGCTTGCCATGGCGCAGAAAGTAGCGAGGGTTGAACCTTTGGACATATAGTTGGCAATATCCTTAGCGGTGGACTTGCCGACTCCGGGGATGCCCAAAGCAGAGATTACCGAAGCGAGAGTGCAGTTCTTTGCCTTATTAATTGCTTCAACCAGATTGCGAGCAGAGGTCGTTCCAAACCCTTCAAGTTTGGCAACTTCGTCCTCGATCTTTTCAAGCTTGAATATGGAGGGGTAATCGGTTATGTATCCGACATTGTAAAGCATCTCAATGGTGGCTTCCGATATGCCTTCAATATTCATTCCTTCTCTGCTGACGAAGTGGCAGAGCATATCGATCTTCTTGGAGGTACACTGCTCGTTCGGACAGATTAAAACCTTGCGACCATTGTCCTCTGCAATCTTGGTCTCGGAAAAACATTCGGGGCAGAACTTGGGAAGAGACATGGGGCCGGAACGAGTGTAATTCTCCACGATGTGAGGTATTATCTGGTTCGCCTTAATTACAGATATCTCGTCGCCGATGCCCAACTCCAAGTCCTCGATAATGCTTACGTTAAAGAGAGAGGCTCTGGAGACTGTCGTTCCGTCGATCTCGATCGGGTCGAAGATGGCGGTGGGGTTTATGCGACCACTGCGAGTGGTGTTCCACTCAACATCTCGGAGTATCGTGCGGTTCTCTTCCTGGTAGAACTTAAAGGCGTAAGAGTGGCGAGGATGATGCGAGGTAAAGCCAAGCTCGTCTCCGTACCACCTGTCGTCAAAGGTTCCGACCAAGCCGTCTATGGGATAATGGAGATTATCAAGCTGCTCAAGCAGACTCTTCTTTGCGTCGGCAAACTGCTCTCTGCGACAGAAGTAACGATAAGGGACAACCTCAAAGCCGTGGCAAGCAAGAGTTAAGAAGTTATCCATAACCGAAGGTCTACTGCCAAGATCAACGGCATTAACCAGTCTCCACGCCACAAAGCGAACTTTGCGACGAGCACAGACGGCGCTATCAAGCTGGCGAACTGTACCACTTACGAGATTGCGAGGATGCTTGTATTCGGTATGCTCTTTCTCGTTTATCTCTTTGAAGGTCTCCGTGTCGATAATGCACTCACCGTCGATGGTAACTGTACCAGCTGCCGCAATCTTCTTGGGAACGTTCGCAAAGGTCAAAACGGAATGAAGGATATCTTCTCCGGTCTCGCCGTCGCCTCTGGTCTCAGCAGAGATTAACTGTCCATCCTTGTAAGTCAAGGAGGCAGTAAGTCCGTCAAGTTTGCCCATGAGAACAACACCACGAGAGTCTCCTCTATTCTCGGTCCCCTTAAGGAAGTACTCGATGAACTCGGTCTCGTCGGTTGTCTTATCAAGAGAAAGCATCGGATGATTGTGTTTAACTTTCTTAAGACCCGATACCACTTGATAACCAACCGAATGAGTCGGAGAATCGGCGTACACGAGACCGTAATCGTTCTCAAGCTTCTCGAGCTCGTCGTACATCTTATCGTACTCCTGGTCAGAAATCTCGCTCTTATTCTCGTTGTAATAAGCGTTCCTGTAATGATTGAGTTTGCTGATAAGGTCTCTCATTTTGTCTGCTGGATACATGTTTTACTCCTCTTCATCTTCAAAATTTTCTTTATAGCAATCCTCACAAAGGATTAAAAGGTCCTAGCCATATACTGCGGTATAACAGTCTTCAACGCGAATTTCGGTTCCGCACTCTTCGCACTCTACTATATCATCAGGATCCATGTGGAGATCCTCCTTTCTCGGATTTCTTGCACCTATTATACCACGATTATTTTTGTTTGTCAAGTGAAATCTCACCTTTTTTCAAAAAATTTTTTAATTGAAAAACCGGCGATTTTTAATGGTTTTCCCATGGTTTTCGTCGGTTTTTGATTTTTATTATATTTTTTTCTATTTTATTTGATTTTATTCGAATTTATTCTAATTCTTCTGATTTTTCTTCGGTATTTTCTGCTTTCTCAAGTTTCTCTTTTTCCTCGATTTCTTTCCACGACTCGGGAATGATATCTTCTTCATCGAAGATAGTATTTAACACGGCGAGTTCGTGATTGGGACCGACGTAACCGACGATCTTGGTGTTGCCGTCCTGCTCGTGAATTATGAATGGCTTGCGAGATAACTCGGGATGGAAGCTCTCGGTAGCGATAATGTTCTCCCACTTCTCAGCCGTCTCTTGCATCTTTTTGGACACCGCTTCGGCCGTTTTCTGCATCTTTTCCAACTCTTTCAGACGAAGCTTAACTCTCTTCGCAAGAGAGGTGTAATACTTCTTAAGCATTCTCGCTCTCGCCAGCGCAGTACCAACACCAGCGTCGGGATTATCATCCACAGAACAGGTCGCTTTGCCGGAGAAAGTCTTGGGCATCTTATACTTGGCAAGTTCCTCGTTCGGTGTATAATAATTCACCTCAGGCATAAGACCTCTTTTAAGGAGAAGGTCTATGGCATCGTCTTCGCAGCCAGTCATGACAGCTACGGTGACACCCTTAAGGTTATTAACATAGTATTCTATATTACTCATCTTCTTCATTTTCCTCCTCGATTTCTTCTACATATTCATCTTCGTCTTCATCCACAAATTCTTCGTTTTCTTCTTCGATTTTTTCTACATATTCATCTTCATCCACAAACTCAAATTTGCCGCCATACGATCCATCGATTGGTCTCTAGGTCCACTCAACTATTGTGCAATATGTATCTGTGGTAATATGTATTTCGTTAAAGTGATATTCACTCATTTGGTTAAGCTCGAAAAGAGTTTGGATTAACTTTTGGGGCATGCCCTTCTCCAACTCTTCGGGCACAAAAGCCATAGAGTTATATTTCAGTTGATCCATAATGAAATTATCCTTTCTTTTTATCCTTGCGTCCGCAACCATACTTTTCGGGACAGTAGCCCAAAAGCTCACACTTGGGAACCAGGTAGGTATCGACAATATATTTCCACTCTTCGGAATACTCAGAAAGCGCCGTCATAATATCCTTCATAAGAGTTCTATATTCCTTATACGCTCTGGTACAGAGTCTCTGATGACTCATATCTATAAAGTTGCGAAGGTTGCGCTTATCCACAATCTTGGTGGTCATGCCAAGGGGGAGGAGCATTGCAATATCTTCTCTCGGTATTCCCCGGAGTTCAAGCAAGCCCATGGTCCGCGAGACCGAACGCATGAACTCGGTGTATATGGTCTTGGCAGTTTCATCCTTCTGAATTGTCTCAGGGATAACATACTCAAAATTGCCATAGTCAATATACCTTGTTGACGCCTGTAATCTCGTCGGCGCTCCACCAATATGAGTATACCATTCACGGATAACTCTAGCAGAGTAGCCGTCGAGTACAAGCTCCATATTGACAAACTCAAGAGTGCGTCCGTGATTATTTTCGATGCACTCGAGTCCTCTCTTATAGTTCTTTTTAGGGTCAGAAATATCACTGCCCCAGCATATTCCCGCTCGTTCACCGATTAAAGTAATCGGATTTTTTGTCGTTTCGGGTAAAATTATAACCTTTCCCATACTCATTCTCCTGTATATTTATACAAAGTATTGTGTAATTATTTACTTTCCAGCCTTCTTTTTGCTCTCTTCGCCAATGTCTTTTATGTGTGATTGGAGTTCCGTAAGACAATCGGCGCAGATATCATAGTCAGTCATTTCGGGGCCCTTCACTGTTCCATCTTTATTATATAAAGCGGATATGTCATTCGGATCGTAAGGGGTAAAAGATCTAAAAGTAGACAAGGTAATCATATCTATCTCGTTTTCGATCTCTTTTCCACAAAAGTCGCAAGTGATCACTGTTTTTCTCATAATTTTATTCCTCCATTTTTATTTTATCCAAAAACTATACTATCTAAACCCTTAACAAAGTCCGGCTCCTTGATCTTTTTCCAGCCTTTCTTACTTTTCTGATACAACTGACGTGACTCTGCTATAGGCATAAGGCCAAGCTCAGCTACTTCTATAACGGCGTAATCATAGGGGTACCACCAATGACTGCGCATCAAAGCCTTCTCTGCTTCTGCTCGAGTTCTAAAAACTCCCCAGAGAGTGACCTTTCCGAAGTTGGGGAAGGTGATCTCACCTTCGAGTTTTTCAATTTCTTTATCTTCTATTAACTTCTCCATGGTAGCAAGATAGAAGAAAAACTCTGTCTCACGAGTTTCAGTGAAATCGGACTCACAGATTTCAGTAGGGTCGGGTACTGGCGCAACTGACCACGTGGTTGTTGTTTCCGTTGTTGCTATTGTGGGCTTTGTCGATTTTTGACTTTCAAAATATGGTAAAGTACAATGACAAATTCCGGATCCGCCGTTAGAAGGATGATTTGAACACCCTTTGCAACATTCAGGAATAACTTCCTCTAAATAAAATTCTGAATTCATTTAATCTTTTTCTCCTCTCCATTAATAATACATTGATCAGGTTTAATCGTTTCGGGTTCCCATTTAGGACCAATATTCTTTCCTTTCTGTACTGCGCTCAATTTTTTAATTGTCTGCGCTAGAGCAAATTCATTAGCTTTTTCTTGACTTTCAAATACGTTTTCTTTGACAAACTCTTCACACACTTCGGTTCCGGCTCTTAACAGTGCCTTAGCAGTGGGAAAGCACTTTGTTTCAACGTAATAAGAACCAACGTCGAACCGTCCCCACGGAAGATCGACGTAATGGGTTTCATCGTATACATAATATAAAGCTATTGTTTCCACTTATGAACTTCCTTTCATTCATTATTATATCATATCTATATCTTTCCCCTCCGAAAAATTTTGAGTGCGATATGTAATATCTTTCATCTGTAGAGTTAATTCAATTTCTTCGGTTGGTACATGTACCACGTGACCAACGCCATTTATCTCTGTCTCAAATTTATCTTTATAATGGTAAGAAGGGGTTAAAGATAGACCTTGTACTATTGCCTTGAAAGTAACCACCTAATCATTTACCAGAAGGGTCATTATAAAGGGTTCGTCTGTTCTTAAAATAGATAGATCATAATAAGGTGTACCACAATAAGCACACTTAAGCGAACCGGCCTCTAACGGCGCTCCACAATTAGGACAATTGGTCCTAACAACTTTATTTCTTTTTAATGGTGTTATTTTACTCATCTTTATCTTCCTTTATGATATTACTAACGCACCATTTCTTCATTTCGTTGATATCGTAAGAAGAAAAAAGTATAGAAGAGGAATAGTCACTATCTTCTATAAAGATGCCAAATTTACCCTCAAGTAAATCCGATTTTAAGGTAGATAGGTTGTGCCTTACAGGAACATATACCCAATATTTCTTATCATTGTACTCAAAATAAAACTCTATTCCGGATGTAACCATTCCGTATTGAATTATATTGGTGATTTTAATCTGTATCTTGTCATCAAAGAAATCTTCTGAAATACAATGTTCTAGAAACTCTAAATTACGTTTAGCTTTTCTTTTGTCTTTTTGTGATAATTCTTTTATAGCTTCTGTAATATACGCCGGTATAAAATCATACCTCGTGGGACAATTCCTAATAGTTGAGACATAGTTTTCTTCTAAAACATTTAAGAGATATTCTGCCTTTTTCACAAGATGTTCTTGCTCTTTGTAATAGTTTTTAGCTTCAAGAATTGCGTTAAGACGATTTTTCTCTATTTCCTCCACTTTTGGGGTTACAAATAAATTAGCATTGTTATCCATTACTTTTTCCTCCATAAAATTCAGGTTTCATTATTACTTTTTATTATCCATAAGTTTCTTGATATTCCGGCACCGCTCGTTCCACTTTACCATTAAAGCATCTTGAGCCTCTTTAGAGGTGTTGTAAGTCACAGTATTAGTCTCTAAAGGACGAAAACTCATCGGACAGTCCTCATTGGTACAATGAACTTCATAACTATAACTATCTCTATAACCGTGAATTGTATTTCCACATTCTCTCCACATAGGAGAGGTCTCAATTATGGGAATACTACCACATATAGGACAAACTTCAATTTTCATTATCTTCCTCCGGCAACGCCCCAAATAAAGATCTGGCGATCTCCTCCAAACTCGGCGTCTTCTCCATGTTTTCGTTATGGTTTATCCAATTTATAAGTTCCTGTTTGCATTCGAAACAGAGCTCATAGTCTTCGACTTTCTTATAATAGTGGTGACCAGGCTCATGTGTTCCAACCGCAATCGTAAAAAGATCTGTACGATGAGGGAATCTTCTACCACACCTGGCGCAGATATAAACCGGAGTACAAGAATTAAGCGGTTCGAAATCTTTAGTTTTTTTCATTATGTTTCTCCTTGTCTACTTATCATATATTTAATCTTCCACAATATATCCATTTAACGATAGCCAATTTTTCTGTTCAGGAGATAGCTTGCAAGTATGCAAATATCCGTCCTCTGACTCTTCAAGAATAATTTTAATCCATCCTGACACTGTATTCATAACAATCTTTATATCCGTGTATTGTATATCCATAATCTCTCCAAAGAGGCTTTTTATCCAAAAATGGAGAAGAACCACAAACAGGACAATTTCTTATTTTCATAACTTTACTCCTTTACTTACTACGATTAGCCCAATGAGCAGGGTCGGGAAAATCAAGGTTTGCAAATTTTTTAATAGCCTCCTCGTCATCTTTCGCCTGGAACTCTATGGTCCATATATCAGTACCTATAGGAAACTTATCAAAATGCTTTCCACATTTGCCAACTGCAGATCTTTTATCTTTAGGGTTGTATTGATATGGAATAGAGCGGAAATAAGCTAATAATGTAGTATTTTGATAATACTCACTAGAGTACCATCCGCAATAATTCCCTGTGCCACACCAGTCTCTGTTCGTAAATAATCCAATACAACTTATGCCATAATCTGCGAATTCATATGCGTCTCTCAAATAAAAACTGTTGACATAATACGTGTTCATATTTAATCCTCCACAACATATCCATTTAACGATAACCAGTTTTTCTGTTCGGGAGATAGCCTGCAGGTATGCAAATATCCATCTTCTTCTTCCTCAAGGATAATTTTAATCCAACCAAAACTTTCTGCGGCTAATTCTCCCCCTATTAATTTCTCAGCTAATTTACTATGTTCACCGTGCTTACATTTATAAAGTCGGCCCTCTCTATCAAGCCATCCAATATTGGGTAAGGTGTCTTCATAATCTTTTTCGACTTGAATATAAGTCTGCTGCTTTAGCCAAAGCAAAACATCTCTTATCTTCTCCGCCAGCTTATACTGAGCATTAGTCATATCAATTTCCAAAATCTTATGATTGGCAATTGTAATACGACCCAATTCTACTTCACTACCAGCGCGATTAAACTTAACAAGCCTTATTGTCTGATAACGAGTATCACCAATTTCCTTATCCCTGTCTTCCCATAAACTATCAGTTGTGTCCCAATAAGTATTTTTGGGAAAAGTAAAAGCAACGGCTTCCATTAAATCAGTGATCAGATCCCAAGTCAACTGAAAATTATAATCATTGGCAAAATCAACATCAAGTACATTCTTTCTGTTCAGCTCAACTATATCGTCTTTATAGGCATCCCAAAAGTCTTGCACCTTATAACCCTTAACCTTATAACGCACGGCATAATTCTTTTTGGGACAATGCAAAAAGTCGCAATCGGTGCAATCACATTTGAAAGGATTGATAGTTCTACCTATTTCAAATTTTTGATTGGGGACCGGCTCCCACTGTGTATCAAGTTTCATTTGTTTTCTCCTCAATTTTTTTATTTGTGTTTTGTCGTAACTCATTAGTTACAATTTTAGCACAATCGTAACATAATAATTTACATTTACTCATTTCAGCAAGAAATTCAGTTGCAGGAATCGGTAGATGTCCTTTAGAACCCAATTTTGTTAAGTGATATTTACTGGGTCTGATGTGTTGAAAAACAAGAGGAGTTTGGCAGTGATATTTCCCACATCTTTCACAAGGATGTGTGCTTCTGTATATATTTCTAACCTTGTGCATACCTTTAGAACTTATCATAAGTTGTTTACCGTCATCACCCTCAAAATAAATAAATCCTTTAATATCATTTAAAGTAAGATGTATCATTTATTTTCTCCTTCCTGTTTCCCTTTCATCTTATTGATTTTCTTTTTAAGTTGTTGATTTTCTTCACGCAGTCTGGATAATTCGCACATACTGCAACGACAAGCGCCGCCGTACCCTTTTTTGAGTGGACATCTGTCGCAAGGATTGATTTCCATTTTTATCTCTCTTCTTTCTTACATATAGAATCAGGATTCTACCCCATATTCTAAACAAGCGTTAGCATCTTCGATTTCTACTTCGTCTTCACTCGTTGCAATTTCTTCAACTTTTTTATTTTCTTCATTATTTTCCCACTTAGGTAATGGAATACCACCCTCAGGCAGGGGAATTCTTGCCATAATCTCAAGATTTTTACCACTTGAAACGACGGTTTCATCCTCTCCGGCTTCTCGCATCGCTTCTTCAAGCAAATGACAAGTGTATTTACTGAGGGTCATACCCTTTTCAGCAGCAAGTCTTTCGAGCTCGTCGATGATTTCGATATCTGCGGTGATGGTATAAAGATAGTCGCCGTGGTAGGGGTCCTGGCCGGAGTATTCGACTTTCATGTTTTTGAGTTTTTCATAGTTGATCGTCTTTTTCAATTTACTTTCCTCATTTCAATTTCTTTTTCATCGTCAGAAGGAAGATGAGTAACTAAAGGTTTATCTTCTTTATAGGTAAATAACAAAGGATAAATAACATATTTATTATCAGAATCATTGAAGTTAATATAAATTTCCGTGCAAAAAGGACTATTGGTATCAATCACTTCGTGAGCTCTTGCGTCTTTACAGCAATATTGTAATGCTTCTTCAAAGGTTTGATATAAAAATCCATTCAGACTCTCATAATAAGGATCTATTCTTTTTACTGCATAAAGATAAAATTGTTTTTTAGGTATCGTCATATCTTTATCCTCCTATTACCATAATCCATAATAGTGTCCGGCCCACCAAGCTGCCTTAGGACCCATAACACTCTCGTTCTTACAACCATTAGCAGAGCATCCGCCCCAACTGGTTGCGTACTGGCATTCAACGCCCTCTTTTGAGCACCTATAGATCTGAGGGGTAGAATACATCGGGTTGTCATTCTTGTCGTCGTCGTAGTATCCCATATTAGTCCTCCGATTCGTAGTCGACTTCAAAATAGCACTTGTTGACAAGTTCGTCACGACACGCCCTTTTGACCTTTTCAAGGTCGTCGCTCTGCGTATAATACCAGAGCTCTCCATCTACCACAGAGCATACAATATACTTCGCGTGGAGATCTTTTGTGATGTTGTGAACCTCAGCTTTAATTTTCATTCTTTTTGACTCCTTTTCTTTATTGTCACGGATATTATACCACGATATTTTCTATTTGTCAAGTGAAATATCACTATTTTTTAAAAAAAATAACCTGGTCTTTCGACCAGGTTATAATATAACTCACATTAAGAAGCCCTTCAAAATTAAGCGGTTACTGCTTCGACGCTAAATTCCAATTCGATTTCCGCGCCCGCAAGATTGGCTTTATTATTCGTATAAACAACGGATTCGTTGCCATCGTAATAGATATAAAGATCAATAACAAGGACGTCGTCGTCGACAATATTGGAGGCTCCCTGAATGGAAACAGCGGTGCCATTATCCGCAGAAGTAAGCACAGCGATAACATTGTCTTCGGTCGCAAGTAAAATCTTAGCAGCAGTAATATCCGAACCTCCCGCCTTCTGAGTAAAGGTCGGAGTAACGGTCAGCGAAGCCGCAGGATTGGAGCCTACAGCAACGGTTAAGTACACAGTCTTTTTAATGACGTAATCAGTGAAGGCCGTCAATTGAACTGCGGATCCTGTCTTCATGGTCGCGGCATCGGGAGACTCTGCATTGGCAGTATACCAGTTAGTTACTGCCGCAGCAGTAGCCTGAGTGGTAATTAAAGCGCCAGGGGTAGTAATAGCATTACCTTCGATAGTTTTGCTAGCAGTCGTCAGATACGCCGCTTCCGCACTTGTAAGCACAGGAGCCGAAGGATAAACCTCCGATTCTGCGTCTGTCATAGCAAAATCAACTTCGGTAGTGGCAGCAGCTTGGATCTCAGCAGCGGTGTCATTGTCACCGGTACCAATTAAAAGGTACGTTTCATTGGATTGCGCAGTTATCTGCATACCAATTGCAGTGACTTTGGTACTCATAGCGAACCAAGCATAGGTGGAAGAAGTAAGCATTACTGTTGCCACCAACAACAGAAACGCTGTCATAATAAGTTTCTTCATGTTAATCTCTCCTAAAATAATATTTTCCCAGCAACCAGACTTTCTCCTTATGGAGACTCTCGGCTTTGTGTCTACGCCTCGCGACGCAGTTACCTTTTAGGATTGATTGTATTGGCTTCTTAAGTGAGGTATATTCAATAAATGGCCGTACTAATATCGACCCATTCGAGTTCAATTAAAACATCGTCAGGGTCCATTTCGGGATCTATTTGACAAACACCGGCTATGTATTTGTCAATATGCACATGTAATCCATTACCACCAACCAGCCAATTATGAAAACCGATCCCGCCCACATATTGTTGAGAGCCGGGATCGTAGTATCTAACTTGGGTCGGCTCGTCGTAATAGGGGGACATAAACTCATAACCCATACGCGACTTTCCTTTCTATAGTAATTTATGGTCGAGAAAACAGGACTTGAACCTGCGGCCCCTTGCTCCCAAAGCAAGTGCTCTACCAAACTGAGCTATTTCTCGTTATAATAAAATTGCCCTTTTATGGAAAAGGGCTTAACCTCCGGAATTGATTACGCTCACCACCGGTGGTGCGTCGTTGAGAGTCTCCGTACTTAAACTGTAAAAGTTGCGGACAAGGTGTACTTCACCAATAAATGTATAATGCCTTTCGCGATTAAAACTTTCGGGACGCATCCCTACTTATCACACCCAAATCTTAATAAGGGCTGTCTTTCACGGTCAGACCGCAGTCTTCCGAGGGCTGGGCGCAGAAATCAGAGTCGAACTGAATATCTTCTGGTTATGAGCCAGACGAGGAAACCGTTTCTCCCTTCTGCTTTATTGTAAATCCATTTTCGCGCCACAGTGTGGACAATAATCGTGTCCAACAAGTTCGTGATAATGAGGACTTGCGGGACATATAATGCCACAATTTGTACATTCATATTCCCAATGTATTCCCCATACTGTATGAATTTCTTTTCGTTTCCATCTTCCGTGTTTCACTTCTTGGACTTCGATGAGATTACTACAGTTTCTGAACTCTTCGTCTATCTGATCAAGTCTATCGGCGTATTGATAATTACATCCAACACAAGACGAATTCTTTTCACAAACGAACATATTATCCCCCTTATCAAATTCTTTTTTGTTATATTAGGAAGAAGGATGGGATTTGAACCCATATCAAGGATGTTTCGCGGCACTACTCCTTACCAAGACCCGAAGCTCTACCGTTGAGCTACCTTCTTCATATGGTGAGCTATTCTTTCGACTTCTCCTGGTCTTTTAGAACTACTGGCTCCAACAGGGGCCAGGTGGTGTCTTCCTCCACATCTGCTCACTAATTAATGTAGGCTGTTTATCGCATTCCATTTACCACAGCTCCTAGGGCTACTCAATTGAAGCTTGGGTTTCTTAATACCAACTTTCTTCATTCACCCATTTCTTTTCCGTCAAGGGTACTCAGCTTCGTGGCACCTACTCTAATAAATTAATTATAATAAAAAGGCCGAATGGGGAGCGACCCCACCATGATTTGTGTCGGCCTGTTCACTTGCCATCATAAGGCAAAACCACAGAAACTCGCTAACTATGTCAACGGAATATTTAACACATCTTTTTGAGAGCGCGGTCCGCATTGTTAAGAGGCGTGCTCCCCGTCTCGTAACGTGTTGTGAGGGCAGGGAAATCCCAACGAGGGTATCCGCGGAATACCAAATTGGCGCTTTCTATAGGGCTCGAACCTATAACCCTTCGGTTAACAGCCGAATGCTCTGCCATTGAGCTAAGAAAGCATGCAGATGGATTATGTGTGATAATCCATCAACAAATGCGGATACTCCCACATTATATGCACTAACGGTGATCAAACCGTTCTTATCTCCTCTAGTGGTGCACACACCAGCAGATAGTGATTTAGCGCGATTACTATCCCCCGCAGGGTTTATCGGTCTGACCCCTAACGGACTGTCCTTTTGATCGGCACCGCAGTCATTGTGCCTTGGTGCTGGATATCCGCTTTGAACAGATGACCTGCTGATTACAAATCAGCTACTCTCCCAACTGAGTTAATCCAGCAAATGAAAGCCCAATTTCATCTACAGAGGCCGGGCCTCGCCTTCGTGATATCTGGTAGACCACGATTGACCAGCGACTTATCTCACGCTTGTTGAGGAAGCTTTTTGCTGAAGCCAGCAACATGGTTTCCCAACCATTATATTAAATGCGACAAGAGTCACATGAGTCTTCAATCTCCAGTTTTATTTGAAATTAAAGCATTTCCGCAAGTTATTCTGTCGCTATCTTCTTCTTTGCTCGGAACGAATACTATAACATCCCAACCGGCTTTTACCAAAGGCTGCTCAAACTCTCTATAAACATCATAATCCGTATATGACGTAGTCACATTGAATCCGTTTTCTACAGCAGATTTAGTTTCGTGGATTGGAGTGATCTTTACGATAAACTTTTCCTTGTCGAACAGGGAAGACAACACATCGGCGTCGAGAATAGTATCTTTGGTTACTGCAAAATTCAATGTGTATTTTCTTCCGCGAGGCATAGGCAACTTTTTAGCCAACTTAGAAATCTCGCCGAGACTTAAGCTCATACCGTTAAACTGCTTATCTCTCTGTTCATCGCTTGTACTATTGATACTGAATTGCAGTCCGGCTTCGCCCTTATAATCGTTGTTTTTAATATCGCACCACCGCATAATAAACTCTTCGAGGTTCTTGTTCGACTTCGGGAGCATAGTAGATATTACCGGATGTACCGTATCAGCAACTATATGATGCGCGACAATCTGTCTCAGGTGATTGAGGGCAAAGTCCAGCACTGACGTATTGAATGTTGGTTCTCCCATCCGAGCGAAATGTACATTGAATCGCTCGGTGTGAGTTATATCGGGTTCCCCATCAAGAATGGTTTCAATTTCATCACACAATTCAGCGAGTGAAGCATTTCCATAGAACCCATACTTAGGACAGTCACAAAATTGGCATCTCATAGGACAACCCTTTTGAGTACTTATTGTTGCGACCCACTTTTTTGTAAGATCTACTGCTGTATTTGCTACACCGTTGATCTCTTTGTGTAATCCGAGAAAATCCGCCTTGATATTATTCTCTTTTCCATAATCACCAACAGTAAGAAATTCAAGTCGATGATCTCTATCAACGTATATTTTACCAGTATGCGTTTTAATTATCTCAAGCATAATCCAATCCCCCAACTATTATATTAAATACGGCAAGAGTCGCACGAGTCTTCTTCGGCGCGTTTAATTAGCTTTAATGAGGGAGATTCTTTAATGTGCTTATAAAGTGTATGTTCTTCCTCAATCATTATATCGTATGATACCTCAGTATCATCTTCAAAAGTGCCATACTCATCAACAATATAAACCGTACCCGTTTTTACCTTATTATCTATAACAAATGATACAGTATCACCATAGTGATATTTCGGGCTTCCTAACATCTGTTTTTCCTCCTATTTCATCGCAAAATTAAGGTTATTTTGTGTGAGACCTTATTGCACCTTGCACCAGCAGGAGTCGAACCTGTTGGTTTGCGGACTCGAACCGCGCTTCATTCTCACGACCCGCCGTGGGGAGTTGTTTGACTTGTCTTTGTCGCAACGCAGGGTGGTGATAGTACCTTGCATTGCTCTCCTGTATTTATCCTCTCGCAGGAGCCCATTGAGTAATGGTTTTTCACGATCAATTACTATCACTAATTGTCAGAGAGTTCCCCGTCTCACGCTGATTTGCTTAATGTTGCAATCATAAGCTGGGACCAGCACCCTTGGCGAGCGATGAAGGTGCTGCCCCCTCAACTCCGGACTCAAATTCCGGCGTGATGCTGTTTCACCAATCGCTTAAATAAATTGTAATACAGCCATAGGACTTTCACCTATGGGAGCGATAACTGGACTTGGGCTGCAGCACCGTTACCAGCAATCTTTTATTTCACATTAATAAGGTAGAGATTTAACTACCTGGCATATTTTATCGCTTTTTTATACTCTCATATATTTTTACACTTCAAACAGGCTCTGTGGGGCTCGAACCCACACCGCCGGCCAAAAGGCCAGCATGCTCTCCTTTTACACCATCACCCTAATGCTGCCACGTATTACATAAATCGCGCAATTCATATAATACTTTGTACAATGTGACCTATGATTGTATAGCTCTATACTCACTACTGTATTTAATTGATAGGCTGTTCTCACACATTTAACCCTCTGTTCGTTAGTCCGCAATAATAGATTCTACTCCATTATGTCTTGCGAGTGGCACCCATGAGGTTATTTGTTTCCTACACTATCCCCTTTAATAATATTTTAATATGATTTTATAAGCTTAATGAAAGGGCATTATTGTCTCAATAAACGATCACTTTATTGCTCCCTTATAAAATCAAATGGCGGGGGCGCTCACCGCGGTCTGTGAGTACTGTTGGGTTCCTACTACTCTATGTTGCCATAGCCATTTTCGTGTTGTAGTCTGGCACATGTCTTTACCATATCTTTTGACTTAGGTAGTGGGTATATGTGCTCTACACATTTATGAGATTTCTCAATTTAGCTCGGCGTTATCCCATAAGGACTTTCGCCGAATTAGCCCACATTCACATAAGAAGTTTCCTATCTTAGTGTCCCACGGTTTATACCGAGAGCCAACTGTCTTATACCGAATAGACTACGCCCCTATATATATGGGAGTGAAGGTGTCCTCCCGGTCCCGCCTCCGTTAATTGGCGGTTTCGAACTCCATCATGTTGGCAATAGTGTGATGTTCGCAACGCCTCTATTGCCCAATTTCAAATTAGAAATCCCAGATAGCTTTTCTCTTACGGATCTCTTCGGCTTCCTCGGCAGCCTTCTTAGCATCCTCAGCGGCCTTGTGCGCTTTCTCAGCATCCTCTTTCGCCTTGTTGAGCTTGGCAATCTCCTTATTAAGAAGATCAGCAATACCATCGCAACAGGTATTTCTCATACCGAACTTGTAGTTGGCACCAGGATAGACCTTACCGAAAGACTCCCAGTTTATATTGACAACATCTTCTTTGCCAGGAAGGACAAAGTAAGTTTCACCATCGCTGAGTTTGAACTCACACTTCGGAGTGACTTTCTTATCCTTACACGCCATTACAAACTCAAGCTGTTTGAAATCAGCATCGCGAAGGATTACAAGACAGTTCGAAATGGTCTTGAAATCGACACCGTTTTCAGGTTTGACTATGGCCACACCAAAACGTTCGTCTTCGAGGGTGATTTCAGCACCCATCTTGCCAAGGGTTTTACAGGCTTCCAGTACCTCAAGGGTTTTAATTTCTTTCGTGTTTTTTCTCATGTTTTTTTACTCCTTTTCAAATTTTGTGACTATATTATAGCACATTATTTTTCCTTTGTCAAGCGAAATATCACTTTTTCTAAATTTTTTTAAAAATCCTTGCCTCGATCGATCCGGATAAATCCCTTCGGATTAAAGCGTTCTTGTTTCTTATCCATCTGCGCCTTAATCTTTTTACTGTTTGCTACGGCACAGACAGGACAGTGTTTCTCGCCAGGCTCCAACTCAGCCCCACATTTAGGACAGGTTGCCATCTCAAAGTTTTCGTCCAGGTCGTCTAATCTGATTTTTGACATTATTTTCTTTTTCCTTTCTTCGGTACATTTACATAAGCCGACACTTTGATATGCTCGTCATATTCGGATTTATCTACTTCTATTACACAGGGGATAAGACTGTGTTTAACCGAAGGCATGCGCTGAGCCTTAAACATGGCATCAACCGCATCTTTGGCTTGAAAATAGAACATTAATTCCCCTCTATGACCGCTTCCTCTGTGTCCGACGTACGCTAATGTTTTGTAATACTTCATTGTTTAATACCTCTTTCTTTCTTTTGATGGCTATATTATACCACTAAAAAGAAAGTTTGTCAAGCAATATATCACGAATTCCAAAAATTTTTTTCTAAAGTTTGCGGATCTTTCGCTGATTTTTGACGCACATACTTACCTTCAATCAGTTTCCATGAAGAATATTTTGATCCGTCATAAGTAATATAAAGCGTTTTGTCTTTATTAATACAAGTTGTTTTTAACACTTCTCCATTCGGGAACGCTGGACCAGTAGGATTACTTTTTGTACGACTCATATACGATAACCAAAACCCGGAAAGTAACCACATTTGGGAATTCGCGCGGTGTCTTGAGTCACTTTTCTCACAATTTCATAAGTGTTTCGAATATTTTCATCTTTACTAGTATTCTTTTTCTTATCCCAGTAAAGAGAAATATACTCCGGATCAAGTCTATCATTAAACTTGCGAACTTCTTGTTCGATTCTTTCCCACTCACCCTCATCGGTTGTAATATTATTGGGTCTTAAAGCATATATTTTACGAGCTTCTTTTATTCCTCTTAACAAATCTTCTTTGCGAATAACCCATTCAACATCCAATTTTATCTTTTCTCTCATAATAGTATTCTCCTTTCCATTTAATGATTCGTTAGCTTATTGTAATCTCTTTGTATATAGCTGAAATACGTGTTATCACCAAGGACGCGCATATAAGGTTCACGAGCATAGCCTCCGGCATTAAAATACATTACATAGGCAGGTAGCGTTGTTCCGTATTTTTCAATAAAGTCTACAACCGCAAAGTTCTCAGTTCTTGGAGTAGTTTTCTTTAATGATCCGGCAACAGTGAACTGTCCCTTAGCATAAATGACCTTTTCTATAGTGTTACCCCAGTAACCATAAGCCAGTCGATTTAAGACAACCGAAACAATACCACACTGTGTTTCAAAACTCTCTCCTCTACCCTCTCTATAAACGAGCTGGGCGAGAAGTAGTCGTTCAGAAGCCGAAAAGTGGTACGCATATTCGGGCTCACTCTCGACTTCTATGTATACCACTTCTTCTACTATCTTTTCAACCTCTATTATGGTCGGTTCAGGAGGTGTAGGTTTGGGCTGAAGTGCAACACCTATTGCAATCCCAAGAACAAATATAATTGTTACGATAAAAAGAGACTTAACATTATTTATCATTTGTTGTCTCATTGTGAAGCTCCTTAACCCCGATCAAACGCGAACGAATTTTATTAAGGTTTTGATCAACATTATTAGTAATTTCGACAATTTTATTTTCAAGCGCGACAATAGCGGTCTTAATATCTTTCTTCCGACTCGACTTAGTGCCTTTAACGATCGCGTCATGAGCGGCGCTTAACAAGTATCCGGTGACCAGGGCCCTTTCGTGCTCATTAGCATTTAAAGGAACCGTAATAGAATCTGTGGCAATATCTTTCTGATCCACGGCAATTCGATAAGAGATTCTTAACTTTACTGCAACAAGAAGATCTTCAATAAATACATCCTGAGGAATGGGTTCGTCTTTTTCTGCGTTGAAGGCACTAATATGATATTGCTTGCCAGTAGGCGCTCCGTCAACGTTTAAGAAACTCAGGGTTGCATCAAAATCGGCACCAACTGCTTTAAACTCAGGTGTACTAGCAACTCGAATAATCTCCTCATACCAATCAGAAAACATGGCTAACTTCTTTGTGCCTTTACGAATGGTTCTTGAAGAAAATTCGTGTTCTGAGGTTTTGTCTTTGTGCAGCAACGAATGAATACAAAATCCAATAACCGCTGAAGCAAGCATTAATAGTATCGTTCTCACTGGTTCACTTAATATAAAATCCATCAAATTTTTATGCCTCCATTTGCAAAAATATATGCCACCACAATAGCAGCTGCGATAATTAAAAAGATTACAAATCCTACGCTTTCTTTATTCATTTCTTTTGTCCTATATATATATCAATTTGCTCTTCTTCCGATCTATGCTTTTTCTCGATTGCTTTTTGAGCATCTTCTAGAGTTGCGTATAAATCTTGCTCCGTATAAACATAAACATCAGAAGAATAATTGCTATTAACTGAATAACTGATTGAAATACAGTTCTTATCCTGATCAATATTTACACGTTTGATCTCGCCCTTTACGGCGCCATAAGTGGGTATTCCATAGCTTTTCCTGTATTTATTACGCTCAATCTTGTCAATCGCGTCATTATCTATACCGAAGCGTCGATCATGACACAATGGACAAGTCGCCAGAGTTTTCGTATTGTAAGCGGGGAAATCCACTTCTACCTTGCCCCTACCATTGCATTCTGGGCAGTAGTACATCTTAGCCGCTTCAGTAAACACTCGCTGAACGGTATAGATCGTATCGCCCACATTAAATTTGGGGGTAATCGTATTTTTCTTTTTCATAAATTAGCTCCTTGTCGCATTTTTTGATGTTTGCAGATAGTATTATACACTATTTTCTGATACTTGTCAAGCGATATATCACATTTTTAAAAATTATTTTTCAGTAGAGCCAAACCCGCCGTTACGCTTCTCTGTGACTTTATCATTGCAAACTGTATTAAAGGGCAAAATGATACCCTGTATAAAGGCTTGTCCCTTATTAATATGAATGGTCCGGCCATGAGTGCCAGCATTGCAAAGCACGGCGAAGATATGACCCTCATTATCAGAGTAATAATAGTCTGAGTCAACAATACCGACGGTGTTCATAAGTTGCAGTCCAAATTTTGCCCCAAGTCCGCTTTTTGGGACACACATTAAAAACTGAGTCTTATCTAAATAAATCCGTATTCCGGTCGGAACTTTTAAATCTCTACCGGGATCGATATCAAAATCATAAGGAGCAAAGAAGTCATATCCCGCACTGCCAGTCGTAGCACGGCAAGGAAGTTTAATATCATTATAAATATTTTCTCCGTACACCTGTGGAAAATCCTTTTTAAATTGTTCATAACTAATCTTATCAAACCAACAACTCACGATTTACCCATCTCCATTCTTCCAAATATTTGAGCGCCCCAGCGCGTAGCTTGACCTTCAAACCATATTGCATCATAAGGAGGCATTTCATAACTGAGCTTACGATTGGTATCTATAAGCCACTGTCTATACCAGCAACGAATTAAACTCGGTAAGCCAATAACAAACGGGAACAAAGGTCCCCATAAAATATTCTAAAGTGAATGTCCGCTTTCGTGAGCTCGAACAGAGTCTTGCCCCTGACCGATCACAAAGAACATTCCTAAATTGATGCCGCCAATACGAGCCTTGGTTGTTGTGTATATACAATAGCCAAATTTCTTAGGCTTGGAGCCACGAGCCATCATAATTAAAGTCACAACCGCTCCGATCAGCGTCATAATAATACCCCAAGTCCAAGATAAGGTGTAATATAAAACCGGATTAATTTTGTGGTTTTTCATCAGTTAATTTTCCCTCCGCCTTTAATCGCTCTCGAATTACTTTAACTCTTTCTTCCCAGATTGCCTACCAAGAAATATCAGGATCCAGCAACTCAGGATGCTCGTCAAAATTGATCGAACCTTCTTCCTGAGCCATACGAATTTCATACATATTCAGAGAGGGAAAATCTGGATCGGCATATTTCATATAATCGAGCCCTTTTTCTGCCGCTTGTGTTAATTCTTCCCATTGAGAAAAACTAAATAACTCTCTATCTAATTTCTTTTCTAAATTTGCCATAGAGGTCACGACTTTCTAAATAAGCAGAGAAGCTGTCTCCAGAGATTGCCGATTTCCAGAAACAGAGTCTGATACCACTTTCTCTTCGGAATATTCATAGCATAGGCGTAATCGGTCATAGCCCACATTTCCGTAATGGGATAACCCCACTTAATATATCCATAACCTTTGTCGCCCCAAATAGTGCCCCAACTATTTTGTACAATCAGAGTATCGTCGTCTTTCCAGCCAACGATAACCATTGCATGATATCCGCGTTTTGTGCCTTCTTCTTTTATTTCACCGGTAAGAGAGTTCCAACCTGAGTAGGTGGGAACAGATATAAAGACTGGCCCTATGTTCATCAAGGTGTATTTTATCTCGTCTAAAGTGTATAAACGATAATAAGAACCTATTCTCCAGTTCACGGCACTGTCAAAAACATCCAATAAATTGGGGATTTCATTGAGTTTATTTTTGCATTGTTCGCATGTTCCGGTGACCGGAAACTCGTCGTAAGTGCACACGCCGTCTTTTAACAGAGCAGCAATAGCGGGTCTGACGTACATACCCTCCATTGTTTCAGATCGATTGGCGTAGATAAAACCAGGAGAAAACCTAACTCGCTTTTTCTGATCGACCAATTCTTGAGACTCTTTAATCTCAGCAAGAGAATAAGCAACACACATTGAAGTTGCGCCCTGAGAGTATATTCTACTTTTATTGGCAATTCTAAACTCTTTAGGATATTCAGCTGCACCGGCGACGGCGCCGGTTGCATATTTTAAGTTATAGTCTCGTCTGTCGAACTTGGAGGGCAAACATCCTCCAAAAACGACCTTGCTCTCATCAAACGTTCTTTTTGTCGCCATGACGACGCTCTCTCCTCTCAAAGAAGATTTTATCGTTGGTAACTTCAATCCTTACGGACTTTGTATACGAAGTCTTAATAAACTCCTGATACAAAGGATCGTTTTCATCAGGAAGAGGGCTTAAGCATTTTTCAGCATCCTTAAAAGTAAATGCCTCCGTAAAGCACCCTATCTCGTCATCCTCGCAACAGACTTCAATATAGGGATAATTTTTCTGAATCGTACCAATGGCAGTCGATCCATCCTCAAAGGTTACCTTGACTTTGTCTTTTAGTTTAAACATAAGAGTTGCTCCTTTCATTCACGTATTGTTATTTCAAATCCGTCAAAAAGTCTTACGCAGACTTCATCTTGGGTTATACTATAGAATTCATTCCAGTCTACTCTCTCATCCTTAATGAGTTCTCTAACTTTCTGAGTAAGCTCATACGAGCACCCAGCATTTCGCATAAGAGATCTTAATTTTACGTCCATTAGTTCTCCTCTCTGCCGGTAGTCGGCAACTCGTCAGCTTTGGCTGACACGATACCTCTATAGTTATGGTTCAGCTCACACACGGCGCAATAGGGTTCATCTTTAAACCACTCGAGATACGGTACAAAACCACTTCTCTCTTTATGATGAAAGATATCACACTGCTAGTCGTGACCAATTACAATAACTTTACAATTATCCTTGACTCGCGTTAAAACCTTCTTAAGTTCGTCCAAATAAAAGTTCTGAGCCTCATCAATAATGATAATAGCATTGTCAAAGTTTGTACCGCGCAAGAAAGTATGTGGTTTACAGTCAACAAAAACCTCATCACTTTTGGCGTTGTCACTCAGCTAATTTATAACTTTGTTGGGAAAGTACCCGCACTCAATAAGTGCTTCGGACAGAGGTTCATAAAACGGCTCTGTCTTATCCTCCAGAGTACCAGGTAATAGTCCAACATTTTCATAGCCTATAGGGGCAAAAGTATATATAAGTTTGTGATATAACTGATATTCAATCATAGCACAGGCTGTAGCTATGGCGATAGTGGTTTTACCACTACCGCTTTTAGCATTACAGAAAATGATCTTATTTTTGGGGTCATAAATGGCGTCACGAAACGCCTTTTGCTCATCCGCCAGACGGAAGCTTAATCTCCGGAAGAAGCCGCTTTTATCAAGTGTCTGGGGAGGATTAACCTTTTCCGCTGGCTTAGCTGCAGAAGAAGATTTTGCCACAAAGGTCACTCCAGTCTTAGATTATTTTGTTGGGGTAAAAAGCTCGTCTACCGAGTCTACTATACGATCGACAACACCGAGTTCAATAAGTTCGGCATCTCTCATGTACCAGTCTTTATCCTTATTCTTTTCATAAAGCTTTTTGGAAATCTTGGTACGAGAAAAGATGAACGCTTTGGTTAATTCAAGTTGTCTCTCATATTCCTTCTGGAACTGACGCACCTGATCTGCGGTCCCTTCGAAATTGGCACTACCTTCGTGCAGTAAGCACTGAGCACCAGGTAAAGAGAACCTCTTATGACCGGCCAGAAGCATCAACATAGCTGCTGAAGCACAGACACCCAGATTATAAGTATAAATGGGGGTCTTCGAAATCTGGCAAACAGAGATAAAATGAAGCGCCACATCAAGACTACCGCCATAAGAGAAAATAAGTATCTTAATGGGTTCTCTCTCTTCAACCGGCTTACCCTGATCGTCTCTGTTGAATTCAACAATCATACGAGTGTACTCAAGGATGTTTTCGTCAACATCCTGATTAATCTGTATGGTACGATTATTTAACTGCTTATACCAAAATATGGAAGCAGGGTCCGGCAGATTCAAACCAGAGGGAGCGCTCAAGACTTCTGAATCGGGGAGGGTGATTTCGAATAACGGATCTTCATTCATTTTCTTCATATAATTGTCCTTTCTATGTTTGGGATGTCAATATTATACCAAACAATTCCTTATTTGTCAAGTGATATATCACCAATTATAATAAAAATTGTAGCCAAGTTTGCTTAATTCTTACTCGACTAATGGTTACAGCTTTGCGAAAGACCGTATTTGCAGCGACAACAACACAATATTTTCTTGCACGAGTAATCGCCGTATATAATAATTCCTTCGAAAGCAGAGCATAAGCGGTCTGATCCAGCCCAAAGATAACATAAGGAGATGAGTCACCCTGCTTCTTATGAACTGTAATCGCATAACCCAATGATAAGGTAGGCCACGCCTTGGCAGGAAGAATTAGATCACCTTGTTCTGTCAAGTTAATAATCATTTCCATCGGGTTAATCTTTTTTATATACCCCACGTTGCCATTGAAAATAGGGGTTTCCTCGCCGCGCATATTCTTGGCTGATTTATAATCGTTCTGCATAACAATAATACGATCATTCGGCTTTAGAGTGATCACAGTACCTGTACCGGGAATTGCTTTACCACTCTCATCTCGTTCCGGAGCAGAAGTAACCTGTACTTGCTCGACGTATTCGGTGGGATTAATCAGTGCCTGTAAATGATTGTTCAGAGTTCTGCAACACACATTACCCCTATCTTTAAGCGGAACAAGTATCTGAATATCATCAGCGTTGACCCCTTGTTCACGCAAAGCATTAAACTCGTTAATGATATTTTGATAAACAAGAGCAGAGTCATGGACCACATCTAATTTAAAGTCTTTTCGTTCTCCACGGATTTCTTCGCCACAAAAACCACTATCAAATAACTGTTCACCATTAGAGACTTTCAAAGACTCAGTAATGATACCGGAAGCGGCTGCTTGACGATGAATTTTCGTAAGGGTAGTTACAGGTATTTTCCCACTCTTGATTATATCGGCGAAGACATTACCCAAGCCTATTGGCTCAAGCTGGTGCATATCACCAAGCATAATAACACGAGTACCTGTTTTTACTGCTTTCAAAAGAGATAGGAAAATATCGGCGCCAATAAGGGTGCACTCATCAATAATAATTACGTCTAAGCTTAATTGATGATCTTCATCGTACATAAACTCATTTTTACCTTTGGCCCCTAATAATTTGTGGATTGTTTGACCAGGTCTATGAGTAATTTCGGTTAATTTACTTGAAGCGCGACCACTTAAAGCACAAGTGGCGATGCTCAAACCTTTTGATTCAAAGATTTTATAAACAGCACTTGTTGAAAAACTTTTTCCAACACCTGCACGACCTGTTAAGACACTAACGGGATTTTCGATCATTGTGTAAATGGCTTGTTTTTGTTCTTCCGTATAATCAAAGCCAAGATCATCTTCAGCCTCTTTAATAAACCTATCAGCATCCGTACGAGTAAATTGTACATAAGGGTGACCGTTCATAAGCCTGTGCAGGTTCTCCGCAACACCTTTTTCGATTTCATAATTGTCTACAAGACTTACTCTACGAGTGTCCGGTTCATAATAAAGTGGCTCATCGGGAGTTTCCTGGGTTCTAATCAAACTCTTAATAGTTGATACAACCAGTTCGTCGCTCATAGGGGCGCACATACTCTGAACCGCACTAAGGAGATCATCAATAACAACCCAAGAGTCGCCATTGGTCTCTCCTCGCTGGTCAAGATAATAACACGCATAAGCCCTTGCTCTACGCGGATCGTTGCCTTTAATACCAGCTTGATTGGCCCAGCGATCTGCTTTATTCCAGCCGTAGCCACGAACTTTTTCTATAAGAATATAAGGATTTTTCTCTATGGCTTCGACTGCGGCTTCAGCCGAACCGAAAGCGTTAACAATTTTTTTAATGGCCTTATCGCTCAAATGATACTCTGAAAACGCGATAACTGCGTCAGCATACTCTTCGTTATCTACAAATTTATCAATGGCTCTGCGAGCACTCTTTTCGCCAATGCCTTTTATTTTCATCAAGGCTTTCATATCCTTGGCACGGAGCAATTTAATAGGATCTTCGCATCCATCGCATATTTTCTGCGCCTGTCCCTCGCCAATAGCGAAGCTCAGGAACTTTAATTGATCCTCTTTATTCTCAAAATTATAGTCCCCTCGAAGGCTTTTCGCATTATATTGAGGTCCATATTTGTCATCATTAACTAAAATGCCACGAAAAACATATTCCTCTTTGGGCACCATAACAGGAAGTGTACCTTTAACGGTAATATTCTCGCTCCACGCTAGCTCGTCAGGAAGCTCGCCTTCCATAAGTTCAGTAATTCGAACTATGGCGATGCCCCATTGAGTCTCTCTCCAAGAGGTGGGGTAAATATATCGCACTAAACGAACTTTGGCCTTAAGTGCGGACCCCAGTAATTCTTCTACGCTTTTTGCCATATATTACACCCTTTCCCTTTCATTCTTAAATGTGGCAATTCCATTCGGTCCCAGACTTTCAATAAGTCTAACCGTATGACCACCCTTTGTCCAGTCTTGCTTGGGAATAAAGAAGCTATCTCGACGCACGCCGGAAATCATTACTTTATTGCCTCGTACAAACCAGCTCTTTTCGATAACCGTTTTCTTGCCTTTATCATTCAACTTACTGATATTCTTGTTATAATGAATAAAGGCGCCCTTGTAAAACTTAACATCAACAACACCATGAGGTGTCAAAATGGTAACTATATGTTTATTATTATCCGTATCAATAACCGTACCGACTATGTTTTCGATTTTATATACGTCAAATTCTTTGCCTTGCTTATTCACACGCTTGCCAACAGGCTGTAAATCCTCCGGCAAACTATTAAAGTTGACCAAGTTGTAAGCAGAACTTGACATTTTTGCCAATTCGTGATCATGATAATAGTAATGCAAAGAATTCATTTCCCAGGTGCTTACAGTGCCTTCGCAGTACTTCTCCCAAATATCGTCAATGAAGGTGGCAATTTCGCCCTCGTAATACTTGGTTCGACCCTCATCAGAGTTTAACCATTCCATTAATTGGCTCAATTTGGCAGTAATTACTTTGTTAAATATAGACTGTTTTATCTGAATTACACCATCGGGCATAACATTATAATCTTTGGTCTTCATATCATCCTGTAGATAATTCTGGAAGAAAGTAATGCCATCTTCATCAGAAAGTTCCATCATTTTCGTCTCAACTTTTAGCTGATTGGCTTCGCACCATTTTTTGAAAGCGAAAGTTCGAATCGCTAACTCATATTCTTGAGGAATGATTTTAAAACTAATGGCTTTTTCCAGGTTGGCAGTTGTTATCTTATCCTTCTTGGTATACTTCTGTTCAGCAAGAAAACGTAAAAACGTTCTCATTGCAACATGACGAGAAGCATAAAGCTTGTCGAAACAACCCGCTTTAATCAGCGAAATCATTTGCACATTGGTCGGCTGGATCTTCGTCCAAAAATCTTGAACCGAAGTGTATGGTCTATTTTGTACAATTTTCTGCGCCAATTCAGTATTGACATTGGTAATTGCTAACAAACCATATACAATTGAGTGATTCTCTATATCGGGGAAGAACTCTAAATGAGCGCGATTAATATCCGGTAAATCAACTTGATATCCATAGCCCTTAAGATCTCCAATAGCCTTGGCTATCTTTCCATAGTTAGTAGTTGCTACCGCTCGCTTACCAGAATTCTCAGACTCAACCTCTTCATCAGAAACCGTCTCTTCCTCTTCGTCTCCAAAGGCTTCTTGCATATCTACGTCAGTATCGCCGCCTGCGGTAACAGTTAAAACCGCACAGGCCCAATACATCGGATCGTAGAAACAAGCCAGGTTGGCTTCCTGTAAAGCTATTAAAGAATAAGCGTGAGAATGTATTGAACAGAAAGAATATGCCAATTGAACTTTAATGCAACTCTCCCAAACAAAGTCTGCAAAAGGTTTAGACACCTTGTTGTCTGCACACTTCTTAAAGTAGAGCTCTTCTAAGCCGGCAACTTCTTTCATTATCTTCTTTGCAAGTATCTTCCTTGCATGATTTGCTTCAGCCAAAGTAAAGCAAGATATGTGAGGATCCATCAGAACCAACATCAGGGTCTCTTGCTGAGTGCACATATAGTGTGTTTTCTTCAACAGGGGCCGCAGAATTTCGATTTCCTCATCAGTAACGCCTGCATTTTTGGCATCTTTTTCCCATTCAGAGGGGTCGTTTTTATATCTAAACAGAGTATCAATCGGTTGCTCCGTATTGGGACTCTGCAGTCTCATTGTATCGTTAACCAGACCAAGTTCAGATATAGAGGTAGGACGGATTTTTTTAATGCACTCACGGCCCACTTTGGAGTCGCCAAACTGGAAAAGCGAAATGACTTCGCCATTTGCCATTTTCTCCCACATGGTTTTATCTGTCTGGTTGAGAACATCAGGATGCAAGTATTTGTTATAGGTTGCTCTCAACGAACCTTGCCACTCCATCGCTCCGCCCTCAAGCATCAGTTGAACGCACTTTTGGATTTTGCTCATAGCATCAGTTACGAGCAAGTCTTCTTTAAGTGCTCCAAGTTTATCACTTGCTTTCATATTGAACATGGTCATAGGCGTTCCATTAGGAGCTCTTAATAGGCTATTGTGCTCCAAGTAGCCCTCTTCACCAGAGAAGACATATACAGACGAAGCGTGCTGACCTCTACCACACCACAATCCTTCGAGTTGTTGCACAGTCTCAAAGAGTCTAGGATAACTTTTAAGAGCAACTTCAAAGTTGGGGACGGCAGGGAGCTCTCGTTCTTCGTCACCGTTTAAGCATTGTTCAAAGGTGTATTGTATCCCTCGAACCGCTGGAACCAGCGCTGCCAATGCCTGTGCCTCATCATTAGAAATGTTTCCAAGACCTCTGCAACTATTGATTATAGCCGACTTTAAGGTCATTGTCTTAATGGTAAGTGTCTTAAGAACCTTATTAGCTCCATAATGTTGGCGCATTAATTCAATGATCTCATCGATTTTGACATTATTAAAGTCAGAGTCTATATCGGGAAGCTCGCCGCCACCTTTGACGTGACCTTGTTCATCCTTCTGAATACGAGAAAGATTTAAGAAGCGCCACTCAACCAATCCATACTGAAGAGGATTAAATTGAGTAATACCAAGTAGATAGTTTATTAAAAATCCTCCGGAGCTACCTCTACCAGGTCCGACAAAAGAAACGTTCCAAGCGAGGTCGAGAATATCTCTTGTAAGCAGTTCATAAGAACTCAGTCGTTGTCCAAGAGCATCACTTATTCCCCAAAGTATCTCAAACTCAGTATTTAATCTACTCAAAACCTCGAAAGTCGTACCGATAAGCTTCAACTGAGGACTTGTCTCAATTAAATAATACAAATATCTATCGGCTTCAAACTCCGAATGAGCAAACTTTTCAATAAAGGGATATTGAGCAAAATACGGCGCCAGAGCATAAGTCGGAGTAAACTCCGGAATTACAATCTGGGGCACTTCCGTATTTGCTTTAATATCATAGTCTTCCACCTGAGCGGTAATCTCAAGTGTATTCGTGAGACCAAGAGATGTCTGCTCTCTGGTAACTCCCGATTTCTCCATGAGATCATAAATCTCTTCCTCGGTCATCAAATAAGTGTAAGCGTAGAAGTCGCCCACTTCTCGATCTGATTCATCACGACTGGAGATAAATGCCTCATGTACTGAACGATCTTCTTTATTCAGATAATGAACGTCAGTAGTAATAATATATTTAATTCCAAAGTGCTTGGAAAGAGCTATCAAAATTGGATTGACAATTTTTGCTGCGTCTGTATCGGCCGGCTGCAACTCAATATAACAATTGTTTGCGCCGAAAGTTCTCTTTAGCCAAGGCAGATACCAGTTAATAAAATCGGAATCTCTGGCAAGAATGGCTCGATCCAGAGCAGAGCCGAGACAGGCGGAGCTGGCAATTAAATGTCCCTTATTGGGGGCCACGATTTCTTCTAAATCGGAGTAAAAGGTAGGTACTCTCCACTGCCCTTTACTAAAATACGCTCGGTCCCACGCACGAGAACTGATGTGACGAATTTGGTCGTGACCAATCTTATCCTTTGCAATCATCAAGAAATGCGGAAAGACAGAAGTCACCTTATAGTCTTCCGGTTTAATCAAGTACGATTCGATACCCAACGCAATTTTGAAATTGGGATTATCCTTGCGGATTTTATCTCTCAGCTCAAGTACATCTACGTGGTTTGCTATTATTTCATGGTCTGTGATTGCAACGCCGCCAAGACCCATCTCAATCGCCTTATTTATAAGATCTTTAGGTCTGACAATGCAATCTAGTAATTTGAGGTTTGATGCCTCGGTGTGACAGTGTAATGAAGAATACATCCTATGTCTCCTTTCTTAATCTTTAATAATTATAACACGGCATCGAATATTTGTCAAGCGTTATTTCACGTTTTTTCAAAAAATTCGATGCCGTCCAATAATGATTAAAAATCGAACTTGAATTTCTTCGGAGCATAGCTCGTAGTTGCCTGCGTGCTTAAGTAATGCTCCATAACCTTTTCATGATTTTCAATTCCTTCCCACTTATTCAAACACTCATAAGTGGAATTTTGCCTTGTCCATAAAGAGTGATATGGACAAAGTCTTTTACCTTCTTCGGGCTGATTGGGGTTGGTTGCACTAAACGGACACCAATAGCAAAGCGGAGAGGGGCTCGGAGTCCAGTCTTGCTTATCAATATTAGCAAGATTTTTCTCAATTTTAGTCATTCCACGCTTTAACCAGCCTTTTGTGCCTGCACTTTGGCGCATATCACAGAATGGAAGGTCGTAATTAAATAAAATCATTGTTTCATCCGGATCGACCTACTATATATTGTATATAGACAAAGCGTAGACCACAAGCTGTAGTGGTGTCTTGGTATCCTTTTCATCGAATGGACGGTCTCTCGTCTTAATATCCTCGATAAGATATTTATTTTCGTCTTTATACTTCCAAAGTCTATCAATGAAGCCTTTGAAGACGGTATTGGCGAAAGTAAACTCGAAATATTTTTCGACTGCGACCAGTTCAAGTTCAGGATGCTCCTTAGCAAAGTTCTCCAATCTATAAATGCCTTCGTTAAGGTAATTTGCACATTTGACTGCGTAGCAAGATCCGCGAGCGTCTCGCTCAAAATAGGGGGTGGGATATTTCTGCTTGAGTATGTCCAAACCGTAAATACCACCACTCTGATCAAAGGGGCTGGTCTTGGGAATATTAATATGCTGGAACTGATCTTTTAAGTTCTCATAATCAATCGGCTCTCCATTAATAATACACTGACCAATCTGCTCTTCGATATGGTGAACGAGAGTACCCAGATCTATTGCAATCGACGGCTGATCGATAAAATGTTTATCCTCGTATTTAAGTTTGTAAGCCCAGGGACAGTTGACGTACTGATTAAGACGAGAATAAGAAAACTTAGGTTTCATAGGCCTCCATTCCCTTACTCTAATGTATACTTCCGATCAGAAAAACTATTATATATCCTTTTAACTAACGCCTGCTCTTCGGGAAGAATTACCGGCACATATTTTAACAGTCCTGTCTTTTCGTCAGTTACCTTACGAACAATATGAAATACAAGATGATAATCCGGAGGGTCGGGCTCTTCATCCTCGTCATATTCATAAGGGTCATTATCCTCAATAGGTTCATAGCTCGTAAGTATCAAGTAAGTCTAAAAATTAATATTCAGCGTCTCTTCGACGAAGAATTCCTGGGTGGTCCCATCCTCTAAGACAAACTCTAAATATTTGTCTTCGTCCGGACGATCCTCATAAACGTAATCATCTGGTCTCAAAGAGAACACTTCCTTTCTTAACCCTCGCTGAAACGGTAACTGGATTGATACGGATCTTTTGTGCCAACAGTCTTTCCAGAGTTTCTTTTCCTCTATCGGCCGGACTATCTTTATACCCAACCAAACCATTGTAATCAAAGACCACATTCGTATCCATATACTTTGCAAAGGGCTGTATAATCTTTAATAATTTTGTTTCATAACTTTTAGTAAGTATCGAATTTCTATCCAAATCATTTTCTCTATCGAACGCAAGGGTAATCTTTTCCACTCCCAGACTTAATAGCAAATCAATTTGCTCGGTTGAGAGTGAAGAACCGCAACAAGCCACTGCGTAATTATTGCCGGGATAATATCCTTCACAAAGAAGAACACTTTTCTCCGCTTCAAAAACAACGGCTTTCTTGAGGCGCCTAATTGTATCCTTGTTTTCATACAGTCCATAAAGATTGCGTCCAAGAGGGTGCTTATAGACGTTGCCTTCGACACAAATCGGCATATACTTTCTGCCATTTTCGAGGTCATTTTCGTCAAAACTGCGTCCTCTTATTCCCACTAATCGACCGTTTATATCTCGATGAGGAATAATAATCTTCCAATTCCCTGTGTCCACTCGAATACCAAACTTGAGCATCGCTTTGGCGGTTATACCTTCTTTAAGCCATTCATAAGGAACGGCTGGGCTACCAAATAAGTCAAGTATGTTTTCTTGTATTGCCGGGAGTTGCTCAACGTTGGTTCGGGTTTTATCATTATCGAGTCTTTGAAGAATGTCCCAATCAGGTGTTAAAGTAACAACCTTTTCCTCAAAGCCGCTAAAAATATCAAGCCCAAAGTAGCGCTGAAGAGTCAGATATGATTGATAAAAATCACAATTACATACTTTAGAAATGAGCCCATATATATCAAATGAGGCACTGCATTCAGTATAACAGTGAAACATCATTGACTCGGGGTAATAATATAACTTATAACTTCCTTCTCCAGGAGCATTATGACATCTGGTCCTGAAGATCAGGTTGCCTTCGCCATCGGTTTTATAATCTCCGGCTTCAAGGCCCACAGATACAAATTGAGCAATTTGTTCAGTTGTAAGTTTCTGCTTCAATTCTGCCGGTGTCATAATTTACTCCTTTCTGATTAATTTAGAATTCAAATCCGAAATTGTCAGCTTGATCGTAGATGACTTCTACGTCAACACCTTTAATATCGGTTAAAATATTTCCTTCATTGTCGGTTACAAAGCAATCTGTAATACGACAAGTTGATCTATCAAAATATACATACAGACGAACGTTGGTGTGTTGACCTCGCCTGACTTTATATATGTGCAATACGTGAGTAGGTCTCAAAGTAAAACCCTTGCTCAAATAACTGTCGATAACATCCTTATCTGCTTCTCGAACAGGCAACATAATTGTACCTATATCAACTTTATCGGAGATAGATTTTGCACCACGAAGCAACTGTTGGTCGGCCTCTTTAACCGTTTTCCAATCGCCACTTAACTGCGTCGCCGTCGAGATAAAAATCCCCAGCTGATTGCACAAATCTTTTAATCTGGTAGTAAACATAAGTAAGATCTGATCTTCACGAAGGTTGCTAATGCGAGATTTCATCGCGCCTTCAGACATAATCTTGATCGTGGTCGCGAGGTAATCGTAATATACATAGTTCACACCATAGTTCTGCCAGTACTCTTTAATCAAATTCTCTATATCGTCCATATCATAATTGCTAATTTGCACAAAATATAGGGGAGAATTCTCAATGAGTTTGGCAGCTTTATCTACTCGCTGCTCTTCATCATCATAATATTTACCATCCAAGATATGATGCTCTGGCACGCCGGAAACGGTTGCAAGATACATTGTCTGCACTTCATCGAGTTCGAGCTCAGTGGAAATATACAAAACAGGGTTGCACATATTGGTTGTAACCCATTTTCTCTTAATGGTATCATAATATTTTGGGACCGCAATACGAGCTGACTCGCCAATCATTCTACGAGTTTTACCAACACCCTGTGCAGAAGATTCAAGATAAAGTTTCTTTAATCTCTGACCGCTATATAAAGAGGTTAAGATCGGTGAAGTTAAGGGCAAGCCAATACTTGGCTACTGTTTTAGTTTCTCTTTCAGCTCGCGTATATTATCACCAGCCATGGCGTTAACCACAGTATCAGTGCACTGAAAAGCGTGTTTGATTGTAGCAAGCTTCGTATCAAACTTATTTGCGATATCGTCGATTGTCATTTCGTCAAATCGGCGCTGCATTTCAGCTTCCTAATTCGGGTCCAGAAGAGTATCGTCATAGATGCTAGAAGTGTCAAAACCTTCTTTTTGCAAAGCATTTAGCATACTATGTTTCTTCATCAGATTATAATAATAATCAAGCTTGGTCTCATCTGCCAGTTCAATCGCCTTAACAACATAATCGTCTCCGCGATTATCGGTATAAACTTTATACTGAACAGGATATTGTGTTAAAAACTCGCGAACATCAGCGACTGTAATGGTCTGGAGACCCTTCATAGCCAGATATTCAACGGCTCCATACACAATTCTGTGAAACTGACCAACAAAATCATCTATATTGAATTTATATTTATCACTACGCAAAAGTAGTGGATTTTTTAGTAAGCAAGCGATGACCTGCAACATGGCCATCGGGTTTTGCTTAGGTTGTATTGTATTGGCCATTTCACAGATCCTCCATGTTGAATTTGGGTTTTCGCATTTCATTGACCGGATTTTTTATGGTAACGTGCGTAACATCGGTATTTATGGGTTTTTGCATATTGCGTTCCATCAGTGCCATACGTTCCATATAATATTGTCTTGCTTCGTCATACTTATATTTAATGACATACAGTCCGTACTCGGGAGTGGGCTTCATGCCCTCAATCTCGTAACAATAATAGAGCGTATACATCATTCCTGAATATTGTTTGCCTTCCTTGGCATACTTATCAATCATGATTTTCCACTCAGCGGGTACATCATTGAGTCCGAAAACCTTTTTGATGTACCCGCATAATTGACTGTAATCTTGCTCCTGAGCTCGGATCTGATCGGTCATAGCCTGGTAGCAATTGGGACAATATTTTTTTCCAGCAAGTGTTAATGGAGTTTCTGTGCGTTGCCCACACTTACTACAGGTTGCCATGGGTTAATTACAGACCGGCTTCTTCGAGACCGGCAAGAAGTACTTCGAGCTGCTCTCTCTGAGCTTCAGTGGCATCCATGGCACGGAATTCCTTCGTACCAAGAACGCTGCCCATTACATCATAATACTTATCGATGTTGCCACCGTTGGCTTCACCTATAGCGGTGACTTTGTTGCCAATGGCTTCGATAATCTCACTGATGGGGCGCTTAGCCTGGGCCTCTTTTGCAGCTTTGGTCTGCTCTTTCTTAACCGCCTGATCGACGGTAATGGTCTTCTGACCAGATTCTTTGGCCTTCATATCAATGGCATTGATTAAAGCCTGCTCAAGCTTTTCGAGGCTCCAATCCTCTATATAAGGAGGCATATAATCAAAGTTGGTACCAGCATGGAACGCAGGCGAACCATCGAGGAAGAGAGTGGACTTCATCGGCTGGCCAGCAGGAGCCGGAGCAACCTTCGCGTAACCTATGATATTGCACAGGTTGCAGATGGGATCGATAACTCTCTTATCGCCAGCAGGGTATATCTTAGTATATTTCTGACCAGTCTCATCGAGGAACTCGCGCTCGGTCTCGTGAGTAATATAGATTACAAGATAGCCAGCGGCATTGAGAGTGGTATTGATGGCTCTGAGGTGTCTCTCGATTTCAGTCGAGAACTCTTTCCAAAGGCCATAACCTCTGTTACCATCGTTAACTCTTGCGACGCCATAGGTGGCGCAAATGAAGTCGGCACAGAGCATACCCATCGAGTCAGCACCGTCAATTATAACGGTAGAGTAAAGCTCCTTGGCTTTCTCAAAGGTAGCCGGACCAGTGAGCTGCTTAACGAAGCTCTGCCAATCGGCCCACTTCTGGATCTTAACATTCGGAATACCGCCAATGGCGGCAAGACCATTTTCAAAGCAAGCAACTATAGGCTTTTTGGCCTTTATAGCGTTTGCAGTTTTGCCAGTTCTATTGGTGCCATAGAGAAGAATACTCTTACCCTGCAGACCACGAACGACTTCCGAAACTTCGGGATTAAAAATATCTACCATAAAGTATCATCCTTTCTCAAAATTCTTATATATAATTACCAAGAAACGGTAGGCTTGGAATTAGAGACGGAGGGAGCGGTGGTAGTGTTTTCAAAACCCCACGGCGGAATATTGTCTTCCTCTTCCTCGACCACAGGAGTGGCCATAACAGGAGGCTGGGCAGGGGCAGCAGGAGCAACAGGCTTCGCAGGAGCGGTAGCCGTAGGCATACTGAATGCCCAATTCTTATTCTGACCCTGCGGCATCGCAGGAGCAGAGGGCTTAGCAGAGTTTTTCTGAGCCTCTGCGACTCTTTCAGCAACGGCAACTTCTCTCTTGGCAAGAAGATCTCTCATCTCGTCAATCTGGAAAGCGGTCGGATTGTCGGAGTCGACAGGATAGGCGCCACCAGTAACAATAAGCTCGTGAGTGAATACGGTTTCAGTCGTACCTTCAATGCCGGTACCGAAAGCCATAGGAGCCGCTTCTTTCTTGACAACAGAATAAGAATTGACAAGATAACCAGCTATACGAGCAGTCATCTGAGGGGCATAGAGGTTCGCGGCCTGATCGACAAGAGTCGGCTCATTCACTACGAACTTAAGGATCGAAGCGCCCTGCGACGAATAAGGCTCGGGTACAACACCTATTATTTTAACATTATTGCCTTCGGGATCAACCTGAACGGCTTTAACCATGCACTCAACATCAAAAGTGGAGTGAGGATTAAACGGATGCGCCGCATCAATAGTCTTGAAGCCAAAGCTAAAAGCACGGATGCTATAGTCATAAGCTTCGGGAGCGTTGCCGCGAATATATTCCTGAAGGGTACCGATTACGTAAACCTTGCTGGCCACTTCTGCGGCGGCATTAAACGTAAGGTCTTTGTTGGAATTAAGCGCGGTCGCTATAGTGCTGGTGTACTGCGGGAGCATCTTTACAAGTTTCGCGTACTGAGCGTTCTCGCCCACGACATTACCCTGAGCATCGCGCTTCTGCTTGCGAACATAAATCTGCGTACGGATGGAATTGTGCTCATCAAGAGCAACGATAACGCTACCGGAGACGACGTCGTCGCCAGATTCGGTGCGTTTCGCTTCGAGATTGTTTTCTCTAAGATAACCTTCAATAACTACTTTGTTTACAAATTCTCTCATAATTATTTCCTTTCTTCATTAACCTTTTCATTCGCTTCGTCTGATTCTTTTGCTTCATCTTGTGCTTCAGCTGGAACATAATTCGTCTCCATCTCCAAAGCGGTCTTTATATCCTTTCTTTCCTGTCTCGTGAGTTTCTCTTCCTGAGCTTTTCTCTCCTCAATCTGAGCAAGAGGCTTAAACTCGAAGTCATCATCACGGACCAAAAGATCCGTATAAAGATCGAAGAGCCAGCGCTGTCTGGGTTTCTCGTCTTCGCCAAGAAACGACTCATCGTGTAACGGATCGTCTTCGGTGAGAGCAACCAGTGAACGCTCGGTGTCTTCTCTGGTAATGGTGAACACTTTGTTACGGTAGAAGCGGACCCAATCGAGAAAACGCGGGTTCCACTTGCCGTTACGACTAAGTATCGCATCAGCATTCAACATAACCTTGGTCCCATCGGGAGCCAGATCCTGATTATCCAGATGCATCATTTCTGCCGGAATATCAAGATCGCTAAGATCGGTAATACCATGCTTAAGCCTCTCAACCGCAACAAACAGATCAAAATCCTGTCTCTTATAATGAGTACGGAACCTACGATTAGCCTGTCTACGCTGAGCACGATTAAGCTTCGGAATTACCGTGATACCACTTTCAGTTTTTATGGTATCGGTATTTTCCACTGCGGGGGTGTCTTTTGCTTCCATAAAATACTCCTTTCATATCATGGTGCGTATATTGTACCATATATTTTTTTATTTGTCAAGTGAAATATCACTTAAAACCAAAAAATTTTTAACGATCCCAAGGATCTTTTATCTTAACAAGAAGGCCGCACCCACATACGCCTTCTTCGATGTTATCAAAGTAATCACAGGGACATTGAAAAGGAGCGGATAGGGTCTCTGCCCCAGAAACGGGGCAGTGACCCTCCTCCTTTATATAATGTAATATATTGTCCCTGATTTGTTTATTATCAGTAAACTTTATAATCATATTAACCTTCGAGATACTTACGTATTTCTGAAACTCCTTTATATTTTTTGAAACTGTCTCCGGTTTTTACTATCAAAGTAGGGGCTTGCATAACCTCATATTGTTTGGCAATTTCCGGATGCTCAGTAGCATAAATCTTTGTATATTGTTTATTTGCCTTGTCCAACATAGCACCAGCAACTTTACAGTTGGGACAAGTTGGGGTTGCAATTAGAATTAATTCAGTCTCTTCAATTTTACATAAATCACAAGACTCTTCTTTTACATTCGCTTCCTCAAAATGATGTTTTGCAAATGAAGAGCCAATATCATAAACTTTACGATCTTTAAATTCTTGTGACTTGCCGTCGTTCCAGTTCTGAACGGGACGGTAATAACCGGTTATGCGGCTGTAGACCTCGGTCTTTTCGCCGCACTCGGGACAGGTCTCCTGCTCGCCCGCGAGATATCCATGTGTTTTACACACGGAGTAAGTGGGAGAAAGTGTATAATAAGGAAGTTTATAATTTTCTGCTATTTTACGAACAAGCGTCGCGGCAGCCTTCCAGTCGGGAAGTTTCTCGCCGAGGAAGGCGTGGAAGACGGTGCCCGAGGTGTAGAGGGTCTGAAGCTCGTCCTGGATATCGAGCGCCGAGAAAATGTCCTCGGTGTAGCCGACGGGCAGGTGAGACGAGTTGGTGTAGTAGGGGGTGTCGTCGCACGACCTAGCAGCAGTAATAATACCAGGGTAGGTTTCTACATCATGCTTGGCTAAACGATAGGCAGTGGATTCAGCCGGCGCCGCTTCGAGGTTGTAGAGGTCACCATACTATTCTTGATAGTCGGAAAGGCGCTCTCTCATATGATTAAGCACCTTAATCATAAACTGCTACGCCTCTTTGGTTGTTAAATCTTTACGGATCCACTTAGCATTCAAGCAACATTCGTTACCACCAACAGTAGCGATTGTAGAGAAGTGATTATGAAAGTCACCCAAATATCTTTTTGTGTATGGGTATAAACCATTTTCCAAAAGCTGGGTAATAGTTTTGCGTTTAATATCAAGAGATCTCGCGGCAATGTCCATCAAATGATCAAGACGCTTAAAGAAGTCCTCCTCATTTTCGGCTAGATATCCTATACGAGGAAGATTTATAGTTACTACGCCAACGGAACCAGTACTTTCACCAGAACCGAAGTAACCACCGGACTTTTTACGAAGTTCTCTTAAATCCAGACGGAGCCTGCAGCACATGGAACGAACGTCGGATGGCTCCATATCCGAGTTGATATAATTACTAAAATATGGGGTGCCATATTTAGCCGTCATCTCAAAGAGAAGACGATTATTTTCAGTATCGGACCAGTCAAAATTTTTGGTAATAGAGTAAGTGGGTATGGGGTATTGAAAGCCGCGCCCATTAGCATCGCCCTCAATCATAATTTCAATGAAGGCTTTGTTGACCATATCCATTTCCTTTTGACAATCCTTATATCTGAAATCCATCTCCTTACCGCCAACAATACAGTTAAGTTCGGCAAGGTCCGGAGGAACGACCCAGTCCAATGTAACATTAGTAAAAGGTGCTTGAGTACCCCAACGGCTCGGTGTATTCACACCATAAATAAACGACTGGATACATTGCTTAACTTGCTTATATGTTAAATTATCTGCCTTTACAAACGGAGCTAAATAAGTATCAAAGCTAGAAAAGGCCTGTGCTCCAGCCCACTCATTTTGCATGATACCAAGAAAGTTAACCATCTGATTGCAAAGGGTAGAAAGGTGGCTTGCAGGAGAGGAGGTAATTTTCCCAGGTACTCCACCAAGACCTTCCTAAATTAATTGTTTCAATGACCATCCGGCACAATAGCCAGAAAGCATACTTAAGTCGTGAATATGCATCTCGGCATTTTTGTGAGCATCGGCGATCTCTTTATCGTAAACTTGATTAAGCCAATAATTAGCAGTAACTGCCCCAGAATTAGAAAGGATCAATCCGCCAATGGAATAAGTAACGGTAGAGTTTTCTTTAACTCTCCAGTCGTTTACTTTTAAATAGTTATCCACTAATTTTTTATAATCAAGCATTGAATTATGTGCGTTTCTGAGTTTTTCTTGTTGTTCTCTATATAATATATATGCTTTGGCAACGTCTTCATAACCCGATTTAATCAAGACGGATTCGACGCTGTCCTATATTTGCTCTACTGAAAGTTTACCATCCTAAATCTTGTTCTCAGCATCCGCCACGGCTTTAAGGGCCAAGAAATCGATAATATCTGCGTTGAAATCTCGATTACAGCCCTTAAAAGCCTTAGTGATAGCATTAATAATCTTAGTCAGGTCAAACTCCACGAGGCGTCCGTTGCGTTTGACTATTTTATACATACTTTCACTCTTTTTCTTCAATATTTTCTTCTGTGGTTTCAGGCGCATATTTAGTCAGAATTCTATTCATATACTGATCAAATGTTTCTGTCTCTATACCAAGGTTCTGACCCACCATGCGCTGGCGTTCTCTATGATAAATAATTTGTCTTTCAACTTCACTTGCGTTCATATAAAAACCAATATACTTGGTATAGAATTTCGCTGTTGATTCAGCAAGCATATCAAGCCATTTCTGATCAATGCCTCTCCAATGATTGCACTGTGTCAGAAAATACAGGTAGAAAACAACCTGACATACAGTGCCAATAGACGAGTCAGCCACACGGCCGCCCTCTCTGACAAAAATTTCTTCGAGCATCAAGTCTATGGCTTTAACAAAAGCAGCCATACCACTATACTGGTATTCTGCATCGTTCGATCTTGTAATCGAGGTTGGTGTCCATTTCCATACATACGTCAAACTATCTATATAAGTCTTCTTTTCCGTAAAGTGAAAAGCGAGACCATTAAAGAAAGAGTCTTCTTGAATTCTAAGCTCCGGATGAAATGAAATGCGGTTTTCATTTATATAAGACCTTTTATAGACCTTGCCGTGCATCCAAGTATTATCATTCTGATGAGTAATATAAGTATATCTCCCATCAGGAAGTAATTTTTCCTCCAACCAACTCGTGTTTACCAAATCAAACTTATCTTCTTTGATGGCATCATAAAACAGAGAGAATACGCCAACCGAATGAATTACATCATCCGAGTCTGCAAACATAAGATAATCTCCCCTTGCATTATGAATGCCAATCTGTCTTGCTACGCCGGGACCGCCATTGCTGAGCGCTCTAATAACCTTCGGTTTAATATGAGCGAACTTATTAAGATTCTCAGCAGTAAGTTCTGATTTTGTTGAAGCATCATCAACAATTATAACTTCTACCGTGCTCATGTCAACGCCAATCTGTCCGTCAATACTTGTAAGCAGGGGCTCCATCATGGCAAAGGGGGTGTTATAATAAGGAATTATAACGCTCAATCTGATATGGGGTTCCTGGGGCTTTGGAGCAGTCGCAAGATTAGCACAGGCTTCTACAGCTGTCTGAACATCAGCGCATGCATCTTGTGCGATTTCGGCAAATTTGTCGGCGGCTTTTTCCATTTCAACAGAGCTAACAAACTCACTCTGAGTCTCTTCAATTGTTTTTACCTTTTCTTCTTCCACTATCCTTTTACTCCTTTCTTAATTTTGGGAAAATATAGGGGCATATTTGCAATGCCCCTATTCTTTTTCGCCAATATTATACAACACTTTTTCTTATTTGTCAAGCGTTATATCACATTTTTTAAAATTTTTTTTATTTGATAATTGCGCCCTGCATAATTGCACGGGCTTCATCAATTTTCGCCAGCGCTTCGGTCGTTGCGGCTTTCGCCTCATTCGTTTTCGCCAGCGCATTATTGAGTCCTTCCTTAAGGACGCCAATATTATCTTCAAGATTATCATTCTTCTCCTGAAGTTCTTTGACCTTGGCATTAGCCTCATCAAGATGAGACTGAACCAACATCATCTACTTCTGAAGCAGAATGTTCGCTTGCTGAAGAGCCATTGCTCTATCAGTTTCAGCTTTCAGATCGGCCTGAGTCTCAGCAAGCTGGGCCTGGGTCTCTTCAAGCTCTGCTTTGGTATCATTATAAAGCTTCTCCCAATCCGGAGGATCAATGGGAAGAATGTCCTTCTCATCAAACCAATAAGCCAAAGTAATAGTATCACTATATTTAATTTCCACCTGATATGGATGAGGATAATTCATCGGGACCCTGGAAATAATAGTACCGGTTCCAGGAACATTCGGAGCCGTTTTAGCTGTAGCATCAAAATAAGTATAATACTTATCAGCAATAACCTTAACCTGCTCACCAATCTCATACTCATTCTCAGGGAGTTCGGTATAAGGACCAACGAATTCTGCGTCGACCCAACCATCAACAGTGCCAAGAGGATTGTCCTCAGTATGTTTTATATTGTAGGGATGCTTTTTACCTTTAGCAACCTATTTCACATAGGCTTTGCCGCCGATACAATCTTTCTGAGTGCCAGCAGTTGCATTAGTATAATGATAAATACCATCATAGCTGACAATATCGCCAACCTGGTAATAAGGATCAACGGGTTTGCTTGCGTCGATTATTTTCTGAACTTCGGATCTGAACCAATCCATATCCTTACCAAAACGCGCCAACCAGTGCGAAGGATCTTTGTGACTCGAAGCATAACCGGCAAGGTTGGCCTCATAGTGCGAAGTAACTTTAGATGAATCCCAACCAAAGAGCATACAAAGATAAGCAGTATAAGCAATGGCTTGTCCAAAAGCTTCGTCAAAATATTTCTGGCACTCAGGATTCGAGGCGTCAAGAGAATCTTCGCAAATTTCGTACTACAAATAAGGGGTAGGATTATAATTATAAGACCCCTTTTCGCCAGCCCCACAACCCCAGCAACAATAATTATATGGAAGTAAATGATAAACTTCCACGACACCGGCAGCATTTTTGCCAACCATAGCGTGAACGCATTTACTGCAAGTGGGTTTATTCCAGTGGTTATTATTTTTATTTTTCCCAAGATCCGCAATTATCGCATCATAGTTCGGATCACTTTTAGAAGGCTACACAAATCTCGCTAATTTAGTCTGATTGCAGCCAGTGGAGTGAACAAGAACACCAATCGGCTCCATCTAACTTTTAGAAGAGCGGTCGCCTTTATAATAGATTGTTTTGTTATTAATACCATAATCATAACAATACGAATCATAGAAAATACAATCTTTTAAGATTAATTCTGCCATATCATTTCACTCCTTTTGTATTTAGCTTATTGATGTTAACTAATTAAAACTAAAAGTTACCGCTTGCCACGTTACTCCGGCCGTATTAGTTACTATCCAATAAAACGTATCCGCAGATTCACTAGGTGCAATAGTAATGCTTACGGTTATTTTGCGAAGGTTGCTAGTGTCTAACGTAGTTACTCCTAAGGGACAATCTATATTTATAGAAGTAGAAGCTCCACTATTATAATAAATTGTTCCAGATGTATTCATATATTGAGCGGTGCCCCCTACAGGAGCATAAACCAAACCCGCTCTAACCAATAAAAGTCCTGTTGTTAAATCATGTCCGCTTAAAGTGAAAGAGCCAGATGTGCCACTAACCGTTTTAGTATAAATGGTTGTATCTTTTAATTTTCCAGCTATAACCGACCCCTAAGCACACACATTGGGTTTGCCCGCTTTCCACCAAATGGGCTAAGAATCACTACCAATATTACCCGATCCAATTTTAGTAGCCGATCCTGCATTATCAGCATATCCTGCATTATCAGCATAAACTGCATTAGCCACCTTCTCAAGAGCCACTGGTACGCCGCCACTAAAATATACCGCATTACCGACGCCACTTCCAGAAGCAGAGCCTCCGACCGAATATGCCGATGATACATTACCCAGCGCTTCGGCACGACCAACTACTATATTAGCAGCAGCAGCGAATGCCATACCGGTGGTGCCGGTTCCGGTGTATATGGGTAATTTTATTGTGTTTGACTACAGTCCCGAAACAATATTATTAATTGGATTAATTGTTTCTACAATATATGCGTTACTACAGTTGGTGCTAGAGTTTCCAGTCCCAACAAAAATACTTCCTTTAGCATCGGCCATAAAATTGTCCACAACACGATTTCTAAACTCAATCGCTTGTACACCATTAGGGATAACTGTTTGTGCCATAAAATCATTCCTTTCTTTATAAAAATTTTTTGTATATAGTATACAAATTATTACTTAAACCATTTAAGTTCATTGGGTAAAATCACGAAATTTTACCCAATGAAACATCTCTTTTATTAATTTTTCTCTTTCTTTATGAAAGATCGCGTTTATTTTTATTGCACTTAATTTATACGGGATTACGGGCAATATAACAGGACCCACCCTTTAAAACTTTTGAATTATTGTCTAATGTTACTACATATATCGTAGCTCCTATCCCAGAGAAGCTAAGAGATACCTGTACTTCATTAGCCGCAATTAAACCAGAGGTTAGCCAAGTACTATCTAGACTACTTCCGATATCGGGCATTGTCGTGTTATATTTATATCTAACTTGAGTTGCTGTACCATAACCTGATAAACCTATTCTTGTTGAAGTGGTACTAGTAGAGCCCGCAACTTGCCACACCCCTAAACCAGAAGCCGGAACTGCAATAGTTCCAGACCCGCCTTTATAAGCCTTACCGTCTTGAAGTGTTACCACATAAAGAGTACCTCGACCATCTGGAGGATATGTCACGGAAAGTTCTCCGTTGCTTGTAATATGAACGCCGCTCCCTAGTGTCCACCCATCGTCTGTTAAAGTTGACGTTGTGGTTCCAACGAGAGGCATACTGTTAGCATTATATTTATAAGCAGCATCACAATTTGAAGCACCGGTAATTGCCACCGTAACCGACAATGCGCTTACTGAGTCACGCAAAATAGCTAATCCTTGTGCCTAAGGAATAGTAATAGTACAAGACCCGCCTTTGGTTGCTTCCTAAGAAATATTACGGGCCACGATCTATATCGTATTTCTAGACGAAGAAGGGAAATCAACTATAGCAATCACATTTGTATCAATAATTTGAGTCGAACATTGAGACCAGTCAGTGTCCGTAGTAATTGCGTCTCCTATATATGGGGGCAAATTCTAATATTTATACCATAAACTATCTGTTGTGGAAGCGTTCAAAACTTGTACTTCAGTTGTACTACTGCTTGCTGCAGAGCCCTATATGAGCTGTAATCCTGTTACATATTTTTTAATAGCCGATCCTCCGCCCCCAACAATAATTTTATCACTATCGTTGTTTACTATAACCACATATACCATATCACCACTCTATGGCGGAAGGTCTATTTGAGCAGTAGCCAATCCCATAGATTTAATAAGCTCCGTATTAGACCATGTACTATCAACATTGGTCCCTATATAAGGTGTAGAATTCGTATATTTATAATAAATTTTATTCACCACTTCAACCGAAGCATAGGGGGATAATTCTATTCTGACGTCACCATTTATCTGCCTAATATTTATATCGGTTGCCGGTATCGGATCAATTACTGTCGAAGTGTGTCCTCCTAGTTCCACTTGAGTTTTTGTACTATTCAATGTTACAACATATAAATATCGAGAGGAAGGAGGGGGAGATATACTAATTATAGATTCTCCGCTCGGCAGTAAAGAAGATGACTATGTTTGTTCCAGTGTCCAGCCACTAGGTGGCGCATCTCCAATATAAGGCATGACAGCATCACTGATATTAGCAGAATAATAATATGCAACCCAAACACTAGGCTCACACGTTAAATGTACTTGAACCTTATTATTTTGAGTTCCGCTCTTAGTGACGGTCAAATCATTAGCTTTTAACTTAATAGTCGGAGGATTATTAGTGCCTAACTATACTACCATATTAGCGTTTACAGTAACAACCTAAACAGTCTAAATGCTTCCGGTGGGAAGATTAATTGTAATTTCTCCACCACTAACCGTAGCAGATTGCCATCCACCACTTGTACTAATCGTTGCACCTTCACGAGGTCTGATACCTAGATAATTGTAATATACAAGGGGCCAAGAGTCACTTGTTGAGCTTGTTTTAGAAATAGTAAGATAAGCATGATTGTAATCCGAAGATACCCACGTTACCGTCAAGCCAGAAGCGTAAGGCGCCAGTGGAACAACTTGTGTAGAACCACCATACTCTACCTTGTTTTCATCGTCCAGTGTTACTACATATAAATATTTAGTAGCATCTGGAGGGGATATAGAAATATACGTACCAGCAACACTTGAGGCAGTTTGTGTGAAATTCCAATCCGCAGATTGTAAATCACTTTTAGAGGTACCAGCATAAGGCATCACACCACTTGATAAAGTAGAATAATAATATCCTACCATCGTACCAGGCTAACAGCCTAATAAAATAGTTACGGTTGTATCTGTGGTAACGCTCTGTTGTATTGTCATAACGGTCGGTAACAATTTAACTGTGCGCTAATTTATATTATTATCTGCTCCACTTGTAACTTCCAAATTAGCATTTGCTGTAACTAGCTAAATAAGATGAACTTCTCCTTCAGGAAGATCAATTACCGCCTCCCCATTACTTACTGTGGTAGATTTCCATCCACTAACATTCATTCCCACATATGGCTATGTACTTAAGTAATTATAATAGACAGTGGACAGAGATCCGCTCCCAGAATTTCTGGAAACCGTAAGATAAGCGTGAAGATAATCCGAAGAAATCCAAGTAACTGTTAAACCCGAAGCATATTGCGCAGGAATAATCTGAGCAAACCCACCCGTTTCTACATTATTTGACCTATCAAGAGTAACAACATATAAATATTTAGTAACAGTTGGCAGGTTATTGGTGATGTTAATTATGCTACCATCTGGCACCGCCCCCGAAGATTGAGTCTGTGTGGATGTCCACCCAAGTAAATCAGCAGATGCTGTGCCAATATAGGGCATGTTTGTTATTGATTCTGTATCAAACCATTGATATTTCACATTTACTGTTGAACCACAGTCAAATACTATTGTAATAGAAGTTGGCGTAGTAGCGCTTTGTGTTACGGTCAAATCATTAGCTTTTAACTTAATAGTCGGAGGATTATTAGTGCCTAACTATACTACCATATTAGCGTTTACAGTAACAACCTAAACAGTCTAAATGCTTCCGGTGGGAAGATTAATTGTAATTTCTCCACCACTAACCGTAGCAGATTGCCATCCACCACTTGTACTAATCGTTGCACCTTCACGAGGTCTGATACCTAGATAATTGTAATATACAAGGGGCCAAGAGTCACTTGTTGAGCTTGTTTTAGAAATAGTAAGATAAGCATGATTGTAATCCGAAGATACCCACGTTACCGTCAAGCCAGAAGCGTAAGGCGCCAGTGGAACAACTTGTGTAGAACCACCATACTCTACCTTGTTTTCATCGTCCAGTGTTACTACATATAAATATTTAGTAGCATCTGGAGGGGATATAGAAATATACGTACCAGCAACACTTGAGGCAGTTTGTGTGAAATTCCAATCCGCAGATTGTAAATCACTTTTAGAGGTACCAGCATAAGGCATCACACCACTTGATAAAGTAGAATAATAATATCCTACCATCGTACCAGGCTAACAGCCTAATAAAATAGTTACGGTTGTATCTGTGGTAACGCTCTGTTGTATTGTCATAACGGTCGGTAACAATTTAACTGTGCGCTAATTTATATTATTATCTGCTCCACTTGTAACTTCCAAATTAGCATTTGCTGTAACTAGCTAAATAAGATGAACTTCTCCTTCAGGAAGATCAATTACCGCCTCCCCATTACTTACTGTGGTAGATTTCCATCCACTAACATTCATTCCCACATATGGCTATGTACTTAAGTAATTATAATAGACAGTGGACAGAGATCCGCTCCCAGAATTTCTGGAAACCGTAAGATAAGCGTGAAGATAATCCGAAGAAATCCAAGTAACTGTTAAACCCGAAGCATATTGCGCAGGAATAATCTGAGCAAACCCACCCGTTTCTACATTATTTGACCTATCAAGAGTAACAACATATAAATATTTAGTAACAGTTGGCAGGTTATTGGTGATGTTAATTATGCTACCATCTGGCACCGCCCCCGAAGATTGAGTCTGTGTGGATGTCCACCCAAGTAAATCAGCAGATGCTGTGCCAATATAGGGCATGTTTGTTATTGATTCTGTATCAAACCATTGATATTTCACATTTACTGTTGAACCACAGTCAAATACTATTGTAATAGAAGTTGGCGTAGTAGCGCTTTGTGTTACAGTCAAATCTTTAGCTTTTAATTTAACGGTCGGAGGATTATCTGCGCCCTTTTGTACTTGCATACTTGCATTTACAGTTACCACTTGAACTGTATGAACCAAACCTGGAGGTAGCCCTATAATAGCCTATCCATCATTATCCACTGACGCATAAACCCACCCATCTGAAGTACTAATCGTATCTCCTTCAAGAGGCGTTGTAACCGAATACTTATAATATACGAAAGTCACAACACCTCCACCAACTGGATTAACCGTTAAATACGCATAATTATAATCCGAAGAGTTCCAAATGACTCGCAGTCCAGAAGCATAGGGTGAGGGGATCTACAGAACTTTTTGAGCATACTATTCTATTTTTAAAGTGTCTTCAACCTAAACACCTTTACTTATAATTGCAGCTCGTAAATTACTTTTCGCCAAAATTAATCGCGCAATATTATCTTCTGTTAAACTATTTTGGTCTAAAACTATTTCTGTAGTCGATGTATAACTTGAAGGAATCTCCAAAACTTTTTGAGCATATCCGTCTAATGTTATATCTCCGACTGAGACACCTTTAAATTCAATAGCAGTTTTTAAACTAGATTTCGCTGATATTATTCTTGTAATATTCTCTTCAATTGACACACATATCACCTCTGCTTATATAGCGGATAATTGAGTATCAATTACACCCAATATATTGTCAACATATTGTTTTACAGCCTTGGCAGTAGGATATTGAGCATCGGTAGGCTAAGACCCAATACTGGTTACTTTATTGACAAGCAGCTCTACTCCGGCATAGGATATTGAGCTATTAACAGCAATCGTACCGTCCGCATCCTCTTCTCCTCCAATTTTAAACACAAGAAAGCTCATAGTGATTTGATTTTTATATTTAAACAAAACACCCTAGTCGCCCTCTTTGAAGGAATACTTGGACCCGTTCCTAACATTAGGAATAATGGAGCCGTTCTCTCCCTCATCGGACAGCATGCGAATATTATAGGTTCCGTCGTTATTTTTGGTAACAATCTCACATAAAGCTGTTTGATCCCATTTTTTAAGAGTCTACTAATTTAGTGTTTTAATTGCACTAACCAGTTCAAGATATCCTGTTTCCATCACATGCTGCCCCCTTTTCTAGCAAAATTAAAATTATTAACATTACTTACTTCAAGTGACATTACACCATCATAATTCAAATTGAAGTTCAATCCTTGGATCAAAAACTTCTCTTGGTTCAAATCAAAAAACTCATCGGTAATTGTCACCAAATTATTAACTGACAACAGAGGATTAAACGGCACATTACCCAAATTAACCGTCGACTTCAGAATTAATATCTTTCTCAGTTCATACTGAGCTCTTTCGTCAACCAAATATTGTGCCGTTAAATTTCCATCTGATATTGGTGGTGCAGTTCTATAACCAATTCTCTAATAACAAAGCGGAGACTCCGCATTATCATTCACCGCAATCGCTTTATATGCAGCGCTTTCACTTGAACCACCAAGTACAACTACTCGGTTAGCCACATCAGTAAACTTAAAATCAAGACTTAGATTGTCGAAATCTCCGTGATCTGATCTTAAATTATAAAGCACCGGTTTCGAAGAGTCACCAGAAACTTCGTCAAGAGGAATAACAACCAAATGCCCCTCAACATCATAAAAACATTCAGCGCCCAATTGCATAACCAGGTCATTAACGATATCTCCTATTGTATCGCCGGCTTCGTGACTAATCTTCGCACCGGTCTTTCTTCCCTTAAAAGAAGAATGATAAATCATTGGAAGCGGGTCCAAAGGTCTACCATTTCCCTTGGGGAAAAGTAAACAATCCCGAAGCGCCGCTTCAATATCGGAGTTTTCTGGAATGGTATAACTTGTCTCAAGTGTACCAAGCTTTCCTTCGAGGATCGCGAATTTATCGGAACAATCCAACTGCGTATCAAACTTTGAAGCCGACTCTGTTGGATTGGCCGAGTTTATAATATAGGTTCCTTTGGGGAACCAAATGGTGGACCCCGATAATAAGTCGAGGCCCACTTTTAAACCTACTTTGGTTTCCGCCCAAATCGAATTGATATTGGGGGTATAACGCCCATCGACGTTATTTAAACCGAAAGAAAGAGATCGACGTTGGCCCGTTTGATAATTTTCAGAATAACTACCATTATCATAAATCAATTCTTCTGGAATAATTTCATCCTCGGTCTCATCTTCATTTAACCAAACATAACGATATCGAGGGGTCAAAACAGAGTTTTGAATCGTCCTACGGATCATATCAAAATCTGTTTCGGCATTAACATAAGTGTCACCAACCATCATCTATGCTACAAGCTTATCACCACTGGATAACTTGTAATAAGATGATCTTGAATTTATAGTACCCAAGGCGATCCTCCTTTCTTTTTAATTAATAATGCGTGCGATGAGTAGAAAAACGAGTGCCCATATGATTTGATGTAAAACGAGTGAAGTTCCAACATCCCGTCTAGCTAGGTACTGAGGTATTATATGCGGCACCTACACTTACGGCTACCGGAGTAGCAAGAGCACCGATACCAAATGCTAAACTTCCCGTAGGAGAGTTGGTGGCCCCTCCATTGGCACCTGGCATAGTTGTGTTGAAAATGGGTATTTGTCCAATCTAATTATTGCCAAAATTATAAAAACTAGGCATAGTAATATATCCCACAGCTGGCACTGGCACCCCCGTATTAATAGACGTGGCCTCAATTGTAATATTACTTGTGTAATTCAGATTGGCATCTTTTGAATAATAATAATAGCCATTAAGTACGGTAAAATCACAACACAATTTGTCTACATTACCAAAAGGATTTTCAATACCACGATATTTACTAGGGAAAAAGAAATTTCGAGCCTAATATGGATTAACAGAGCACAAACTTCCTGTTGCCCCCAAAAGTATATCCGTACATCCTGCCACATAATATACTGGTGTAATTGAAGTGTAATCTGTAATGGTGGGACTATCAGTCAAATAAGCATCGAGATAATTATTATTTGGCACCATAGCCGCTATGGTAGAAACAAACCTATTCTATGGATTTGCAGTCGTATTAGCTGAAGAATTATTAAACGCAATATATGTGCCAGGCATTAACATTAGTTTATAATACTTACCACCGCCCGGTGACGCATTACTGCTGTTGGTAATATTTGGTTCGGTAATCACAATTTTTGGGTTCGAAGCTGTAGGCGTATCAATAGCCAAGGTTCTAACTCCAATCAAATAACCAGACAACGCCTCCTATATTCGAGTAATCCCATATTCGCCCATCATTAACAAATATAACATATAATGATCTGAATATTTATAGCCCACAAGCCCAGAGTGAGCATGTTCTATATCCATTAATTTGTTAAAAGACTAATATTGAACAGGACGTTTTCCACTAATTGAGCGTAAATTACCATTATCATCACTTAATTCATACGCAGAAATAAATCCCATTGCAAAAGTTAGCTCTGAGCTATAATTATAATGCATATTAGAAACATTACAAATAGCATCTGCTATTGAGTCGTGACCGCCATAATGGTATGGGTAAATACATATTAAACTTATTTGTGCTGGCTATATTTTAGTAGCGGCTGTATTGTAAAATTGGAAATCTTGACTTAAATCTGAGGGGTTAAAATCTGCATAATAAAACAAAGGAATCTCAACAAACACATCTCCCTAATCGCCAACTACGCTAAAATATTTCTCCCCTTCATAAGCTACACGATTGTAGTATCCATTATTCCATGAGCCGCAACTTCTTTTAATCTCTGACCACGGATAGTATTTATCGCATTGGGTTAAAGAATGATGCTAAGCAGAAGAAATTCCGCCATAACTCCAAAGCGTTGCCCTTCTATTCGTATATACGTTTCCAGAAGGGGCGGCCAATAATGTACCTGTAATTGTCTTAAGCGATTTATTAATCTCTTGTATCTATATAGTCAAAGTTGGTTCATTAGAATAAAGAGATCTCGTAGTTCGCGACGAAGCAAAACGATACCCAAGAGAGTAAGTGTTTCCATCTGATAATCCACCACCAACACTATAAAATACTATATCACCAATCTAAAATGGAATATCTTCGATGGATACAAAATCTGAAACAGTAAATGTTATTGGATTTCCCAATCCAATACTAGTAAGTGGATTAAAAGTGGTCGATGATCCATACTATTCAATAGATACAGTATTTAACTAAAATAGATTTCCTAGTCTCCAAGCGCCCGAGGTTCCACTTTGTGCATTAGCCCAAGCCTCTTGACTTTGAATTGCTAAGCCCGAAAATCCCCATTTAGTATTTAAAAATTGTAAATTTCTACTAAAGGTTAATCCCTATTCTTGTTCATATAATTGTTGATGTTTATTAGGCCCCCAAAGCCATTGACATTCAATAATCTATGTATAATAATTAGAAGGCTCAATCGAACTATTATTCGATTTACCCCTAACTCTTAGCATATACTATTTACCTTCTGTAAACTATCCACTAAAACTACCTGTACCATCCTATTCGGGTAAGATAACCGGTGCTATTGCCGATTTAAGAGTCTTGGTAGGCGTCTCATAGCCAGTAATCTCTACATTATTAACGGCTGTTAGTGTCCACTCGTAGTAATCAGTTAAAGCATCGTTTTCAATAGAAAAGATAAAGTGATAAGAGTCTTCATAGGCTGGAGTTTCTAATTCGGTATTCCAGATGGTATCACCAATAAAAGCTGCGCCGTGAATAATCGGAGTGGGCAATTTAATGGTCTACATAACAGCCTGTCCCTGAGCGGTATCAATTGTATCATTCATATCCTGGCCCGTAATTAAAACATTATCACAACTTTCGATTTCTTGCCAACTAAAATTAACAAAAGAAGGCTGACATGGAACATTATCGTCTACTCTATCAGACATAGAAGTAAGCTATACAATATACTTATTACCCTTACGATCTTTCAACAGCTTCGGATTTTTTGAAGATACGAACCTGCGCCACGCTTTCAACATAGCAATAGATTTATTGCTTGTGGTTAATGGAGTGAAACGAGGCTCTTCATTATATTCACCAGTGCAACGAACTAGTTCACTCCCAAGATAGCACGAAACAGTACCACTCATATAATTGCGCTTGCCCTGTGCCATCTTGTTATATTGAGATAAGTTTGTAACCTAATCTCGACCAACGTTCTAAGTATTTTCACCAGTCGAAACATTAAATCTAAATATCCACACACCAGATTTGTTTACCGTATATTCTTTCTTTACAGAAGGGATATCGGTAGTTGTTTCAGAAGGCAAAAGCTCAGAAAGCGACCAATTAATCATAGGAGTTTGAATAAGGGAAGTGTCTGAGGTCGTAGCACTAGGATTAACTGCAGTTGTCGCAAAAACGGTGTCTTCCATATCTGTTGGATATGCAATATATTTATAAGTATGATTCGACGCTATGTTATAGTCTATAATTTGAGGTGACTATACGTTAATGGCAACAGGATCTCTGTGTGTAACCACACCTGTCGCATTGTTTGCGGCAACTTCTTCACGATAAAACGAATAATGACCAGAAGTCTTAGAGACCCCAGAGAAAATACCAATGTTTGGAGTGGTGCGATAATTACCCGTTACAAAATTTAGTAAAGAAGACTTTTTGCTTTGTTCAATTAATTGCGAATATTGCCATTTATTTGGAAATGGTAAATGCGCACTATCATATAAATTGGAAGCAAATACATTTGTGCCAGAAGGCCATCCCTAAGCGTACATATAATCAACATCCTATTTGGTATCATGCATATCTAAATTGTTATCGTGCCCAGACACTTTCCATGTTATATTTCTTGCCAAGAAAAACACTCCTTTCTTTTAAAATTTTAATATATATTATTGTATCGAACCCGTAATTTGACGCACTTCAATTTGTATTCTAGGTGTACCGGAATAACTAAATGTAGTAATTACAGGATTGGAACTAATATCAGGATTAGAGCTTGATAAAGTAGATAAACTATCAATATCATTAATACGAATATCAAACCCATAACGAACCATTCCCCCACCAGCAGTAAACGCAATTGGAGGATGGCGTTTAACTACCGTAAAAGGTTTTTGACCTTCTGCATAGTCGGTCCAACGCTAATTACATACGACATTAATCTAGTTCTAAATAGAAGGATCGGTAAAATCCACGTCATTATTCTAACTGCTTATGAACCGGAAACGAATAAATTTAACCGCAACACCGTCAATAGTAGAGGGAATATCAAACGTATCTGCAGATCGCACTGAACGCGAAGAGGGGCTCCAGGTATTGTCTGATTTATTTACACCAAGATACGTATAATTCGCTCCATAAGCATAACATTGGCATTTATAATTAGAATAATATTGACTAATCATATTTACAGAAATATAATCACTCACAACATCTTGACTATAGGAAGCTGCGGATATAAGGGCTCCTGTGGTATATGATAGTGCCTTGCCATTACCCTCGTTATCAGTATTAGCAAACCTATTTAAACTATTATCTTCCCAAATATGAGGAATTGGATTGCCCCCGTTTAATTTCTTCACTCTTCCATATTCTTGTCTTTGAATTGGATAGGTAGTTGGAATCAAATCCACTTCATTATCTTCCCAAATCGAATCACCATTATTTTGAATATCAGTAGGATCTAAAACCAAACAACACGGGTTAATAGGTCTCATACTATTATATGGAGTATCCATTGGTTGATAATAAACATTACCAATTTTGATTTTATTAGCGTTAATATATTCATCGGTCGCTTTTGGCCACCCATCGCCCTCGGCGCTCAACTATACATTAAATTGACGATAATAATGGACATTCGGATTCTAAATATTATAATCTCCGCCACTATCTCTCCAACAAGTGTACAGAACCGGAGCACCGCTTAAATCAGAAACGATTGCGTCATCTATGGTGCCAACATAACCAATATTACATTTTAGAGTGTTACGAGCATTTTCTAATGTACCACTACCAAGAGCATCATAATTGAGAAATCGATCGGTTGAACTGGTAAAATCGTCAGGAGTAAATATATCTATTGCCAAATATGGGTTTGACGGGTCTGAGGTTTCTACCATAAACCTTAAAATTCGACCGCGATAATTCGCGTCTAGTCTAGTAACCATTCTAAAGGTTGTTGCACCACTATCATCAGTATATAATTGATTAGTTACAGGTGTTATATTTTCATTATATCCAAAATAATATTTATATTTAACTCCGTGTTCATTGGCATCGCCGTTAACATTTGCAAACATTGATCCGTTTGAGCCAGAAACGCGCATTTTATCACCGTTATAACCTAAAGACCCATCCTAAGGTGTATAAGCTATTGCAACAGTACCCGTCTCAGTATCATAAGGAAGAATATATCCCATATCCTAAAGTGACAAAATAACGCCGTGAACATTACAATCATATTTGGCAGTAAAATCAATTTCCAAATTTTCTGGAGTAAACATTGCATCAATCTATGCGCAACTCATAAGAGAATTTCCCAACTGATCTTCTACAACTAAAATCGCATAATACCGTTGATTTTCCATGAGCCCATAAAATACAACATTCATTAAGCCAGAAAACTTCTTACCAGTGTCCTGAATAACGTCTCCGTTCTAATCGACCAGCATCCAGCGGTACGACATCCAAGAAGCTGCCTACGGCTGCGAATATGCGCCAACTAGAGAGATAAAACGAGTATGAATAATACCTGTATATAAAACAGGAACAGTAAACTGTCCATCTTTGGTAGAAACAGTAATTTCTTGAATGTTGTCTTCACTAACTGTTGTAAGTCCATCCTGTATATATTTTCGTCCATTTTGATCACCAATGGTCACCGTCCGTCCGCCAAACATTTGCCCCTGTTTAACGAAGAACGCTGCGGCAGGATCAAACGACTCTATTTTCATCCAAGCGATAGCAAACGAAACGTTCGTATCCTGACTTGCTAAACTAATTGTTTTGCCACTAATAGTAACAATTTTATTAGCATAGGATAGGCCATATCTAATAGAAGTAGAGGTCAAATTTGCACTAACTGTTCCCTATGCTGTAAAAGGAGTTAATGCAACACTATCATAAGCTTTGATATATTTTTGAATACCGGCCCCATTACCCGAATAATCACCAGGATAGTAAGCATAGAAAGTAGAATTAGGCGCCATAGAATCAAAATTAACACCATCTAAAACCATCGATATCTTCGAACGATTAACCGTTGCGCCTGTTTTTTTAAAATACCAAATTTCTCCACCTCTAGTATTTCCGTGTTTAATATATACAGAAATACCAGACGTACTTTCAAGATTCACAACGGGAGTGGGATCAACTTTATAAGTAACAAGATCTTGAGTTATTTCGGTTACCTCGTAAATACCCCATCCGGCACCATAAGGATTATTAAATCGCCCAACAATATAGGTTCCTACTCCAATTGTATATCCATCAATAACAATACCACCAGAGGAGGGGCAGGTAGCGCCATCCCAAACATCTGCTGTATATGGCATTGTCTATAACTAATTCCCAGAAGAATATAAATAATCCACAGAAGGAATAGGAGTATTAGAATTGTCATCAAGAGCAGAAAGTGAGGCTGTATAAGTACCCAGTCCCTCATCGCCTATACCCAATGCAACAGTGTTATTATTAACCTGTGTGCCATCGATTAATTGGCTCGAATAATTCGGAAGTTCAGCCAGATAATTAATACCGCCCTCAACACTAGTGGCCACTAAATCGGTAGAAGCTGTAGATTCAATATTCAAATCAAGCGAAGGGGCATCATATGCGTAAAACGCTGTCTCGTCACTCGTATTAAAATATGTTTGAATATTATAAGTATAAGGATCAACCGAAGGTAACGCTGCCGCTAAAGTCTCGTGAGTAATATACCACATATCTTTATCAATAGTATTAATTGTGATATATGACTGTGTCTATCCATTTGCGAGTAAAACACCATCGACATTTGTAAAGAAGAGGCGTTGTCCAACTTCGAGATTTACATTTTGGCCAATATAAGTTTGCGAAGGAGTATTATAACTTAAAGGACTATAACAAAGATCATAAGTAACTGTAGAATAACCTTTATAGGTTTTGCAACCTCCCAACTCTCCTTGCGCTACATAATAATACTTATCCGACTCAAGATCTGCAATTTTAGTCCATGAAGAAGAGTTTCGTTGATAAATACCAGTAGAAGCTAAAATAATATCTCCTGTTTCAACACTATATCCATCTATCGTAGTATCACCACTACTGGGAGCTCCTGTAGTGGTTTTTCTATATTGAACAGTCTCTTGTAATTTACTAGGATACAAAATAATAGGCTATTCTTCTGTAAAATACAAAGATGAGCTTGCCGAAAAATTTTGCATCAATGGAGTATATAATGTCCCACCGTAAGAAGCTTGAGACATATAATTGTGACCAGCTGTTGCGGCAGTAGATCCACCAAGAGCTGCACTACTTGCGTAAATAATTCTCCCAAGATAAGAAGCCCAATCCTTAAAATTACCAGAGCGGCCCCAAGTAGTTGAGTCTGCTACCCATACACCATTATATTTAGCGCTAGAGCCCTGACCCATAAGCAATACTAAATCGCCCTTTTCAAAAGTGACACTTGTATAGGTGGTTGTTCCATTATGAACCCATGTTTCGGTGGTAGTTAATCCACTAGGGGCACCGCCAGTAAATAAGGAACCGAGAAAAGCATATTTAACAATATCGGTGGTCGGGATATCATCTTCGCTATTACTATGTTTATACACACAGCAATAGGTGGCTCGATTAGAATTTAAAATTTTTGCATCCATCCAATCGGATACGGGATAAATATGACCAAGGGTTGCATCATAACTTTTGATATTACCACGGGCACCCACAGCCTCATATCCGCTACCCGAAGAATAGGCTAACTAAACCCATTTTTGAACCAGTACTTCATCAGTCGGCTCAATCTATAATCTCGAGGGTGTTGTGCCGCAAACTGTACCACTAGAAATAACCAGATCATATTCTGACGCGTCGATATTTGAATAATCAGACCATCTGGGCTCGGTAGAGTCGTACACCATGACGCCATTAGTGCCCTAATACAGCATGATTTTCCATTTATAGGTCATACCATTATTCTTAATATCGATTGTGTCATTATTACAATCGACCCAAGTATCGGTCGCCGAACGGTAGTAAATACAGTTGTACGATAAAAGGCACATTTCATCGAATGCCTGGATCAGGGGAACCTGAATATAAGTATCGTTGACGCCGGTGTTTACGTTTGCGTCAATCGTAATGTCCAATAATTCAGACAGTGGACTAATCTTATGAGGCGCTGGATTCGGATCGTCTTCATTTAATTTGGGGAAGATCTGATTATTATTCCCATCCAGTAATATAACCTGATAGCCCGTAATATTTTTATTCGAAGTATTCACTTTACAAGTGAAATACACCGGATCGGCGCCGACCCTCATATCAACCGCAGTCAAATAGGGGTAACACTGCGTCGGCTTATAAACTGCCATCTATTTTCACCCTTTCTTTTAAATTTTATTAGTGGGGCCAGGGATTAACCTGGCCCCGATCAATTAACAGTGACGTGACAAATCAGCAGCTGTTTTAAGTTCTTTAACAAATTTATCAATGTTAAAGTCTTTATCAGCGTTCATCTTAATCATTAAGCTGTTAATAATAAGAGAATCCTCGGTATTCGAGGTAGAATTGTTATTAATAATGCCTTTTGCCTCAAGCGATGCGAGCGAACGTAACAGGTTTGGAGCGACTTCACCGAGAGCCCATACGTTTTTGGTAATGTCTGCGGGAACAATACCTGTGCTACTGGGTAGGGCGGTAAATGTACCCTGAGGAGTGATAATGCCTTCGGTACCATTTTCGTTTATAAAGGCAGAACCTCCTCCAAACGACAATGATCCGCTAGCAATATAAGAAGGGCCCACACCATAACCGATGCCAACGTCACCGCCCGGAGACGATGAATGACCAGAGGTCGCTACTGTTAAGGGCATAAAGTGATTATCTACTAATGTATATAATTTACCTTTTACATTAATAACATCGCCCTAGGTTTTTGCCCACTGAAGAGCATTTTCGAAAGTTGTGTCTCCTGTTAATGGGTTGCTGTCCCCCATAGATTCCAAATCTTTTAATACGGTATTATCACGATTCTAAGCGGTCATTTCACCGGCATTCCACCCAGAAATCTTATAAGTTTGGCCCCCATACGTGAATGTGGGGTTATAAAGGGGGGCCTGAACATTTGTACCCAAATAATAGGCCTGGTCCGCATAGTCTTTCTCTGATCCAGTTCCTTTAACCAACGTAATAAGCTTCTATTGAGCGGCCTGATAGGTGTCATAAGCCGCCTTCTTTTTTCGCTGTCCTTCAACGGTATTGGCAAAGTCCCCATTTATATAAGCATTATAAGCGACTTGTGCATCAGTAGCGGCAAACCCCACCTCAAGAGCGTTAAGATTTTCAACCCATTTAAAAATATCACCAAGAGACATTTTGCCTTCCCATGTCTTTTGAAGTGTTAATAAAGCGCTATTAGCCGTTTCTGTGGCACCAATAAACGTATTATATTCATTTCTCAAATCAGCGATCTCTTTAGCGCTAGCAACTTTAGAAATCATATCTTTACTATATTGAAGTTCTTTAATCTATGCTTCAATTTCAGAAAGAGTTTTGCGATTTTCAATGTCTTCCAGTTCTTTTTGGGCGTTGGCAATGGCTTCTTGATTTGCCTCGTAAACCCAACCTACACCCTCACGCCAAACTCTTTGCTTTTGATTTCTTGCGTCTTCAAGTTTTTGCTTTGCCTTAATTAAAGTGAGTTCATATTCTCGCTGATTATTAATATCTTCAAGAGCAGCTTTCTATGCTGTAAGGTTGTCAATTTCCAACCCCAAATCATATTCGAGCACTTTTCTTGCTGACTGCACACGTTTTGCTACAGATTCTATTTCTATTGCCATAGAATTTAAATACTTTTGTAAATAACGATACCAATCTGTCTAAGTATAATCACTTATACCTAAAGTCGCCAATTCAGATGCTCCATATCCAGCTTTTTCCAATTGAGAAAAATCAGTAATACCTAATTTTTGCCATACGTTAGCCACTTCTGTAAATCCGCTAAATTTTTTAGTCATTGTATTTATTAAAGCCTAGAAAACATAGGGACTTGTTAATTGATCTTGAGCATATTTACCTATGTATAGCTAAGTATAAGTCTCACGCAATTTCATTAAACTATTAATAGTGCTATTTCGATTGGATAAATCACCCGTAATTCCAGCCTAAGCAAATTTCGTTGATAAAGAAGTAATATCTTCTGCAGAAAGTCCTTGTCGACTATATAACTTATCAAGCATATCATCCACTTCGCTTAAACGAGCAGCCGTATCAGCAGTACTTCTAAAAACATCTTCTGAAGTAATCAAACGCATATATTCGGGCATTTGCTCCATTTTTTCTATAGCCTCTGCAGCACTATTAGTGTAAATGCCCCAAGCATTAGCTGCGGATATAACCGTCTAACTTAACGACTCTAAATCTTCTTTTAAATCGGGTGGGGTCTCGACTTGTTCGTTTAATAATTTCCACTTAGAAACTTGTTCGTTTAATAATTTCCACTTAGAAGCTAAGGTGGTAAAAGAACCAGAAGTATCATTAAAACGCGAATTTAACGCTTCAATTGTTTTTAAATAATTATTAATCTCTGTTTTAACAGAGGCTTTAATAGCTCCATTCTCATAAATTTCGCCTTCTCCTTCAATACCAGCTAAGGCAGCAGCAATTTGACCCGTGATCTAATTTAACGTTAATGAATGAAGTGTCTCATCTTCCAATGTAAAAGCCATATTTTGATATGCTAACTAAATGTTGGAACCACGAATCTCTTTTACAAGTTCATTGTATGATGTCCAATCTTGTAGCCCCTCTGATGCACCAGACATAAGATCAGAAACAACAGATTTTACTAATTTTTCCCCCTCTGTTGAAAAAGGATCTATTTCAAACGAATCTTTAAAAACCTACTACACAATCGATTCGATTTCATACTAAGGCGCTCCTCGTTGTAAAAACTCTGCGGTAAAATTGCCAGTAGGATTATATATATCTTGTCCAGCAACATTTGCCTATACAATCGAGTTCATTATCCCTTGCTTAACTAGTTCCGTAACAATGAGGTTTGCCTCACCGATACGTGCGGTTGGACTCTGGTCACTACCACGCGCAAATTCGCTCCATGCGGCCAGTGTTATAGGATTTTTCATATACAAATCAAAAATATTAATTCCCGTGGTGTCTACATATTTCTGTAAAGCCTTTGCCACACTAGACTAAAACGCTGGCTGAATCATTAATTTATCCGACCCAAATATTGTATAATTACTCCAATCACCAGGACCAGATTTATATTCTAACTATTCTCTGGTTAATTCAGCTTTTTCTGTCTATTCAGCAATGGTATTTTCCGTATTAATAATCTACAAGGCCATTACAGCTTTCCATTTTTCAAGAAAACTACCAGATACTAAAGTATTATTTAAGTCAGTTATAGCATCAGAGTGCTCATCAAGAGTGTGTCCAGTTAATTCCATCCACCTTTGCTATCCTTCGTAAGAAGCTAATAGTGTCGAACCAACATCGGTCACTTCACGACTTAATTCTGCATAATCTTCAGCAGATAAAACGGCACCAGAAGTTAACTCAGAAATACGTTCAATAGAACTATTGGTATCAATCGCTTGTACGATAGCGTCGGAAGCCTTTTGAATGGCTTCATCTCGCTTTTTAGCATCTTTATCAAGCTCACTAATCCATAGATCAGAAAACCACTCACCTAAAATAGAGCCCGCTTGCGCTCCTATCATTGTTCCTGTAGAGGACTTGCTAACCACTGCGCCAAGTGCGCCAAAAATCGCCGTAGACGCTCCAATAGTTAAACCTTTTATTCCTTTGTCTCGATTAGAGCCAGATCCCAATAGTCCTGCTGATAATCCAGCAATTAAACCCAATCCAGCAGCTACGGCAGCTCCTTGGCTTCTAGTAAACATAGCACCGCTGCTTTTGGCCGCCGCAGAAGATTGCATTGGACGTCCATCTGGTCCAAGTATCGGCGACGCCTAAGAGCCCGTACTCGACTAAGGCGATTGTGACGTAGAAGATTGCATTGGACGTCCATCCGATCCAAGTATAGGCGATACCGACGCATTCGCATCACTACTTCCACTTACCGATCCTCCTCCGGAAGGTGCTACACTTAGTGTAAAACTGCCTTCTCCATTGGGTGTAAGTCTTATGCGAGATATTATATTTCCTAAAGGATTGACAGCTGGAATTACACCCATTTGAGTAAACATACGGTCTCCAACAAATTTCATAGTTAATGCTCTAATTATTAAAGGAGCATAATCAATTATTGTGCTTGCTAAATTATATAAAATTTTCAAAAGACCACTAGAATCAAGTTTCTAAATGAAGCCTTCCCAACTAGATACCAATCGTTTCTAAGCTGCTTCTACACTGTTAAGATAAGCTTCGTATTTGGTTTCAGCTGTACCAGAAGAAGTTCTCGACATTTCACTAATTTCTTCCGCTGTACTATAATTCTCAAGTAATATATTGACAAATTCTCTTTGTCTGGTACCACCAAGAGCTGTCGCAACGGCATTCTTGCTAACAGAATTGAGTGTGTGCCATTTTTCTGCAACATCTGCGATAACCTCTTCAAACGGTCTCATTTCAAGAGCGCTCGAACGGATGGATATACCAAGTTTACGAAGAACTTTTTCAATATCGTTTATATTTTCAGTAGAAGAAGTATCTCCTTCATCCCCCTCGAGCAGCGACATTTTACTAAAGACTCCCGCTTTAACATTGCCGTAACGAGAGAACATTGTTTTAAGAGCGTTACCAACACGAGATGGAGAGGCCTGCGAGGTCTCAATAATCTCAGTTGCATAACCAACAATATTGTCAATATTAACGCCAGCCAGACGTGCTGATACAGCAGTTTGCGATAATGCTTCGGCAATACCACCGGCGCTCGCAGCATAATGCATATCGACTTTCGTTAACTTGGAAACAATATCCATAGAATCAGAAGCTTCCAGGTTAAAGCCCTTAAGCATCGAGGTAAGATACTTTGTTGCTTCACCAGCTTCAATCATACCAAGTTTAGAAAGGGCCATAGACGATTGCACCAGTTTATTAGTTTCAGTAACATCATAGCCCTGTCTCATCCACAAGTTAGCCGCTTTTGCCACTTCTTGAGTAGTAGCACCAAGCTACTTGGCCAAATCAGAGTACGAAAGCATTAATTGATCAACTTCTTCGCGACTCTTTCCGGTAACGATCTGGAGGTCGACAGCTGCGGCGTCAAGTTGTTTAGTAAGTTGAAGTAATTCCTTTATCTTGTTGACAACACCGGAAACCATCATCATTGGTAAAGACCATTGCATATAATGCTATATAGCGCCACCAATAGCCAATTTGGCCCGACCCAGTACAGAACGCTACATTGAATTAGTTTGAACTTCATATTGAGCACGAGCTCTGTATAAATTAGCCAGCTCTGGATTACTCTCTGCTAGTTTATCCATCTAAGCATTAAATAATTCGCTCTGCTGTGTAGTATAAGCATCAGTTGCTGCTGCCCATTGTCTAGCCGCTCCCTTTGCGCTTACTGGGGTGAACCAAGAGTGAGATTTTTGCCAGGCAGTATTCTACTACCCTAAAGCACTAATATACTTATCATAGGCCTAATATCCCGCCGTTTCTCTCGTCGTCTTGACATCTATATCCGCACCCAACATCTATCTTTCCATAGCTGCATATGCGGGGGAATTTTTATCTAAAGTGTTCATAAGCTTAGTATTATGCTATTTCGCATTTTCTGCTTTTTTTGCATAAGTTTGCGCTAATTTAGACATCTATTCTGCCTTGGTACCGGAAGATGCTTTCATAGCAGCGGCCTATACTGATAAAGTGTCAGCTAATCGAGTAAAATTTAAATAATCTTGTAAATTATCATTAAAAACGTTAACTGTATCGTCTGTTGCTCCATAATCTGGGGCTATCTATTCGGGACTTAAAGCAACCGGGGCCCCAGGTAAACTAGTTAAGTCTCCCAAGGCATCGGTCATATCTCTTTTAATTTCATCGGCTTTACCTTCATAGCTCTTTAACCCACCAGCGGCTAGTGTCAATTCTGCACGACCGCTTTCGTCAATTTGAGATCGTAGCGACGCCGCTTTAGCAGTTTCGGTTTCAATATCTTTAGTGAGCTAACGATATCTTGGACTAGATTTATCTACAAACTATAGTAAATTTTTTAAAGACTCGACCCTACCAATAGAAGAAGTTAACCCAGATTTAACTGATTTTGCCTGATCCCAAAATGCAGCTCTAGTCATACCAAAAGCTGCAGGAGCGCCCTTTTCCCCGGGCCGTGTTATCGACCAGGTATTTGTCGGCAAACTGTTTTCTTTTTGATAATCACTCCAATTAAGAGAGTGTGTACCGGTTGCCCATAATCGAGTACCATCCGCAAATTCAAAAACAGTATAAGATAAACCCGATGTAGCATCAGAAGCCGCATAAGAAGCTATTGGTGTTTGACCCTGAATTAATTTACTATTTTCATATCCCATAATAAGCTTTATCACTCCTTTCTCTATAGTTAAAAACGGTAAGATACTCTTACCATACATTTTCTATAACTCCAATGCTTGTTCTGGAGTTAAAACATATTCACTATCTAGTTTAATATAATCTTTCTTTAAAATATTGGCGGCAGCTTGGGCAAGCTTCTCATATTCTTTTGCAGCAATGGCTTCCATTCTCTTTTGCTACTCTGCAATATCATCGTTATAAATTTTATCAAAACGAGACTATACGACATCATTAGAAAAGAAATCGCCCTCTTTGCGCCAATATAAAGCACCCGCTTTATCTACTGCGCTTTCGGTCATGTTCAAAAATTGACCCAAAGTAGTTAAAATTCTTACTTTGTCGGCATTGTCACCGTTGGCCAGGTCCATAATAATAGTACCTAATCTCCAAGCGGCCAGTGCGTCCGCATCGGCTGTGTGTGCAGTACCGGCGAATAGTCCTAAACGATGACCTATTGTTTCCAACTTTAAGTTTTCAAAAACCTTGCCTCCGAAAACATTATTAGTAAATGACCGTAACAAAGTGGACAAATTACCGTTTAAAGTGGTTCCATTACCTAATGTTACAGATAGCTGAACATTTTGCGCCCAAACGTAAGTATCCTATAATACAGATTTACTAATATCTTCAGCAGTATTATAATTATGAAGATAATATCCGCCTTTGCTATCCTTGCCAAAAATTTTAAGTTTAGCAAAACGGTCCATTAAGGAATCTACTTGCTACGCTGTCCATCCCTAATCGGTAATGGTCCTCATACGCACCAATGTTTTAAGTAAAAACGGCGCGTCAAATCCTGTTGGGCCAGCATTATGTCCAATTAGCATGTCAGTATCTGGATTAAATTTTGCCTTTTCAAGCGCAGAAACAAATTGATCCAACGCATTAAAAACGGTGGTCAAGTTTTTAACCGGCTTACCCTTATAAAATAACTCTCCATTTGATTTCCATTCAAAGCCTGTGGCCTAAGCAGCGCCAGCCTAATTAGCTCTTGCACGATTCAAATAATTAGGATCAACATTAATTTTAATACGTTTACCATCTGGAAGCACAATACCCATCTAAAATAAAGCCGGAATAGATTTACCTTTTTGTCCTAAAAGACCAGATGTCTCAAAGTCAAAAGCGAATAACCTACGTTTACCAGCAATAGTATTACCAATATTCTTTCCTTTAATAGCGTATACACTATTAATCATATTGTCTATTTGCTCGTCAGATGCTGTTGTAAAATGCCTCTTTAATATACGTCGCACCGATGAAGAAGACAATTCTCCCGTTTTAAAACTTGCAAGAAAGTCATCTAATGACATTACTTCTAATTCATCAATAACCTCTGTAATAGTGTCTGGAGGAGGAGCTAATGAATATTCATCAGCAATTTTCTAAATACTTTCTCTGCTTGTTAAATCAAAATCATCAGGATCTTCTCCCATAACCTCTAAAGACATGCTTACATAGTTTGCAAGGTCAGATAAATCATAAGAAGGGTCTAGCCAACGATCTGAATCGTAATCATCTGGATTATAATTTGCATCATCTCTATCGGGTTCAGAAGTTGGTTTTTTCCTAGCTATTCCATAAGCTGCCGCAGACACTCTGGCAGCGTGCTACTCATCCATAGCAACCTCTTTAAACACTGTAAATATGTCTATTAGCTTATTATGAAACTCTTGAGAAAATGCGGACTCGCGTAGCAATTCTTGGCGTAACATAGTTAAATTTATTCCAACGTTTGCAAATTTAGCTTTACGAGTGGTGAATAAATTTTCTAAGGTAAGCCCTTTAAACTTATTATTGGTTAATTTGATAACTCTATTCAGAACATCTACAAAAATCTTTTTATCATTATTGGGAATATTAGTATCAGATAATTTTTCTGCTAACTATTCAGCATCAAACAATCTTTCTTCGTTATCCCATAATGCTTTTTCTGCCGCTTTGTGCATTGCCACTTCACGCTCAAGATCGGTTAACTCATCTTCATTAGCTAATGTTATATTAAATGATTTATCTTTTATCATTTGATTATAATACTCATTCAATGAATCGGACACATTTTGTTTCTTAAAATCTGTAACAGAAGACGTTTCAAACTCATTGACAACAGACAGCGTTAATTGAGCATCTACCAATGTGATAGGTATCTGATTTAATATTTGCTATGCCGCCTCCACATCAGCCAATTTCAAAGTCGATAATCCTAAAGCTGCAGAAATTAAATTTTCTACATTATAATTAGAGTTAGATTTGGGTAAATTTCCTAAAATATTTTCGAATTTTTGTTTAACAACTGCAAAATTATTTACATTATTAATTTTCCACGCCAATACCTTAGTCAACGCAGGCTTTAAAAGTTCGGTATTAAAAACTTCTCCCCGCGCCAGTAACTAAACTCTTTTTAGTAAATCTTGTTCTGCGCCCATATAAGAATTACGATTGGCCGATATTATAGCGGGATGCAATTGGGTTTCGGTCAGTGCTTCCCCAAGTCGAGATATTCTTGAGGCTGCCTATCCAGATCCGCTGTCAGATAATAAACGCTTTGAAACGGTTTTTACTGCATCTTTTAATGCGGCAATTTCTGTTCCACTTAGTTTAGGTAACTGCATTGCCAAAATAGAGTCAACGTCTTTGAGTCCCTTTAGTATCTAGGGGAGAGCATCATTATATACCTTACTATATAACTAATAATTATTTGCAATATTTAATAATAATTCATACGCCGTATCAGATATATAATCCTTGGCTAATGAATCAAACCCGCGAAAACCCGGTCCTGACCATCCCATATCATCCATAAATTGATTAATGAGTGTGTTTCGTGCTTCAAAATCACGCAAATTAATCTACGAATAACCAATAACAAAAGTTTTAATTTTTTTCATTATCTCTAAAGACTAATGTGCACTTATTTGATTTTTAGTTTCCGCTGGACGTTGATGATATAAAGTTCTGTGCTAATCATAAATTATACTGGAAAACGCATTAGAAACGGGTTCGGTTAAGGGTTTTCCATCTACCGTGGTCGGTTTAATATTTTTTAAAGCTTCAGTATAACCACGAATTCTTTCAAAAAGATACTTTAAATCTGCTAAAACTTTAGAATTATGAACATAGTCGGGCGTTGTTGCCACGATTTTCTTTAATTTTCGTAGAGCTTCGTCTCTTTTTTTTATTAATCGAATTTCCGCAGCTGTAAAAACCCTTTTCTGCTCTAATACTTCTTCTTCTACTTGTGATTTCCTTGGCTTTTCCCAATTCCTACGTTGGGCACTCTAACGATATTTTGGAGGCAAATGATTGCCATAGTAAGTTTCAAAAGCGGACTCCATTTCGGCCACAAATATTTTACCCATACCATTAATTTTTCCTTCAGGTAACAATTCATCTATATCTTTAGTAGCGGTTTTTAAAAGTTTATCTCCAGACTAATGTCTAGTAATAGCAAGACCTATCCAACCATCATCTGTTGTTTCTCTGCCATCGAAATTAGTAGTCGTAGAATATAATTTACTAAATCCGCGCTCAGTCAAAACAGCCATAATCGCTGTATAAATACTAGGATAATCTTCACAAATTGCAAACAAACGTTCCATAGCAAATTCCTGATCTGCTGCACTAATATTTACAGTAGATCCATTTTTTAAAGTTGTTTGTCCAGTTAATGCCTATTGTAACCAAGATGCAGTACTTACATATCCCCAAGGGTTAATCTTATAATCTACTCCTTGTTTTTTGCCAGCATCATATAACCATTGCGATTTAATTTTATCCGCATTAACGTTTTTTATATTAGAAATTTTAGTAAACACAATTTCATCAACGGCATCATGAAATCGAGTACCTATAGAACCATAAGCGCCGCCAATCCTCAAAACCCTTTGAGCCCACCTGGTTATAGCGCCACTATTTCTTATATCAGATAAATCCATAGAATTAAACAATGACTGTGCATACGCATCGGCTTTATCAGGCCCCTAAGTTTTATAAATAGATTTATAAACCGTAAAAATTTCATTAACTGAATTATTTCCGGTTAATAGTTCGGCCTAATCAACACGCATCCATTTGTCGCCCTATTTATAATAGGTCGCTGATCCATCTTCTGTATATCGATCTTCAGCTCTACCATAAAAAGTAAAATATTTTTGACCAGGATATTTCTTACGCATTAATTCCAATCTGGCTATTGTATAAAAAGTTTTACGATCTCCTGTTGGATCGAACCCCTAAGATTTTACAACTTGTTCACGTTCGCCTCGAATTGATACTTCAGACCCAAACGGATTAATATCTGTCTGTTTATTTTCCGCAGCGTCTTTAATCAACTAAACGGCTTCGCGATCTGAAATATTTCGCACACTAATAGGGTGGAAAAAAGTGTCTTGTCGTCCAAATGGTACAACTTCTGCTCTAATATCGGCTCCACTAAAATGAGGGTCGTGGCGTAATATCGCGGCCTGCATTGCGACCTCAAGACCACCATACAAACCACCATTTTTATATTCTTTACCAGATTTAAAATCTCGAATTTCATAAAACACCTTACCGGTTTTTATATCTCTAATTTTATACAATCCATCAATCGTAGCAGATCCCCAAATTGGGTTTTTATGCGTACCAAAATTGGCATAAATCTCTTTTTCACTAAAAATTTTTTCTACCTTAAATCTATTAGACGGATATTTGGCATTATAATATTGCTACGCATTTATAATTTTTTGAGTACCAACAAAATTGCCAAATTGATTAAAAAAATGAGTTCCATATTTCTACAATACTAAATTATTAGAAGTATATAATCCCATTTCAGACAGTTCTTCATCAGTAATTTTATGTGCCTTCCAAGCGGTCTCAATATCTTTTATAGATAAATTAGAGATTTTATTGGCTTCATAAAGTTCCAAAAGTTTATGGAAGGCCGTACCATATGCGACAGCTCCATTATTGCCCGTTCCAGAATAAGTAGAACCAGATGTAATTTTACCAACATAAGAAGCCGATATCACATGCGATTTGGGACTTAAATCAACCTTCCACTACTAAGTTTTGTTATCAAAAACTGCAGTAAAAGATTCGTGCTATGTTTTTAAAAATTTTACCATAGCGATCTTTTGCTATGCTTTATTTTTAATGGATAAAATATCTTCGGGAATATAGCCTTTAGCATTAACAAAAGTAATGTTTCCTGCCTAATAATTGTTTAAAAAATCAGAACCATTTAAACGAAAAACTCGTTCTTTGTTTCTATGCGCCAACTCTTGTCTACGGCGATTTTTTACTTCATTGGGGTTCCATTTCTCCCATTGTAAAAAACCGCGATTTGATTTAGAGCGCCAATTTGGGTTATTTTTATTATCAGAAGTCCACTAGAAAAATTCGCTAACTGGTCTACCAGGAAATTTCTTTATCCACGCAAGCAATAATTTACCCTCTGGTCTATTTAAATATCCTGACTCTTTTAGTTTATGATAATCAGTATCATTTAACCAATCATTAAAACCGCGTTTTGTTTGGTTTTTCCAATATGACTCTGTGGTAATATCTCTTCTCCATGCAATAAACTCACTCACAGGATGGCCGGGAAATTTTTTCATCCACGCCTTAAGAAGTTGACCCTTTGGGCCACCCAACTTACGACTTTCTGGAGAAGGCTTATATTGAATATTACCAATCGAAGTCTCTCCAGCAACATAAGGCTTAGACGGAGAAGGAACACCGCGAGCGCCAAACTGAGAGGCTTGTGCCTGGCGACGATTTTCTTGTGTACGTTTAATATTCGCCAATATTGGTCTTCCCTCTTCGTATTCTATGTCCATTAATCTGAAATTAGCGTCTTCCTCGTCAAACTTGCCGTCAATAATAGAACGTGTAAAATAATTAATTACCTATTCTTTCGTAAAATGACATGTTTTAAATAAATAATCTGAGTCCTAAGAGGGTATTTTTTTAATATATTTTTCAATATCTCCTCGTCTAGCTTGGATATCTTCACATGCCATACGAGCCGACTTATTGAAATCTTTTAACCATATTTCATAATTTTTAAGCGTCAAAGCTCCACTATGCCAATTTTTAGCCCATGTAGGCTAAGGTGCGCCCAACTATGGGGTAGTTGCACTATAAGTCGAATAAACAGGAGAATCTATATTAGTCCATTCATGCTCGGTCCAAACTCCCCATTGAGAAATAGAATTAAATACCTCCACCCACTACTTTAATTCTTGAATATTCTTTGTACAAAACTTATTAATTTCGTTAATATCTATAGAGCCATAAGATAATATAGCAGATTGATATTGATCAATAGTCTAATTTAACTTAGGAATAATAGAGCTAATAATGCCCGGTCCTTCTTCTAATAGTATTTTTGCCTTATAACGCCCCGCAGCATTCCATTTCGTCATAGCTAAATCAACACGTTCTTCATATTTGGCGATTAAAGCATCTTTTTGTTCTTTGGTTAATTTAGAATATGCGCGAGTCTACTGATTTAACTACTGAGCCTCATCCTCCAAATCAAACGGTACAGATGAATCGATTTTTTGTGCAAGTTGAGCCTACATTTGCACGCGTTCTCGACGACGTTTTCTTGCCCATCTACTTGACGATTTGCTCATAGGTCTCCTCCTCTCCCATTTATTTTAATATCAAAAATTATTTCTCTTCTTTTTCTTCTTTCTTCTCAAACATCTTCTCTGTTGCCTTCGCAAGCGGATCGATGCCATTAAGAAGCATACCAAGTCTCTCAAGATCCTCAGTCTTCATTTTCTCCTGGAATTCCTGAAGGCTCTTAGTCATCTCATCGATCTTCGCCGGATCAATCTTGTCAAGTTGATCGCGGTTACTTAAAATAACATTCCAGTTAATCGCATTCGCATAAATTTCTTTAAGTTTCGCATAGTCCTTCGCACAAACCTTCTCAATATCATCAAGAAGGCCTGTGGGCTCCAGGAAATCTATAATATCAACCGTATTAAACATTTCAACAAGATCATTCTCAATATTGGTGTATAATTCAATCAAGCCAAATACCTCAATATTGGCGAGTTGTTCGAGGCCTAAAATTATAATATCATTATCAGTACTAAATCTCATAATCGCTTTCACAAGCGCCACGTTCTTATCCTTAACAGGAGCATACTCTCTGACAATCAGACGTCTTTTAATATTCGCCAGAGCATCGGCGTGCTCACCATTCTAGTCATCATCAAGCTGCATTGCATGCAGCATAATTTCGCTAAGTTGTATATTCTTTTCTAACATAATAAAAGTCTCCTTTCATATCCTTAAAAATCAAACTTATCTTTTTGCTACTGAAGCATCTTCGGATCAACCTTAATATAATGCTTCTGCGTAACATCCAAACCTTTGTGATTCAAAAGTTTAGATATATCTTCCAATTCCATACCCAAATTCTTAAGCAGTGTAGCACCACTATGTCTAAAATCATGCGGGTGGAGTGTGGACACACCAATCAAATTGCCAATAATACGCGCCCACAGGAACATAACGGAGGCGTCAGTAATGCCGCCGCTTTTTGTTACAAATAATAGTCCATTGTCCTCAATCTGCATTTCGGATCGAAACGCCTTGAGTTTTTCTAGAAGCTCTTTAACCTCGTTGGAAAAATACAATGAAACAATATATCCTTCTTTCTCAACAACGTCATTAATAACGCGCCCCTCCAAATCGATCTGGTCCCATTTAATAGAACTAACTGCACTGGCGCGGGCCATCGTTGATAAAGATAACATACCATAAACCCAGACTTCAAGAGCCAAATGTCTTGCAGTCACACCAACAGCCGTCTCAAAATTCTCTGCAAGCTTCTCTCTCATCAAAGTCACTTGTTCCGGCGTCAGGTAGGTCTGCACTACAATATCGGTATCCTTCTGCGGACGACTCACATCCTCCATCGGATTTACAGTAATAATTTTCTTCTTTCGTAAAAACTTATAGAAAGCTGCGAGAGAGCTAATGCGTCTCTTAAGGCGACGGGAATTATTCCCTTGCTCTTTACAGAAATAAAGAAAATCAGTAATGTCGTCCTCATCCAGGTCCGTAACACAGCGATTCTACTGCTCGTCCAAAATATAAATCCACCACTACCGTAGATCGCTATAATACTGGTAGATCGTATCTTCTGACAGTTCACGTAGCTTCATATCTTTTTCATATTTCTTCCATAGCTACAAAGTTTCTGCGTTTACTTTTGCGAGCTTTTCTGCATCAAACAGTTCAATCCGCTCGCTTCGAGTTCCGATCGGCATAAGTCTCTCCCCTTTCTTTCATGTTTTGTAATAGTTTAATTTGATTTTGGACCCTCTACTTGGCAGCCGCTGCCTTCAGGGTCTTATCCTTTTTGGTAAGCGCCTTGATTTCTTCCTCAAGGTCTTGCTGCTCCTTTCTCATAAACAGGGTGATCCACAAAGCGGCAGCATCCGAAATATCCAACGTCATATTCTTCGGGATCACGTGATGACCATAATGCGAAGAAACCCAAGACTGTATATCTAGTTTCTCTGGGTGCTCCACTCCGGTCAATTTTTTAAACAGGGCTTTTACACTCACTGAGTGTATTCCGTATCCATAATAATCCAGTCCCAATTGATCTACAACGAGATCGAGGACTGCATGAGCTTTTGCCAATCCTTGTAGAGTCGCTATAGTAGAGAATTTACTCTACTGCGGCATCATTTCCCTTAATACAAAAACATCCTTTTGAAGATCAGTGATCTTAGTTGAGCCTTCATTTTTCTGAATTATATCAAATAAAAGGTTGATTTTATTGTATAAATCCAAAACCGGAGTCTCACTCTTTGGGGATACGGAAATTTGGTAGTAAGATACAAGTCTATCTTGGTGCACATCGATTACGGCTACGCCTGTTTCATATTTAGCCAAATCGAACGCAACGCAATATTTGTAATCATAAATGCTTTTCTTCAACTGAAAGTTCAACTAAAAGCACACTCCTTTCTTCCATTTTAACCTTTAATAAAACAATTGGGAGAGACTTTCGTCTCTCCCAATCCGTCACTCGGAAATCTCTTTCTTAAGCTCGTCTTCATCGGCGACCATATAAGCCCTCTGTTCGGGGACCGAAGCTTTTTCGGTATCCTCAACGGTGGCCGTAGTGGTCTTCTTTTTCCTTTTTGTACGAGCTTTAGTCGCAACTTCCTTGTCTTGAGAGATAGTCTCAATTTCTTGTTTGTCCTCCACGGGAAGGACGAATTCCTCTTGCTTGTGCGCTATTTGCCATTTCTTTTTGCGCTCTAATAAATCTTTTAGAGTAACTCTTTTATTGACCAGAGCCATCTAAATCCTCGGTCTCTACATGCTCGGCCAAAGGCTCTGCAAGTAATTTTTGTTCCTGCATATTATTCGAGAAACTAATTATCTCGTCAATATATGCGCTGACTTGAGTAAGGTCAACATTGCTAATTCCAATACTTTTACAGAATTGGGTTACCATGTCTATAACCATTTGTTTCTTATCTGCTCCCGAAAGGCCGGTCGCTTCAGCAACCTGAGCGGCATCTCTAATGGCATCAAGAATTTTAAGCCAGTTTTTGTCTTCTTTAATAGTTTTAAAAGATTTATAAAGATTAATTGCAAGAGTTAAAATAGTGGCCAATGCAGTACAGCCACTAACGATTAGGCCTATTATGGCCTCAACAGTATCCATATTATTGGCCCCTTTCTTATATTAAGATATAATCAGGAGAGAAAACAATTCTCTCCTGAATATAAATTATGCCAATACCAAAGTGGTTATACCACAATGTTCTACTTTATTATTCTCGTCAAGTGTTACAACTACACAAGCATATCCCGGAGCTCCACCTGTAGCCGGCAGTAAAAAGCCACCCCCAGCAAGTGTTGCGCTATTCCAATTACCAGAAAGAGTGTCTCCTATAGCGGGAATTGCAACACTGACTCCTGTTTTATAATAAACAGTACCTTGAAGAACGGGCGAAATTGTAACTATCCAATCTTGTCCGTTTTTCCGATTAGTTACGGCTAAGTCACCTATAGACTCTCCAAATGTAGTTGTTAAATTACTATATCCGGTACTATAAGTTAAAGTATAAGCGGCAGCATTGCCAAAATGCACTATACCATTTATGCAATAAGTGGTAGTATAACCATATGGAGAATCCGAGGTAATTTGTGTATTAATTGCTGTCATTCCAGGCGGAGTGGGGTCTCCTCCGTTAGCATGAACTAATACTGCTACGGTTCCATTATCATAAATACCATATAAAGGAGCATTCGTGCCCTTCACATATCCTGTAGCAGCATCTACGATAATTCCCACAAGCCCTTCATTAAGAGTTCGTCCCTTAACAGTTTCAATAACGCGGACTAATTGTCCATTAATCATATCGCATCCACTGAAGTCTGCAAGAGCAGTGCCCGACAATTCCATTGTTGTATTGGAACTCATATTAAACGTAAAATTTTGCGCTCCATTAAGCTTAAACCTAGGAATTTCAAACGTCAACGTACCGGCAAATTTCCCATTTGCAGTAGCACAAGCGTCCCCAGAAAAAATAGGAGCGGTAATAATCAAATACAACTCTTCTGGAATAATATTAGAAGTAATAATAGCATCCCTAGCTTGCTCATCGGTAGCAAGATAACGAATGCAATATTCGTCATCATTGGTAGAACCAGGAATCGTTACTTCGGCCGATTCAACTACCAAGGTGTTCCACACCTCGGAACCGGATCTGGAATACCAAATGATCTTATCATTATCAGTATCGCAAGCAACTTGCAAAGCAAGGGGATTTTTACTCAGAACAATTTTCCCAGTGATTTTATCGCCCACTTTAAGAGTTTCGCTCTGATATGCTGTTATATCCGCACCTGTCTAAAACATAGCCCCAAGTTGCGCCTCCAGATAAGACTCTTTCCAGAAGATATCTGTTAATGTAATTTCTACATTAGGATCATGATAAAAATTCGTAACAATGGGAGCACCTGTGCCTCCACGAAGATCGTCTTTAGTTGTAGAAATATTAATAGAAGAATCTGTTAATGTTTTACACACAAAAGCAAGTTGACGACCAACGGCCGTATTACGAAAAGCTTCTGCGCTACCTACTGATCCAAGAAAATATTTGGACATATGTTACCCCCTCCTTTACTTGTTATTATTTTGATACTGCGGGCATTTCTGCCCGCAGTTATGTTCTTTGAAACACCGATCTTTAAAGCAGTATTTTTGACAAATACACACTTCTTGAGATAATGTGCATGTATAGCCTTGGCCTGGAATATAATGGCTATATACACAATTGTGATTACTCATAAATTATGATGCGCTAACAGTTGTTACAGAGCAGGCGAAAGAGGGCGAGCCCTGATCGCCGTTCGGATAAAAAGTAAAGGCCTGAGCGCCCGCGGTGGAGCTAAAGGTAACGGTACCATTAGATTTATCATAACTTGCTCCAGAGGGAATACTTATGTAATTTGGATTGGCGTTAGCACTAGCTGTGCTATTTGCCCACTTTAAGAGAGCTCTTTCACCATTTTCATATATGGTATAAATGTTTGCCGTAGCAGCAGGTGCATAACCATTACCCTTATCGATCATAATTTTCAAAATACCGACGTTTGGAGTTCTACCATCAATACTTTCGATAATACGAACAAGCTGACCATTAATCATATCACAGCCACTAAAGTCGGCAAGAGCAGTACCAGAAAGTTCCATAGTAGTATTAGAACTCATGTTAAACGAGAAGTTCTGGGCACCATTGAGCTTAAATCTCGGGATCTCAAAAGTAAGAGAGCCGGCGAGTTTACCATTAGAGGTAGAACAAGAATCGCCAAAGAATATAGGAGTTGTGATAATCAGGAAAAGTTCAGCAGGAATTATATTAGAAGTAATAGTTGCCTCTCTCGCTTGCTCATCGGTAGCAAGATAACGAACGCAATAGGTACCAGATTCGGGAACTGTTACGGTTTGCGACAATTCGGTAACCTAAGCAGTATGCCATGCGTCGGAACCCTCTTTTGAAAACCAAACCGTGGCTTTTTCTTCTGTATCACAAGCAACAGGCAATACAAGGGGCTGTTTAGTTAAGGTAATCTGATAATGACTGTCAACCTGCGAAGCCGTTAAAGCATGAGGCTCGGTAAAATAATTCGCAATTTCAGCACCGGCCTGGAACATAGCACCAAGCTGAGATTCAAGATAAGACTCTTTCCAGAATATATCGGTAAGAGTTATTTCAACGTTAGGATCGTGATAGAAATTGGTTACTATAGGAGCACCAGTGCCGCCACGAAGATCGTCTTTGGTCGTCGAGATGTTAATCGAAGAGTCGGTCAGGGTTTTGCAAACAAAAGCTAACTCCTTACGAGTTGTGCCATCGCCATTGTCTATGGTTCTGAAAGCTTCGGCACTACCGACCGAACCAAGAAAATATTTGGACATAGTATTCTTCCTTTCATAAAATTAGTATTTTATTAAATATGGGAGAGTTGTTGTTTCATGTCGTCAAGCGACATCGATGAACCATACATATCCTCTTCCTTTTTATAAATCCAATGTGGGAGCGGCTCTTTCGAAGAAACAAAGCCACTCATTCGTCCTTGTAGGGCAGCTTCATACACAAGTTTATCATCTATTGCACCGAATAACATCAAATACTTCCGCATCGGCATTTTAAAGATTTCATCAATCTTATAATTGGTTGCCAATGATGTACACACAATCTTTCTTTCCAAAGATGCTTCGCCATTTTTACGCGATTTTAGTCGAGCTTTTTCCTCTTGGTCCTTTTTCAGGGCTGGGTCTACCCAAGAATCATCACGATAATCGGGCAGATTTTGAAAAAGTAAACTCTATCGCATAAAGCGATAATCTTTAAAGGTAATTGCGTGCTAATCAACGATAATATTTTTATTAGATGTTTTTTCATCAGTGACGTAATGAATCATTTCGTGCAATTCTTTTCCTTTACAATCAGGACAGCGGACAATATCGTCCTCATCTCTTGGCTGTGAGAAGATCTCCTCATAAGAGAACACCTTATTACAAGCGCGACATTTCACACCATTGGTAATGTGAAACACCAATTCCAAAAGACGAGAGAACTTCAATGTCCAATATAAGCCCTCCTGCGGATCGGTCAACTTCGTGATTAAAAAATCAAGATCGGTCATACCGATACCTTCAATCGTTGTGCGTCGATCAAGAGTTAAAAGCGGGACGGCCCCCATAAAATCATTATAATCCTTTGTTAACACAGGGTACATTAAGAGCCCTGTTTCTCTAAGTGGAATCGGAAGGTCGAAAGTATTATATACTTCATCATTATACATCAATTCCGACGCAAACTCTTCCGGTTCTCCTTTAAATCGTAAAGGGAGCGACTTATCAGTAGCCAAAAGCAGCACTTCCCGATGAAGAGCACATCTTCATACCAAAAGTATGTGTGTGCCCAATCAACGCTCGGTTGTTATATACATTTTGTTTTGTACCTAATAGACTATAAAGCTCTCGATTATACTGGAGATATCCAGAACCATCAAGATATAATCCATTAAACAAAGCCAAAACGCATTTGCTTAAAACTTCCTCACGATTTTTATAATTAACCAAAGACTACAAATGATCGGGAGTTAAATCATTGGGATTAATATTTGTATTTTCTCCAGTTGCGTCTCCCAATATAACGGCAATTTTGGAGTGAGTTACAGTTTCTGCCGCAACTTCAACTATACTCTCGTTAGTACCTCTAGGAATAATATCCTTAATAAACAAATGAAGGTGTGCACATTCCACCGTCCACCCATCGTTCATGAATGGTGCCAAGAACACTCTCTTAGAATCTTCCTTACCATCTACAATATCCAACAGGCTAACTTTCTGTTCATAGGTTAACGAGGGTTTTAAAAGACAGTCTACACTATTATAGTATAAGACTTTCCATAACAAATCTGCGTATTTCGAGTCGCTGTGTAATAACACATAAACAAGCTTCCAAGTTATGGAGTCAAGGTTCGCAAAACGGTTCATATCGTTATACGAACTATATTGAAATATATCTTGTGCCATATCACAGCCCCCTCATATTCAAATCAAACTCAAGAATAATATCCTCTCCAGTGGGGCTATCCTGCGCCGCCACATACGACTTTACATGCAACGGGCCACCACCGTAAAATTGTACTTTCTTAATACAGAATTGAGCTTCTGTATCTCCAAAGTTATAAGTTACATATTTACTAATACTGGTCGTTCCTTCCAAAGTAATCTCTGTATGCACCGGCAAAGATACTATTGTATCACCATGATATACGGCTACTTCAAAATTGATCTCAGTATTAGTGGGCAGCGGATTTGGGATAAATTCAGGAGATATTATTTTTAATGAATAACCATCATCAGCATTATCGGTTACTTGTACTGTTTCTTTATTGTTAAAAGCAATGCGGTGCTCGAAATCATCTTCAGCCGCAACATTAACAACCTCAAAATATAGTAAAATCGTACCGATGTTTCTGCTATTAAGAGTTGTACGACTCTGCGTTTTGTTCATAGCAGTTATCCTATAAACCTAATCATAACCCACAACAAAACGTTGATTCACATAATATTGATCAGTATATTTATTAAACTGAACAATACCATAAATCTCACTTTGTGGCAAGACACCATATTTCGAATAAAACAGATCAACCGTTTTGTTTTCTCGGGTAAATATAATAGGCTCATAATGATACGAGGAAATACCCTGCGAATCGGTAATAATACTGCCCAGTGTATTATTACAACGCACACAAGTCAAACTAGAAGTCATGTCGCCAGAATTGCGATTAGACGCAATCCAAACATCTCTTTCCAATTCGGCTGGGGCATTCCCAACATCATCATCGAAGCGCCAATGGCTTCCAATAGGATAATGACTGGTAATATTTCTAAATACCAGTTTACGCCAGTCATCACTTATAACAGTATTATTAGTGTCTGGCTTTACAGTTTGCGCAATAACTTCCATTGGAATATATTGCTGTTCGCCCCATACATTTTCGTATTCAACGTCAATGCGATTAGGGGCTCTGCACCAGTCTCTGTCTACCTTCTGTTGCAACTCTTTAATCCAATAGTTATTCGGATCATAATTCTTCGGAGTCTAAGTAAGGAGGACATAGTCCGGGGGTAAGTTCGCAGAATTATATACTCTTCCCATAATCGTGCCCCCTTATTCTAAGGATTTACGAATGTGGTCGATAATTCCACGAGCCTCGAAAATTTGTTTCTTTATTATATTAAAAGGTGTATCCAAATAACTGGAATACACACCATTTAACTTTATGACAACTTTAATAAGTTGATGATCAAAAAGGGCGTCGGAATTATTGAGCTCAAATAACAAGCCGGCAATGTATGATTTAGCGTCTCCAGGGGTCTTCTCTTGCTCAATAAGATATAAGATCTTTATCAATTCATTATATACCTTGTCAAGATAGACTTTTTTACCTTCTTTGGACAAAACCAATCTACATGCACCAGACTCTTGTAACTGAGACACTGCCGATACATTTTCGTTATCAAACATTTCCGCCAAAGCGATACCCCCTTTGATAGTTTGTGCTTACGTCCCACGATAAACTACAGGTGAGTTCATCAACTTCCCATTTCAGGTTATTGTACCATTCAACCTTAGAAGTGGTTGTGCTACCAGGGGAGTGCAAATTAAAATCAGTATCATTTAACAGATTACGAATTTCAAGAATAAAATTCTTATTGCGCTCGGCCCAAGCAAGCAAAGTACAATGTGCCAAAATATCTACAACTCGTTCCTGAATCGCACTAAGATTCAAATTACGAGAAGCCTTACCAGTTACATCCTGCGTAAATGCACCAGGATAGTACCATTCAAAGGAACATTCAGTGCCAGCGGGAACAGGCTGGGAAAAAGTAACAGTATGCGTATCAGGATCGTACTATGCAGTAGGATCGGGCACGCCTGCTATTTTAAAAGACATAAGACTATTATCATCTGGTACGGTGGTTACAGCATATTCCGAAACACCAGTACCATCTATAACCTCTGTCTCTCCAGTTGCCGCAGAATAAACGCTTAACTGGTCAGACAAAATTGTGGGGTTCGAAAAACGGCCCTTACCATTGATAAGGTAGGGGCGCATAATTTTCGCAAATTTAGCGGGATCATTAAAATACGCTAAAGATATATCGGGATCGTCAAATAATCCTATAGCCCTTGAAAATATATCAGAGAAAGCTATAGTTCCCATTTATAGATCTTCCTTTCGTTTATCTACGCGCAAGAGTCTGAAGTTCAGCGGCAAACCCACCGTTAGTGAGTCTGTTCATAACTTCAATTTTGCGAATATCTTTGAACGCGGGATCGTTAGCAACAATACGCTGCTTAAAATATTCTGCTATGGATTGTTTAAGAGACAATTCAACTTGATTATAAATTTCTTCAAGCTCTGTCATCGATATATGACCAAGCTCAGCAAACAAATTGTAATTAAGATGATAGTCACGAGCACACTTCAGCTTCTTTCTACGAGCATAATACTCGCAATTGTCGCCTACTGCAAGAACACCTTCTTCAAATAACGAACGATATTTACCAGCAAGTTCATCAAATTGCTGGGGAGTAAGAGTAAACTCTTCTCCAAAAGCGGTCATAACCAGATCCAGGTTCGAAAGGTGAATGTAAGTCGACAGTCCAGCTGCTCTCTTCACAAGATGCACAACAGTAACATCTGCGGGAACATCTTTTTCTTTTGAAGTAGTGGGAGCCGGTTCTGTTTTACCCGTCTTCAGCATCGCCATAATCTGAGCAATTTGCTCACTCTACTCCTGAAGCTGGTCTTTGAGCATTTTATTTTCTTTCTTGAGATTTTTTACCTCAGTATCATTTTCTATAGGTGTGGTTTCTTCTCGGGCTATCTCTTCCTCACTAGAAACCGCAGAATTTTTCTTTACATTAGCCATTTTATCCTTTTCCTTTCCTTTCATTCAATCGAGAGGGGTCCATAAAGGACCCCTCTCATTAATTAAAATTTATCGATTAGCCACCGATAGTGAGGGTACCGAATTTCGAACCAACTATGGCCGAAATACCGACCTTCATCTTGATGGAGATGCCGTAGGTACGGTCATTGGTCTCTTCGGGGATGTTCTCGATGGTTACCGAGTCGCCTTCGAAGACAACCTTGACAGGACGATACGAATCAGCAGCTATGAAGTAAATCTTGTTGTCAGCTATCGAGAGGGTAGCCGAGGTGTTGGTGGTACCAGGAACAAGTACGTTATCAACAGGGATAAGAGGAGTGTTGAGGTACTTATCGAGGAAGCCTTCCTTAGCTATCTCGGAGCCAAGACCATACTGGAGACCCTGGACAGTCGGGTAGACGTTGCCAAGAGCACCAAGGGTGCCTATCGCATAGACAGCGGCGCCGCCATTGGCAGCACGAACTCTCTCACGAAGAGCGGTCCAGTTGGCGTTGCTGAGACCAGAAGCAGAATAACCAGCGCCGACTTCAGAGACAGCAGAGGTCATCGCGGCAATTATCTTAAGGAAGATGTAGCCTTCGAACGAACGGCCAGCTCTAAGAGCGAAATCGCCCCAGTCAAACACGCCAGCAGCAACAGGATACCAGTCGACAGAAGTGGCTATCTCGATGGTACCGCAGTTGACGGTATACTCATCATCGTAAATGGGCTGGAGGACACCACGATTGATACCTTCGGCAACCTCATTAACTTTGAAGAGCTCATTGGACTTTACTATGAAACGAGCAGTGTCGCCCCAGCCAACCTGGACGACTTCAGCAAGGAACTCCGCATATCTCGCCGAGGTGACCTCGGGAGCAACGGCGTTGATTATCTGAGCTATAACAGCGTTGAAGTTCTCACGGACAGCCTGAGATCTGACTACCATGGGATTCTTGAAGAGTGCGGCGCCCTGGGTCTCAAACATAGACTCATAACGGGTGTCGGCGACCGAGAATTTAACGACAGCTTCGTTTATTTCTCTCATCTTGTCGGCATAATCGGGAACGACGATGCCCTTTCTCTTATCGCGAGCGGCGATAATGACGGAATCAACGATGGCGTTGAAGCCTTCATCGTTGGATCTTTTATATTCAAACGATTCCATAATCATGTTCTCCTTTCTATATGTTTACCTATTAAAGGCTTATAACTTCGCAGAGATAGATGTTGCCATTGCCCTTCTGGCCAGTGGTAAGACCTTTCTCAAGCTGAATTTTAACACCAAAGCCACCCGACGGAGCGGCGGCATTGGGAGTAAGAATGACATCACCAGCAGTGACGCCAGCATACTGACCAGCAACAGGAGTGCTAGCAAAGTTGTCTTCACCAAGCCAGAATTTATCGTGAACCTGAGGAATACGAACTCTGGTAACAGTACCAGCAGGAACAGTCAGGTTAAAGAGCTTGTTGCCCATTTTGTAAACGTTACCAGCTATAGCGCCTTCAGAAATACCAGCATAGTCGACTATCGCGACAGGAGAGTTGGCGCCTTCGGGAGCTTCAGCATAATAAACGTTGTATTCCACATCACCATTGGCGGTATAAGTGGTATCGGTAACGAGGTTACCAAGAGTGACAAAACCACCGTCAATAACGGGGGCGTTGGCATTATTGGCCTGGAAGAGCGCACCAACAAGGAGCGGGCGGACGGTTTCAGAAGCCATTATGCCTTTAGAAAAAAGATGTGCCATATTAATTACTCCTTTTCAAATTTAATTGTTTTTACCAAGATATTCTCTTAAAGACTCTTGGCTAGACTTTTTAGTTTTTGTAGATTTCTTTTCAGTGTTAAAGCTCTCAAACTGAGGCAGAGCAGAAAAAACCTCTTTCGAGGGTTCATCTTTGTGATTGTACATAAAGATCTGTAGAGCAACCTCTTTACGGAGATCCTCAAAGGAGGCAAATTTGCCTTCTATACAATCTTTATAAATTTTGTCTTTTCCTTCGATAGAGAAATTCTCTCCATTGAGAAGGCGTTTGGCTTCCTGAAGTCTCTTTTCGCATTCCACTTTGAACATTGCCATCTTCAGTTCATCACATCTAGCAGCAAGAGCATCGTAGTCTGCGCATTTCGCAGCCAATTCTTCTTTTTCTTTTGCCATTTGAGCAAGTTCTTCCTTGAGCTTGCCATTTTCCTCCATCAGCGCATTATGAGCGTTAAGGAGTTCCGTATAAGCGTCTTCGGGCTTCGACTCATCGTCTTCGTCCTCGTCTTTGTCGTCCTCGTCTGCTTTTTCATCATCGCCAGCATCTTTCTTGTCATCGTCATAAGCTTCTTCAGATTTCTCCGCCGTTTCAGCTTCGCACTCGGAGCATTCGCAACCATCGCCGTGCTCATCATCATCATCGGAACTCATCTGTTTCTTGGCCATGCACTCTTCACAAGTACAATCCTCACCATGCTCATAAGCAGCTTCGGGCTCTTCTTTGCCTTCTTCGGGGCACTCATTCATAACAGTGTCAGCTTCCTGCTCAGTAGCAAAAGTCTCTTCCTGCTGCTCTGCAGCATAGGCTTCTTCGGGCTTTTCCTCTTCGCATTTTTCCTCGCACTCTTTGCCGAGTTCCTCGCAGGGGCATCCGTACATATCGGCGCAATCTTCGCATTCCGTAAATCCACATTCATGTTCAACATCAATGTCAAGATCTTTGTAAATGGTCATGATCTTACCGATAATTTCGGATTCCTCGTTCTTCTTGGCATAGCCTAAAGCCGTCGACAGTGCTTCTCTATTATAAACAGCAGTATTTTCTTTTAACTGCATGACAGGATACTTAAGTGCGGTAACTTCTTTGTCTTTCCACCCATCTCTGAGATCAAGAAAGATATCTCCGGCTACCTCCTCATAGTTAGAAGCTTCTACGACTTTGCGTCGTAACTCTGTCTTATCAACGTCACCCCAGGGGGTGTCGGATAATGCGTCTTTAGACTTGTCAACAAGAATCTTAAAGTCGAAAGTTTCTTGATTGTCCAAATCTGCACTTTCCTTTCTATTTATATTAACACGGTCCGCAGTCTGCTCGTCAAGCTTCTGATAAGCAAAACAGAGTGCTTCTCGTTGTTTGTTATAAATTGGGTCATCGTCTTTAATCTGCGCAAGTACGGAAAGATGCGCATTATTAATGCCCTCTTTTACCGGTTGCCCATTACGGCTACCCAGTATGGTTATACCAATGAGGTTGAATTTATCTATATGTTTAATACCGTGATCATCCATATGATATTCAAGGACATCTACCTCAACGGAAACCTTTTTATGTTTATCTTTAAGTAAGCGTTTAATCTGACGGAATCCATACTGGGTCCAAAGCACACAGCTTAAATGAATCCAATGTTTTCCATCCTTCTCAACCACTTCAAGAGTATCGCTTTCGCGAATAACACCAAGGGGGCGTTCACCACCCTCAGTATCCCAAAACTCTACTCCGGTCTCTCTATCTTTTACCCATTTACCCTTATGAGATTCAAAATCGTTCTAAGAAGTAAAGAATCCGACAACAGGCTTAGAAATAAAAGAGGACAGACTGTTATGAAGAGACTCGATAGTAAAATGACTACCATTATTATTGGGATTTTCATCGCTAATTGGATACATATCAATGGCCAAGAAATCTTTTTTAATCACATCTTTAAAGGAAAGCTACTCGGCATTCACTTCAAAGACTAAGCGTTCATTCTCAATCACTTCTGTTCCTCTCCTTTCTTGACTTTGTTATCACCAGAAATAGCTAATGCTGCGCCGATTCTTTCGGCAGTAACAGCGGCTTGAATTTTTACACCGTCTCTATTCTCAATATTTTCATGAGCAAACTCGACACATAAGAATCCAAGACAAAACCCATCTACTTGATCGTAGATACCGCGAACATAAATCGCCCTGGTCCCCCGCTGATTAAACATATAATACGAAACAGGATCTTCGGCTTTGATGGATTCTATATCATCAATCTCATAATTTTTATGCTGAGATAGTTTATCCTAAAGTAATGGATATGATTGACGGGGCATGTTTTGCTCAAACTGCATTACCGGCGCCACTGTCATATCAATAGACTCGTGTGTCGCACTCATCTTTTGAAAGCTTTTACCATTAACAGTATAATAACCATTGTGATATAAAAACACAAGTACTCTGTTTGCATGAGAAAATTCCCTCAATGTATTGATCTGAATGTTTATAAAAGTATTCGCTTCGCTACCCTTTTTTTCGTTTTCTTGAATTTCCTTTTTAAATTCAGGAGAACGGGGTTGTTTGGTTTCTGGAAGACGTTTGACTAATTTGCTTAATTGTTTAAACTATGTTAAAACGATGACAATTAGCGCCGCCATTAAAACCGGATAAACGCCGTGCTCGATAATTAATGTCAAAATCTCTTCCATACCAGTCACGCTCCTTATACCACAGGAATAAAGTGCGTATACTGACGAATATGAAAGTTCATCTGATCCGCTGCAACTTTTTTCGAGGCTTCCAGCCACTCATAAGCCTGTTTAACATAAAGTCTTACGGTATTAGTTACAAAATCCTCCAAGAAGATTTTGGCTTCGACATCTCCATTAATATCAGCAATATCAATAGCCTCGTAACAGAGTTTCTGGAAACTTTCAATCATATGCAAATTATCTGCGAATATTCCCTCAAGAGAATCATAATTTTCTGCAAAGCCATCAAGAGGCAGTCTTATTGGACGATCGTTCTTAGACAGCAAGAAGTCAGAAAGTAGATCTGCCCACGCCGGGAATATATGGGCATAACTGTGATGATATAAATCTTCAATCTCATTAAAATAATGATATCCAAGATTGTATGCCAAATTATCTGCCTCTGCATTCATATTAAAGCATTCACGCAGAAGTTGACACATTTTATTATAAGTTACTTCTGTTAACACAAAACTTCCCTCCTTCTCAATTAAATCATTTTATTTTCAGAGACGTTGTTTCCGGCATCTATACTAGCTGCCGTAGCATCATTCTCCACATCGTTCTCATCCATCTTAGGACGACCAACGGGATTTTTCTCTTCGTCATTTGCGTCAACCAGGGCCACTTTTTCCAATTTATCATATATATCCATAGAATTAATATAAGCATCTATGGCTTCTGCGTCTCTCACAGTGAGATCTTCCGAAGAAAGCAGTTTTGGCATGAGGAATTTATCTCCGCTCATAACCGCCTCTTTCAAGAATTTCTTCTCATTTTCCATTGTATAAATTCCGCCCCAAATGCGGATTTTCCAATGGTATTTAAGACCCAGAAGTTTATTGATAATTGTATTTAAAGCGTCTTCAAATTGACGCGTGACAAAGTCGTATTGAGATTCGGCCAAGAGTTGTGCACCCTTGACCTGTGCAATGGAGGGTTTGTCGGACGCAATTATAATACCACCTTCACCAGATGTGGTGATAAAGTTTTTAATTGCGCTCGAAACCATATCGTTACTATTTACCGTATTCGGCAAAGACAATAATTGAATATTCTTTAACGGAGCGAAGAACGCTTCGGTGTTTGTAGAAGTCATCGCATTAAATGCGTCCTGTAAGCCCTTAAGGATCTCAGGATTAATCTTTGTTTGAGTTTTACCAGGCATTGCATTATCAACATATTCCGCCTCACCAGTAAGAATGGCGGTAAGCGGAGTGCTTGCAATAAGACCTGCCAATGCTGAATAATCTGTAAGTTCTTGCAAATTCAAGAATAAAGATGCTGTATCCGGCACAACCCACACATGAGAGTTATCACTGCAGAAAGTATAACAGATCTCTTGCGGCAGCTGTACCCAGAACATATAGGTACGATCCTTGGATTCCCAATTCGTTGCCATTTCTTTACCTTTATATGTAGATTTAAATTTCGTAGCAGCACTTGGAATAAACTTCATCGCCCCTTCAGAAGTCCTCGATATAACACCGGTTTCCAACATCTATTCCCAAACATTCTAGATATATTCAGAATATTGTTTGGGACTAAAGGCCGGGTTCATGAAGATCATCATATTAAAAGAAGCAATATATCCATGTTGACCAATACCGGTAAGTTTTACATATTGAGTAGGAAGCTTTTCAAGAGTTACATAATGCACTTCATCATCGTTCATTGCATAACGTACAATATAAGTACTTTTGCCATCTCTTTTAACTTCCAGAGCTTTCTGTTTCAAAGTTCTAGCAACGCCCAAAACTTCAAGCCATTTATCAACAAGTGCGTCTTCTCTCTTAAATTCTTTGCTCTTATATTCCTCAGGCTCCAACAGTTCTGGTACTTTATAATATTTATACGCCGGAATGTCACAAGCCTCGCGCAAAATCTTATAATAAAGATATTGAGTTGCAGAAAGCGCCCACGAAGAGCTCCTTAATGTTAACTCAGAAGATTGAGGGGCCTGAAGCGCCTTAACAATCTCTTCTTTGGATCGAGTCGCCGGCAAAGTATTAATCATCTTAAGTCGTTCATTTTGTAAGAATGGATTAAGACTATTTAACGTACCAAGCACAGGCAGCGCCACTTTCGAAGTGCCATCTGCATATTGACTCATCTACTGATAAATCTTTTCGTATCCTTCTTTTAAATCCGCAAGAGTTACTTTTTGATTCTCATTACTCATCTAAAGAGTATCGGAAGATTCATTCGCTATCGGTTCCTTCTTCTTCGGTCTCCCCCTCGACTTCTTCGTCTCCTTTTCCTTCTCCATCGGCTTCGGCTCCCCCTTTCTTTATAATGTTAGATGCGTTTTGGAGAATTGCAAGAACAGTATCGATTTTAGCTTTCATTTCTTGCAATTTATCCTATTGTTCTTTTTCTATTTTTATGGTATCAATAGCGTTGTAGTAATCGTGTACCCATTGCCACTCGGAATCATAATCTTTGGGCTCCGGTCTCTCGATCTCCTGAATATAAAAATCTTTAATACCATATTTATTTAACTCTCGCGAAAGGCGAGATTTATTCACTTTTGGAAATAACGACTTAAAGAAAATAACGTCGGCGCCACAATATAAATCACCGATTTCATTTAAGCCATCTACAACTTCATCTAGATTCTTAACTTTATTTATGTTAAAATGCACTTTACAGCAAATCACTGAGCACCAACCTCACTTTCTTGAAAACGGATTTGTTCTATCTGCAAAAGGATTAACAATCTGCTTATGTTTGGGAGTTATGTTAAAAATATAATCATAATCTGTATCGACAGTTGTGTCGCCATAGATTTCCTCATTACGAAGAGTCATAATGTGCCACGCAAACAGTGCTAAACAATAAGCGCGGTCATCGTGCATTTTACGAATCACTGTATTAGGCAAGTGATACAATACCTAACCGGTATTCGCACTCTTTTCCTTTACGAAGTTAACAACCTCTTCTTTCATAAGGTCCATTTCGACATAGGCAAATATTTCTTCTTGAGTTAATGTCGTAAGTTTTTCCTCAAGCTATAACTCGTGATTCTTTGGTAGGCAACAGGGGAAAATAATTAAATCCTATTGCACCAATTCACATAACCAAGCAAACATTTGTTGACGCCACTTTTTCGGCTCAACCATATGGCAACAGTCCACAGCGTGAGGATATTTTTCCAATTGCCTCCCCGCATCCGGATCGGTTGAATCAATAACTCCTCTATGCAACTATCCATTATGATCAACCCAGTCTTCCCAGAGACGTTCACAATATGTGCGTCCACCTCCACCAGCACCAATATCAACCATAAGCTAACAATTCTAATATTCGGGATTATTACCATTATAGTTAACAATCATATCTCGAATGATCTATAATTGCTCATTGGTCCTCAAGGGCTTTTTGGTCCCATCTGGTAAACGATCAATTAAGTTTTGGCCATTTACTATGCGGCCCATCCATCCCTTTTGTGGATCTCTATATACCTCTCCTACCAGTGCAAACGAATTATCCATCTGCGCCGCAGGGTCGAAACAAATAGCATAGTGTCTGGGAATAGAACGATCGGCGATCGGTCGATATTCAAATTCTGGCAGATAATCACGCTCATTACGAGTAATCTCATAACGCTTGATCATGGCATCAGTTCCGCCAGTTTTGTCGAAAATGTTGTAATACTCCCTCATCGCTTTTGCCTCATTTTCTCTCATCGCCTGATCAATTTTATCCTACGTAAGCAACGGAGGATAAGCCTAACCATTAAGTGTCGGATGAAGAGGAATTTCACAGTTTATGTCTACACAGAAATAACCAGGAATTCCTTGTATCATCTTAATAGCACACTCTTTATAGCGCTAAAACAAAACAGTATTAACATCTTCAGCAGAGGAAGAATATATCAACTGATTGGGGATATCTTTGGGTAAAATATCTGCGTTTAATCCGCTACCAGTTTTAAAATCTTTACTTTGAGTAGCAAAAGGTTCTGTTCTTGTAAAGAATTCGGGACCGATCGACCCCGCCTCATCATAAAAGTTTAAGTTAGAGCGTTCGCCCAATACAGTTTTTTCAGTACCCACGATTGTTTTAATTACAGAGCCGTTAAATAACTAACATTCGTGTCCCTTCTAACCGTGAGTAAATCCATCGGAATTTGCGTTGCTTCTTATTAGCTCATTGGCAAATACTTCAGTTGATCCGATAATTGAACTGATGTTTCGTTTCGCAATGTCTTCAAGCTTTTTAAAAGTCTCATTTGCCTGTTTCGCAGAAACAGACAAAATACAAATCTTCATTTTGGGAAATAATAAAGCACGAGTCATCAGATACAATGCACCGTCAAAAGTTTTACCGGCGTTTCGGGACCAGAGCCAAACTGCATACTATGCAGTCCAACTGCCTTCAATTGTATATTTCTGATAATCCAGTAGCTAAATCTTGAATATTTTCTCAATAAACGCTACTGGATGCTTTCTGCCCCATAGAATTAGTTTATTATATCGATCCATCGCCTCGAGGCGTCGTAAGGAGATATTGTTATCGGTTAGATTACTATAAACAGAAATCATTCAGTATCTTCCTCCTTCTCATCACGAGAAGTGCGTCCCTCATTAATTGGCTCTGGAACTTTATATTCTCGATCCATAAGCTCTTTAATTTCTTCCATTGAAAGACCTTTATCTCTAAATTCTTGCTCGAGTTCAGCTAAAAGTCTCCCTTTAATTTCTTTCGCCTTGACAAGTCTTAGAGCTTCTTTGGTGTCGTCTAATTCTTTTTGTAATTTTTCAAGATATTCTCTTTGATCTCTAAGAGCCAAGAGATAATCTTGTTCACTAAGGTTTAATTGTTTTATAATGGACTAAGTAGAGATATCGGCAATATGCCTAATACTACTACTCGTCGCAATATCATAATAATTTGTGATGGCATCATCATAGTTTTCTTCAGTCATTTCACGCATAGCACCAGACAAAGTGCCGGCGCCTTTACTCTTCGCATTTGCATACTTCGAAGAGAAACCATGGTCCTTACAGAAGTTAGTAACTATTCGCTGCTGCTCAGTTCTAAGTTCATTCAAACTTTCGATCTCCGCAGCGTGCTCTGTGATTGATTCTGGAGAAACGGTTAATTGTGCCAATGCCTCATCAAAACGACTCATTTGTTCAAACGACTTAACGACCGTTATAGCCGCTTTTTGACGAACCAGGTCGTTCTTCATACTTTCATCAATCATTTGGGAAAGGTCGCGATAAAGGCTAGGACGCCTTTCGATTGGTTCTTTCTCAAAAGGATCGTATAAGAAAGTCGCTATAATATCCTTCCTGTTTTCAAGATCTTCCTTTGTCAACTTCATTTCATCTTCTCTGAATTGCGTATATTTATCAATCAAGAGATATTCCATTTGTTGATCAAATGAAAGACCCGTATAGTCTTCATTGAGCTTGTCACAGACAATCTCAAAATAACTATCTGGAAAATTACGATTTTTGCCCTCCATAATGAGCTACTTTAAAAGCGCGTGATCAAAGTAAATGTCGTTGATATAACATAGTTTCATCATCGTTTTAATCTCATCATGTTCAGGGTCTTCTTCAAGTAAAATCTTATAAAATTTTGTTGTACATTTCTTACAGAGCGGACCAACTGTATAAGTTTTAAATCTTGCAAATCTACCAGTAATACCAGAGTTACGCCAATAAGCATAACCTTTTCGTTGTTCGGTACAACCCATGCAAGTTTTTCTTTCTCTGTAAGCGTCTAATAATTTAAGAGAGCCCCATTGTTCTACTTTTTGTGGCTCTTCTTCTTCGATATCTTCGGTATCTTCTACTTCCTTTTCTAATTCCTCTTCAGCCATGTTAGGCTCTCCTTTCTATATTAATTATGCAAATATGCACTATTATCTACTAATTTATCGTATAATTTGTCAAATTTGATAAATTAGCACATATTAATGCAGGGGCCTCGTAAGAGACCCCTTGCACATTAATCAAGATTTATTCTAAAGTCAAGATCGTTTTTGCCATCAAAAACTATCAGCGTCTGCGACGGTCTCGAATACAGACTCTTCTGCATTGCATAAGTATCGACACCCTTAAGAGATCCGTTTACATAAACTTTCGCAGAGTTAAACTCTTTCGTCTTCGCACTGTGGAAATGTCCCAGGCAAATGTAATCAATATACGACTGCAAAGCACCGGTAAAATTCTGATAAGCTGTATCAGTCGCAAAAGTATGACCGTGAGCATATCCAACTTTTCTGCCATCCCAGAGTTTAAATACTCCCATAGTATCGCTCATATTTTCAAACTCGAATATAACATTCTCAACATTACTGAGCTGAAGCCTCATCTGAAGCGCCCAGTTAATGAGATAAATCAGATTATCATCATCAGTGGATTCTTTCCAGTTCTGAATAACTCGATCATGGTTACCAACGCAACTCCTATATTCAATGCAATCAACATGTTCTGCAACAGTTGTAAGGAAGTGAGCGAGAAGCTCGGTTGCCTGAATAACCTGATCGCAAGTATTAAGTTCGTTTGTTACTCGAACAGTTACGTGTATTTCTCCTTCGATAAGATCACCAAGATCGAGCACGTGAAGCGTGGTAATATGAAACATTTCGCAATATTTAATAACTTCCTGCGCGAGTTTTTCCACTCTCTTAACCGCAATCTCATAATCAAACTTGTTATAAAAATTATTCACATAGCTGCCTATGTGCCAGTCAGAAAGAAGGAATATACCTTCGCGGGCATCGTTAGGATCAAGATGACCGCCTTGTCTCTAGAACTTAAGAGGAGGCATGGTCTTAATCGCTTCAACAAGTCTATCTTCAAGAACACCAAGTCGGGCGTCTTTTCTTAACTCGCTACGATACTCTCTTACTGCATCTCTGGCAGTGGTCATTGTCTTATAAAGCTCAGCCGCCTTCTGTTCCTCTTCTGTCTTCTCTGGGTTGAGAGGAGAAACCGGCTCATCTGGGACCGCAATATAATCAGGGTTCTTGGGAAGGGTTCCATCTTTTTCCTGGCGATGCTTTACCCAAGCTCTGAGCTGTTCGCCGCTATCTTTTGGTGTGTGGAGTGCTTCATTCAATGCCGCCCAATTCTTTTCAGTATGCGGGAGAAGTTTATACTTTAAACCAATCGCATAAATATCGTCAAGGGTCAGCGTGCCATTGTCAATCTTGTCGGTGTATTCTGTTAAAAATTCCTAGAACTGTTCCTTAGTAATCATAGAATCTTTCCTTTCGCGTCTTATATTTTCAGTGAATTTTTCTCGTTATTTTGCACTTTGCAGTGCTTTTCTTCCCTTTCTCAATACCAATGTTTTAGGTCATGGTCTAATTTATCTATGGTATTATTGCACATTCTAGACTGTATTTTGTTTATGAGTGGCCTTTTTAGGGATATTTTTAATATCGGCCGCAAAATAATACTTGCTTCCAGAGAGAGATCGTCGAGCGCAAAACTCTCCTGTACGGTCCCATCTGGTTAGCGTATGAGGATTAACTCCACATAATTGAGCAAATTGTTTCATATTCAGCATGGTGCAGTTCTCGCAGTATTTTTGAGGGCGGCGATCATGAGCATATGTGTAAAACTCCTAACCACAATGAGCACACTTTACTAAACGATTAAACTTCGATTTACACTCGTCACATAAATCTGTTTGTTTCTGATAGTGCTCTCCAACGATTATCTTCTACCCACACTTACTGCAGTTTACAGATCCTTTGTCACAAAGAGATAGAATATCCTCAATACCGGTTAAATCGTTATCCGTGATCACAAGGGGTATCCCATTGTAATCAATAGTCTTCCCAGAGTCTTTGATGTTATAATCAATCAGAACCTTCATCTGGACTTGTGCCCTTAAAGGGTTCAACTCAGTCTCATACAAATGCAGCTGTTGGTTCCATGTCGCCATCTTCTATCTCTTTGAAGGTTTCATATCGTGCTCCATACCGATTTTCTTAAGAATAACACTTTCAACGGTCAATGAAGAATACGGGAATGGCTAAGAGGGGAATACCTTGGACATTGCCAATAGGCACACCAAATATTTTCTAAACCATTGCGCCACAGGTAGAGAATTGATATAATCCAATTCCTCCTACCAAATCTTCGCTGGCCGATAATGCGTCGAGTACAACAAGTTCTTTTGCATCGATATTGACCAGATTAGATTAAACCCTGCTCTGAGATCGTCAATATCGTGATAGAGATTATAAGACTCTGTCATCGGGTTCTCTGTCTTCTTCCAGATTTCAAAGATTTCTTCCTTGGTCTTCTTCTCCTCTGTGTATAAATACTAACAGAGCGCTACCTCTTCAGAAAAGATCTTGTACTTGGTTAAGTACTTACCCGTCTATAAAACTTGCTATATACTCTTGTTATAATCTAAAAGCATAGGGGTCTCCTTTCTAATATGCTGTCCATAGTATACCACACTTTTTCTTATTTGTCAAGTGATATATCACTATTTTTGAAATTTTCTTTAACTTTCTCCCTTATCTTTCAGTTAATCTATAATTCTGCATAAAACTCTAATTTCATTGAATATTCATACTAGTATGCATATCTATACTAGTATATATATAAAATATTAATAATACGCGCATGTTTATACACGCACGCGCATACGCGGGAATAATTACTCAAATAATTATTAATATTTATAATTATATTAATAATATAACACACTACAGGGCTTTATTCTGCTATAAGCCCCTTTCTTTGCTTCTTTCTTTCCGGGGAAAGAAAGAAGTCTTTCTTTTGGTATCTTTTCTTTCTTTAGAAAGAAAAGTACAATTTACTAAAATAATATAATATATTATATTCTCTTTATTTTCTCTTTATGTTACTTTCTCTTTTCTTTCTCTTGAGGGATTAACGCTTCGCGGCGCGCACACGCACACACGCGTATTATATATATAAGCAAAAAAATTTTTAAAAAAGTGAAATATCACTTGACAAATAGAAAGGGATATGGTATAATAAAGGGGATAAAGAGAGTTTTCAAAAAAATTTTTTCAAAATAGTGATATAGTACTTGACAAATAGGGTACTATGTGCTATAATATTAATAACTTAAGGGGGATCATCCCCAAGACAACACCCAGGAAGGATGAGCAACAAAAGTGAGCCTTATATCAAAAACAAATCTCTTTATCGACTTTGATGATACAATCGTCAATTCTGCAGAGACTATAATCAAAATACTAAACGAACGCAATTGTACCAGAAAAACAATTGTCGATCTGAAAGGCTGGAATTTTGAAGGAATAGCCTAGTGCTCCAGAGAAGACGTTATAGCGCTCTTTGAGAGTTAGAGCTTTTTCGATCGTTTAACCTTTCAGCCCGGCTTTTAGGAATTCTTAAACAATTATGCGAACAAGTTTAACTTAAATGTCGTATCCATTGGAACCGAAGAAAATCTGGCCAAGAAAAAGCAATGGCTGGATAAGAACCTTCCCAAAGGAACGAAGTATCATCTAATCTCTTCTAACGTGGAAGGAAAGTTTGATAAGTCCTCCATCGATATGTCTAAGGGCATATAGATCGACGATCGTACTGATTGCCTGCAAACCAATGCCGGTATCAAAATATTACTAAAAGACTATGAGTTTCCGTGGAATAAGACTACGGGCACAGAAGACAACCTCTACATAGCCTCCTCTTGGAAGGAAATTGTAGAAATAATTTTATTCTTCGATAAAAACAAGAAAATGATTTGCCCCTGCTACTAATTACAGAAAGAAGGCTTTGATTTGCCCGTTAGACAAAACCTGTATTAGATCTATAAGCTGCCTTCCTCGCTTATAGTGAAAAATAATTGCAACATCCCCTCATACACAATCAAACAGGCCAGAGCCGAAAATACGCTTATTTCCATCAGTGATAACTTGGTCTTCCATCAGATTAGAAAGTACTACAACGATTTACGGACGCCCGATTAGATTTACGACTATGTTTAGTCCTTGCGCTCCAGTTTAAGATATTATCGTCGTGAAGGCTTAACCAAAGAAGCCAATAACATTAACAACCAGATCACTTCTGTTCTCTTTGTGAAAGATATCATCAACATCGAGGTTATTAAAAAATCCGATTACAAACAATTTGGTGTGAAAGGTTTTGACGTCAATGGCATTCACTATAGACGGTTCTGCTGCGGATCTGGTCAAATGCGAAGAAACACAATCACCTTTATCAACGAGGAACTTTACGACACAATCTTTACCAATCTAATGTGTGACTTGGGTCACCGAATTAGTGAATTTAATCTGGCAAAGTATCATGCATATTTTGCGTTGGCATTTTCCTCAGTGCTTTGGGTCAGAACCCCAAGGGTTTGTGTTATCAAAGATTATTATCGCACCCTTAAAGAGGAACCGGTCGATTTTATTACTAAAAAGAACGGCAAGTCAATAGTGGAACCTCGCCACATGGATATCGAACTTAACTGCGCAGATGGTCAAGGGCTTATTGATCCATCATTCGCTGCACAATGGGCAGAAGACATGGCACAAGATTATGTTCCTTCGTCTTTTGTGGTACGAAGCGTATTTATCAAAGGCAATTTGGTCCCATTTGATTTTAGAGCATACGCCAAATCGTAGGGAATTGACAAAATATATGACAAGTGGGGTAGGTCTTATCCCATAGACGAAATCGATGTCATCTTAAGCGAATCGCAGTTCAAGATGCACAAGTATTACAGCTCTTGGCAAGAATACAAAAAATATGCCGACGCTGCTGATATTAAATGGGGCGTTGCGAGATATAATAGAAAACGCGATGACGAGTTCGTACAAGCGAATTATCAATATATTTAGACCCTGGGTATTAACAAAGAAGATACCATCAAAATGATCTAGCCGACGATCGATTGGATCCATAAGATTTGCTCCGGTGATGAACTATTTGGTTTATTGTTTGCAATAGGCGGAGGGTGCGGAGATTTAAGCTACGACTCTTTATTACGAGCGACCGAATCCACTGCCATAAAGGCCGTCGTTAAGAATCACGAAATGATTCACGATGGATATATTCAGGCCAAAATGTATAAAACCATTGCGCGTCTTATTGAGAAAGCAAAGATTGGTAAAATCTGGGTCCACGGCAATTATCAATTTATGATTTCTGATCCTCTTGCGCAATGTCAAAGTGCTCTTGGCTTGGAACCGAAAGGTTGCTTGGGCAAAGATGAAATCTGGTCCAAATTCTGGACAGAGAGATATCCCGAAGGCCGCACCATTGACCTTTGCCGCAGCCCGATGATCGATGAACATGAACACAATCCCATGCTTTCAATTGCATAGAATGAGACCGTTGATGAATGGTTTAAATATATCAAGAGTGGCATAGTGTTTAATACTTACGATACCAGTACCTTGAGAGCAGAAGATGCCGACTTTGATGGCGACATTGTGTTTTCTACTGACAACGATTACTTTATCAATGGCGCTCATAAAGACCACAATATCATTACTTACGAAAAGGGCTCCGCTCCACTGCAAAAGGTTACTCTGGAGAACCAGGTTAAAACCGATATACGGGGACTTGGGACTGGTGTTGGTGGATTCAGCAATTGTGCCACAATTATTGAGACCATGAAAGCACAGTTTTTACAAGATAATCAAAAGTCTCAATATGATGAATTGTGCCTCAGAAAGAAGCTTCTTCGAGAGATTGTGGGACAAGAGATCGATCGCATCAAAGGTTCTGCTGCTCCCGTCCTTCCCTCTGAATGGAAGCATTTTGAAACCATTAACGAAGACGACGATGATGCCACCAAGGCAGAGAAATACCGTCACAATTCAATGGTTCTTTCCAAGAAGCCTTACTTCTTCAGATATCTTTATCCAGAGTTAAATCAGAAATATAAGCGCTATGAGAATGCTTATAATACGATTGCTCAAGCTCAGTTCGGTGCGAAGTTTAAGAAAGTCCTTGGCAAATAGAATAAAACTCCTACTGAACTTCAACTTGTAAAAAGATTTTACAAGTTCAGTCCTCTACTTGATTCTCCCTGTACGATGAACAACATCTGTCACCTTTTCGAACACGAAGACTTTAGAATCAAGTACGATAGAGAAAACATTTCTCTTCTCCCCACTTTCGACGATGAGTTCGAATTTGATCCGGAGAAGTTAACATAGATCAAAAAAGCATACAACATATTCTCTTCGAGGATGCAGCTCCATGCCTTGGAAAGAGCCTGGGATATCTACAATACCACAGACTCCACAGCGTCGCTTCCTTACTCAATTGAAGAAGAAGATTACGTCAGAATGAGAAAAACTCTTCTTGATCTCCTTCGCACCAATTGTTGGGATATCATGCGCGGCATCTCCTCAAAAGAGTTTCTGTATTACTGCGGACAACTATCCAAAATTTACAGACAGTTCAACTGGGGCTTTGCCTGGGATATGCTTGGAGAAAACATTATTGATTTAATCCCAGAAGGAGAAACAGTGGTTCCCGTAGAAGATCCAAATGGACAAGAATACTTGGGCAAAACTTATATTCTTAAGTCTGTCCCTCATGAAAAGGAGGAAACGCCGTGACCAAAAATCAACAAACTCTTGGACAAATAATGTTTATGAACTTAATGATGGGCAGAATCATTGTACCAGCTTCAGTATTCAAAGAGCTTATACCGGATATCAAACCGGAGGAAGTTAAAGAGTTCTGGAATATGATCCCCGAGTCTCCTCCTTTTCCCAATTTGAAAGAGCCCGTATCCTTGCAATGTCCTCACCCAAAGAATCTTATGTTCTGGCTCTTCTTTAACTGCGGCATTTCAAACTCATTATCCTTTAATGCCAAAGCAATAAACGAACCAGCAATTGCGGTTGAGTTAACCAGTCAAGAAGAAGCGTTGCTTGCCTGCCTCGAAGACGCTGATGTCGGCGCTTATGTAAGAGCCTTATGTTGTTATCGTACTCTGCACCCTCATCAATCAAACTGGATCAAGTACGATGAGAACGAGATCTTTAAACTGGCTGGATTGAAGCCGGAGAAGAAGAAAGAAGTTTACAAGAAGATAAGAGAAAAATACCCCGATCTGATTGAGTTCAGAGTTATGGGGAAGAATACTCCGATCTCTTGCTTTAAATTAAATATAACAGGAGAAGAAGAGTCATGAAATTAAGAAAGCCTCCTTTCCCCACCTGGGAAGAAATATGTCCTCCTCATAAGAGATACACAAGCACCAAAAACAAATTAATAATCGACTGGCACAATGTGGTTGGTCCCAACTGGGGATTTCCCTTCGATATTTACGTCACGTGCAAGGACGGCTGGTTGGAAGTCGGACTGCAGTACAGCAAGGATCAAAAAATTGTCGCAGGACATAAGACCAATGGCTGGGTTAAGACACAACCGATTTATGAAGCGATGGTTAAGTGGGTTATAAAGGATTATCGAAAGCTCTTTAAAACCCGAATATGCGAACATTTTCCGTAAGGAGTGATTATATGAAAGCAGAAGAACTTAAATTAAAATATAATATAGCGCCCGATACCGGCGAGGATATGACTCCTCGCTTTCAGGCGTTTATTGATGAAGAGAAAGAGCCTTATATGCAGCTCAAGGCTGGAGAGTATATCTTCAAAGGTACCTTGCATATAAGAGCTGACGCGGATCCGGATTCGACTTACGGCATGTTATCAATCGAAGGTGAAGGCGCCAAGATCAAGATCGAGTCCAATTTATGGATTAACTGCCAATGCAGAAAAGGAATAAATGAGAGGGATATATCAACCGTTCATTTAAGAGATCTTGAAGTGACCGGACCAGGAGCAACTGTTGTTGAGTCCCAGAGCATTGTATCTATAAAATATTGCAACTTCCATGATTTAAAGACCATTGCAAGGGTTTCAAAGGAAGGGTTTCATACCTTTAAGCATCTTAAAATTAATAATGTCGAAACCGCCTTTGAACTTTCTCATATGGCACAGTTCGCAACGTTTGATAGCATAACCGCAGAAGATATCGGCACATTTTTATTCTTAAGAGCAAGAACACCTGTAAGCACAGGCATTGTCGTTGTCAGATGTCATATCAAAAGATCTTCCAAATGGGCCATTGATATTGATCAAGGCGGAGGAGATACTACATATATTTATGATTCCAACTTCGAGGAATGCAAAGGAGGAGTCAAATTAAGAGCCAGCTTATTCGATAAGTTATGGTCTTGCTCCTTTGAAAAGTGCGAAACCGGAATTGAATGGATGGGCTGTGTCAATGGGGGACATATTTCTTACTCCTTCTTTGACGAGTGTGACAAGGGTGTTCATATGATCGGAACTGGAGAATGTTCCATCGGAGACTGCATATTTCAAAATAATAAACTGGATGTTGAAGTCACTTCATGCAGATGGCTTGGTTTCAATAACAACATCTTTGGAGAGCATTCTTTCGAATGGAACGGCTCAAACGGAAGGTGCAAGGTCTGGGACTGCTCGTTCAAAGGAAAGGAACCTGCATGGCCGGTATTATGTGAACACTGGAATAACTTTGAAGATGTCGATTACTTAATGAGACAGACGACATTTACTGAAATTGATGTTCCTCCTGTTCCGATTAAGAGACTTGGAGCGGGAAGGTTTTATAAAGCAGAAGGCAACGAGTTCGACGGCTGCGGAAGAGGCTTGACCGTTATCAAGGGAGTCAAGTTCGAAGGAGAAAGTCTCAGATTAAGAAATCTGACCTTGCTTGATTGTGAGATCGATGTCAAGGATTTGGAAATCAAGGATTGTGTCATAAGAGGCAAAGAGGTCGGATTCAAAGCCTCCGGAGAAGTCGATATTGATGGGTTGTATATGGTACAAGTTTAGAAGGGGTGTCAATTGAAGGGGTGCACAGGGGTTATTAAAAACTTCCTTTGTGTTGGCAATCCGGATTACTTCATCGAGGCTGAGAATTGTCATGATATGGATTTTGAGAATGTTATTGCAGCGACGGAGACGAAAGATGTTAAACTGACCAGATGCAAGAATATGAGATTTAACTTTGGAGGACTTGACGGTTTCACAGAGCATAAGTGGGAGATCACCGAATGCGACGGGATCGATATCAGAAACATGTTTATGAGTTCTGCGAGGAGCGCTTGTCTGATTGAGAAGAAGTCAATGAATCTGACGATGAGTGATTGCACTCTTAACTGGAGCAATGATGTTGTTGACGGTCTTGCAAGGATTGAAAGGATTGCAATAAATCAATGCAAGCGTGTTAAAAATATGATTGGCGGTTTCGTTTACGACAGAGGCGAACTCATCGAATGCAAGGGAGCATTCAGACCGGAGGATAATATTGAAGAATGGTGCGGAGAAGAAGAGGACTGGAAATATTATCATTTTAAAAATCAAGATGGTCCTTGTACTCTTAAGTATAATAGTGGTTGGAGAGAAGGCAATAAGATTATTGTCTGCGACTGCAACTGGTTCGCCAGTCTGATTATGGTTAGCAAGAGACGGATTAAGGGAAAGGTTAAGATTAAGGTTACGAGACCGAGGACCAGGTACGGCTGGGACGAGAGCAAGTTGCACGGAGCCGTTGTTGGCTGGAGCGATAAAATGGCACCAAAAGTAATGAAGAGGATCGAGGACGAGTGGGAAGGAGAAGTCGACGGTTACTTGACAATTGGGGGAGTCGCTTACGGAGCTGCTGGTGTCGAGGTTGAGTACTGGATTGATGAGATAAAATGAAAGGAAGAAAGAACATGGAAAAGACAATGAGCGAAAACGAATTTATTAAGAAAGCAGAGGCTTATATTGAAAAATTTTATCCCGGCAAACAAATTTTAAAGCATGCTGAGTGCGTATACGTCGATGAAGACATGGCAATTATACGCGACAGAACCTATGGAGAAAAGGATGAAGTTTTTTATTGTCCGGTTTATAAGAAAGGCAAGACGGTTACGGGCAAGCCTGATGAGAGATTGGTATAGGAGATTTATCCTTTGGAGAGATGGTTTAATGAGGCCGATATGATTGAAGCGGTTAAGATTGCTGAACAGGCAAGGAAGGATCTGCTGCCAATTCCTACGATTATTAAAAGTATTGGCAAAGAGGACAATAATATTGTGGTTTGTCCGGAGTTTAGTTATAGTTGGAGCGCGGATAAGAATGGTATTTGGAAAAAAGATGGCAAAATAAAAATCGAAGTTAAGGACGATGAAAATGGAAAGATTTGAAAAGACTGGGGAGTGGATGGTTTGAAAGATAAATATTATATTAAATTGAAGACTTATAATCCGCTGGCTGCGAGGTATGGTTATTTTGATAAGGGCAATAAGGCAGAAAGCTTATTGGAAGATGCCGGGATCAAGGTTAAGAGTCAGACAGTTTTTACGAATGATGATGGCTGGCAATTTATCATTTGCAAAATCCCGAAGAAAAGAAGCGATGAGTTTGAGAGGGTCATGGAGAAGTTAAAGGATAAATTATTGATCTGCGGCGAAAACCTGGAAGAGGTCGACGAGATCATGGACGCTTTTGAAAGGGCAATGATATAAAGGGTTGTTGGTAAAGGAAGAGGAAGAAGAGGAAGAAGAGGAGAAGATCTGCGATGGCGGGTCTTCTTTTTTTATGGGGGGGAGATGAAGAGGGCGAAATCTGGGTTGGGTCCTATTTTTGACGTGGTGTAGAGAGCTTAAAATAAAAAAGAGAGCCTAAAATGTAAATTAGGTTCACTTTAAAAGCTCTCTATATTGGACCATCCGATCAAAAACTCAGGATGATTGGATGATTCAATTGGTCGCCGTCATTTGACCGATCAAATCGGTGGGCTTGGCGCACCCGACAGCAAGGAGTTCAAAATGAACTTAAAAAACAATCCTTGCTGACCTTTAGGAGGTGCTTTCAAATGACAGTAGCAAATAATAACCTTACTTGGGAAAAAGTTCTCCCCACCAACACCGCAGAGGCGGTAAAAAGATATGTGAGGCGCTGCCTTAACTGGCGCGCTCACGATATCGATATCTGGCCGAGCTCGAAGGGCTTCAAAGCCTATTGTGAAGCTAACGAGCTTAGCTTCGACAACACCGTCAGCGAATTTTTCGACTATGCCGACGATAACGCGATGGGGGTAACCCCCGACAATTACGTCGCGTTTATCAAAGAGAACGCTCCCAGCGGCATCAAAATCACGTCCATCACCCGCAATGGCGAAACCTTCGCCGTTGACGACGAGTACGTTGATCCCACCACGAAACTCCTTGCCCTTCTGGGCATTGAGTTCGCCGCCATCGCTACCGCCATCGCGACTTTCGTCGCCTGGGTCGTTCCCTTTATTTAAGAGAACAACCCTTACAAAAACCCTCCCCACAAGGGGGAGGTTGGCTCTCCACGACCCTGAAAAGACGATGGGTTTCAAGAAGAGATCGCAGAAGTCGCCGTCATCGGAGCGTGGCGCACTCACCTCGGAACCAGAGATACTGGACGAGGTTACCTTAAGGAGGTATTGAAGATGACAGAAAAAACTAATTATTTTAGAAAGGTAGCCATCGAGGCTGCCAAAAAAGAGGCTGAAATAAACGGCCTCAACCTCACCGACAGCGAACTCGAAAAACTCGCCCTCGAAGGTGTTTATCTCGCCTATGTCATGGGCGACGACATCACCAACGTTGCGGTGATTAAATCATGGGCTGCTGCAGCCGTCCGTGACGCGATTGCGGCACCGCCCTATAAAAGGGCGAAAACCATTGAAAGGAGGAGAGTATAACCTCCTATCTACGAAGAGTCCCTTTCGAGGGGCTCTTCTTTAATCCCCTCTATTAAGAGAGGATTAAAGAAGAGTTTATGCTCTTCAGCTTCCTCTCAGGGCAATCCCAATAGGGATTACTGGCAGGAGAAGAAGCCGTAGTCGACGACCTGGCCGTTGATCGTATAACTATAATGACCGGAGTTTTCCTGAAAGGAGGAAAAGAGATGTTTGAAGAATTCTTCAAAGAGATCGTTACCGATCTCAAAGAGGATCTTAAGACTCTCAAGTCTTTCAATAAGAAAGACATACTTGAGGGTCTTGGCATCATCGCCGTCGTCGCGACGATGATCGTGAACACGATCCTCGCAATTCTCATCTTCGGCTAATATCGGAGATGAGACGTCTTTCTGCAAGTCTTGGACGTTAACTAAGACTTGTTCTTCTCATTTGGTGGGATTGAGAAGATTCACAAGGCAAAGACCCACCACCAGCCCGAAAGGGCATTAGCAAAGCTTCAAGCTCGACGAGCACTCACTCGAAAGAGGAGTCAACCATGGGCTTGAGGAGGTTTTGCTATGAACAACAAAATAAACAATATGAGGGCTCAGGCCCTCGCCATCGCCGACGAAGTCACCACCGACCTCAACATCGTCGTCACCGACGACAAAAAGGAAGAAGTCACCGTCGAGGGGCTCCTCCTCGCCCACCACATGGGCGAAAACACCTCCGACAAGGAGGTTATGAGGAGGTGGATTAAAGCCTCCTTCGAGGAGGCGATAAGAGAGGGTAAAATTTAACGTTCTCTCACTCGTCTAATGGGTCGCGAGTTTAAATAAGACTCATCACCAACCCGAAAGGGTAAATCTCTTCCCCTTCTTTGAACCCTTCTACGCAGAAAGGTTCAAAGAAGGGCTCAGCTCTTCAAAAATCAAAAGAAAAGAGGGAAATTAATGAACAGCAGTTAGTCTTTGGGTGTGCCCTTTCAAGCCCTTAAGGATCACGCACAATAAACACGAGGCACGGATCGCGGGGTTTTATTACTTTTGTAATAGTAATAAAACATATTTAACGCTCGACGATCAGCTGATAGCGGGGTCGGCAACAAAAGAGGTTCGGCTCCCTCATACCCGCAGAGTTTGTGACTCTTCACATAAACAAGAGCTTTGCCGATAAGTCGAGAAGAGCGGCTGGATGGGGTACGTTAAGCCCGATATATTCCAAGAAAGGAGGGAAGAGAATTGACTTGCTGGACAAGAAAATTCTCTTCTCAAGGAGATTAAAACCCTCCCCCCCCTCGGGGGAGGTTGGCTCTCCACGACCCTGAAAAGACGATGGGTTTCAAGGAGGGATCGAATAAAAATTTATTAAAAAGGAGGAATATCCAATGTCTAAAAGTAATTTTTATGGTAATAGACAAATTGCAAGATTGCTATTATTGGCTCATGAAGCAAATTTAATAGCAAAAGATAAATTCCCAATTGTCGAAATGCCTGAAATAACTCAAGATATATATGCGGATTTTTACGCATTAAAATTGCGTTATTTTATGCAAGCCATAAAACTAATTCAAAATATGAAAAATAGTGATTTCACATTTTGGGTTGAAGCCGCCCCGGACCAAAATGGTTATCCTTCTATTATCACATATTTTGAATTAAAACGGGGAATAGTCAATACCTATTTTCAACTCAAAGGTAGCATACTAAATCCCCGATATGAGAAAATTAGTGTGGACCATAAAATACAAGTCAGTTTCCACACTCCGTTAAATCTGGCCCCCAAAGAACTAATTAAATTAGTTCAAAAAGGTAAACCCACAATATGGACCAAAATCGCGGGAGATCGCGATAGTATCGAATATTTAGCAAAACACTATAATATCATGCCTAAAAATATTATTGAAGAAATGCATGAACCATGCACGACCTCATTAAAAACAGAACAAATGATTGATTTGCATCTGAAAGAAGTTGAGGCTTTAGAAGAGGAAGAAGAGCAACTCTTCTTATTAGAAGAAAATTCATAAGACCCCCCTTAGGGGTCTTTCTCGGAGCCTTCGTCGAAGACTTCGAGAAAGGTCTCTAAGACCTCCGTCGTGAAAAGGTCCTACTCAGCGACGTAAAATAATACGAGCGGCGGTACGCATAATCCGACAATGTCCTGTGATCTACGAAGGTTAACTAGATCCTCGTTACTAGCTCGGCGAGGTTAAATAAGACGAGTATCTTAAGGAGGTGTCTCTCATGCAGAGAGACATCAAAAACTTAATATCGTTCGAGGGCCAGATTATTCTGACCCTCAAAGAGGGCGATACCCTGGGCGCTCTCACCATTATTGGCCGGAGGGCCAAAGAAATACAGGGGGCTATGAACACCCCCTACGGCATTGAAAATGTCGAAATTTACGAAAGGAGGCTCAAAGAGCTCCGCGAGCTCGCGGAGGGCATTGTAGCCCTCGCGGCCGATCCCTTCTCGCTCGTTGAGAAGCAGATCGACATTGAAGAAAAACTTAAGCATCTTAAGTAATTCTTCAAGAAGGCAGAAGAGGACTCTACATCCTCTTCCCCTTCTCTGAGTCTTCTTATTAAGAGGATTCAGAGAAGGGTCGGTACATCCCTTCAAATAAAAAATATCCAAAAGGAGGATATGAAAATGTTTAAACTGTACTACACCCCGGAGGAATTCCGGACTATCAAAAGGCTTCTCGCGGAAGCCGAAGGTTATGAGGCAGCCATCGCAGCTGACGACCTCGCCTCAATCCGCGAGGAGCTGAAAGAGGGGCTTTCTGAAATAGAAAGTCGCCTCACTGCCATGAAGGACGCCGCCGTCGAAAAGCGTATTACCGATGCGGTCAACGTCCTTTGCGGGGTTTGCAAGTTTCGCGATGAAAATCATCAGATTTCCTTCGCGGACCCGCAGGAGCAGTTAGCTCACGACTGTGAGCGCTGCTTCGCGACCCGCTGCCAGGTCGTAAAAGAAATGGCAAAACAGTTCGGCGTTACCGTCGAACGCAAATTTGACGGACACGACTTCGTACTCGTCATCAAAAAGGGGGCAAAATAATGGCTGACGAAAAATCCTTCGAGGACGACGTCCTCATCGGCATCCTCACTCTCGAGGATATCGATGAGATCAACAACGAGCCCTACGGGGCTCACTAATCCCTCAGCGGAGCAGGACTCTACATCCTGCTCCGCCTCTGCTTTGAATCCTATTGTAAATAGGGTTCAAAGGAGAGTTCACTCTCCTATTATTATTAGCGGGTAAACCCCGCAGAAAGGAGAACCTTATGAAAAAGGTTCTTTGGAGGATCATAAAGATCCTCACCGTCCTTGCCGGAGTAGCCGGCTTTGTCGTGGCATACGTTTATGCCTCAACAGAAGACTATCTCGCGTACATTAATTCACGTGGGATAATCGACCCCGACGTCATCACCAACACGACGCCGCTGCTGGTGACAACGTTCATTTTGCTGGGCGTCTCCCTTTTGGGTATCTTTGTTATAGAAAGGAGGAATTCGAAATGACAATGGCACAGCTCATTGCTGCGTGCAATGCCGCACAACCTGGATCGGCTCACGAGCCGACCAATCACACTGCGGCTCTCAAAGCCGTCGACAAAGCCACCGCAACCGCCAAAGTCGCCTACACCCCCAAAGCACATAAAGGCGACAATCGTCGCGATTATAAGGCCGCGCGCCGCGAGAAACATACCACCTGGTAAACCTCTCACCTCGTTCCTGGCGGGCTCGAGGTAAATAAAGCCCGCTAAATATTTAAACATTAAAATGGAGGAAATAATAATGGCAAAATTCAAAGGAAATGGTTCCACTGCAATGGAGCAGTATAACTTTATGAATGGTTTCGACCCCAAAAAGGACGCTCCCACACAGAAAACCCGTAAAACAGGAAAGATCGTCAGCAAACTTAACGGAAGGGCATTACCCAAAAAGCCATGCTTGGTCACCAAAAACGGCATGGAAATCACTATGGATATAGACGCCTATCAGGCACAAGAATTTAAAGCCAACGGCTACAAAGTCATCGAGCTTTAAAAATAAAAAACGGAGGAATAAAAAGATGCAAGCAGAAAGAAAATTAACCACCACCAACAACAACAATACGGAGGAAAAGAAAATGAAAAAAGAAATGAAGAGAGAAATTTTATCGAACAAGCAATTTGACAAAATCCAAAAAGACATCGAAGACCTAGCCAAAGCGAGGTCCATCATTACTAAAAAAATTAACGAATTAAACCGCAAAACCAAAGCCTCTTATCAAAAGAGACAAGAAAAAACAACTAAAACTCCGAAAAGCATTCCGGGTTTTCCCAACTTTGATTTACCGATTTACAAATACTATGATAAATACGGTAATCTAATAAAAACAGAATTAAAACCTGAATGCAATTGGGAGTATCTGGAAAAATGGACTGAAAGAATTCAGTCTAAAATAAACGAACTAGATTATACCTACTGCGAATTCCATCATTTAATAGACAATCCCAGAAAAAATCTTCTTGGGCTAGTTTTGATGCCCACACGCATTTATGATCACATGTTTTTGTTTAAAAAAGACGATCGTTTGTTTGCAGTCGTTTATCCGGGAAGGTGGAACAAAATAGTTGATCTGGGGCAGAAATACGATCCCAATAAATCTAATTTAGAGATTTGCCTGGAATATACCAAATTCGTATACGACCATATTATGGCCGAATACAATAAAATAAAGTTCTAATTTAAAACCATCACAGAAAGGAGGTGATGCCCATGCTTGTGGTTAATTAGGCAAATACCAATAAAATAAAAGTTTCATTGTTCCATAACTTGGGGATCAAAATGATCTTAAAATTTCACCACCCAAGTGGAACAGAAGGAGAAATCATCATGAGCAATTTTTACTTTTTTGAAAACTTCGGCAGAGAAATTATTAACGGCAAAAACATCGAGGAGGCCCTTATCGAAGGACTCCTCAACTATAAGGTGGTCAAAGAGGCCACCTTTACGGCGCCGTATCTTTACGACGACAACGGAGAACACATCATCGACCAAAATGGTCAGTGGGCCATCGATATGAGCCAGGCAATCTTGATGCCGAATTTAGCCACTACGGTGAAGATTGCCAACGGCCAGAGATTCCCCATCGACGTCGTTAAGCAGAGCTACGGTATTGTCCAGAATGCCGAGGCCCTCAGTGTCATCGATACTCTTCTCGCAAAAACCGGAGGAAAGATAATCAGAGTCGGTGAATACGGAACCAAGAAAAACGCCGTAAAAGGCAGCTTGTTCGTCGTTATTGAACTACCGCCCGTCACGATTTTGGGTGAAGAGTACAAGTTATATCTCCTCTTTACCAACTCCTTCGACGGTTCTTCGGCGGTTCGTGTGTGCTTTACGCCCACTCGAGTGGCCTGTAAGAATACTCTGCCGCTTGCATTCAAGAATGCAATTGCAAGTCTGATTGTCAGACATACGATTACGGCACCCGAGAGATTCGCAGAAGGCGATAGAATCTTAAAAGAACATAGTGTTCAGATCAAGCTTCTTACTGAAGATTGCGAATACTTGGCAAAAATTGCAGTAAGCAAAGCGCAGTATCAGAACAAAATCATTCCCGCTGTTCTGAAAGCTGACAATGTTTTGCCTGACTCAGACGAAAAGAAACGCAATAAAGACCGCTACGAGCGTCTTTTCGGTGAGCTTGTGAAGACGTATGAGGCCGCTGATTTAGGTAACTTGAATAGTACGGCTTTTAAAGCGTTACAGGCGGTTGCTGATTACGAAACGCATCACGAGCCCGACAAAAACAAAAACAACTATCAGCAGTACTTCACTAGAGCAGTAGCTGGTATGCCTCTAACTACCGTAGCTCACAATGTGATTGTTGATCAGTTTGTTACTAAATAAGAGAGGAGGATAAGAACCGTCGAGGGGCGAGACGTAAAACCCGACCACAAAAATATTTAAATTAAAAGGAGAAAAAAACAATGAACGAAAACAAAACCAACAATACCAAAAACGAAAAGGAGAACAATATTATGAACGAAAACAAAACCAACAGCACCAACGTATGGTCTTATGCCCCCAACATGAGCAAGCTGTTTGATAAAATGAGCGAAGAATGTGAAATATATGAGCAGCACCTTGGTTTCGACAAGGGAGAAATTCTACAGCACGCTCACGAATACGCGCTGAGAGAAGATATCTTCTTTTCTTTATACGACTACCCGCTTACCGAGGATGAAGCGGCAGTATTACTGAAGTCCGAAACGCCTTTACTGGACTTGGTACACGCGTATGAAGAGGCCGAGACCGATCATATGACTGTTGTTCGATCTATGATTAAGAATTACGTAAACATTAAATGCGGAGGTAATGAATAATGCCTAATAAATACGTAATTATGGGCATCAATACTACCACACATCAGAGATCTTACTACAACGTCCTCGACTCCAAGTGGGTCGAGGACGAATCAAAAGCAACGATCTTCGATGACCACAACGAAGGACTCAAATGGTGGATGATTGCAAGCAAACCACCCATTTCTCGTGGACTACGAGTAGTCCTTCCCAACGCGAAAGGAGGTGAAAATTAATGACCGATCTTGAATTCAAAGCAATCATGGATCGAGAAACCAAAGCCGCCATTGCGCAAGCAAAGGCAATGCAAGCAATTTTTGATTCATTCTTCAAAGCAGAGCCCTTAGTAAAACCTGATAATAAAAAGGAGGAAAAGTAAATGTTTTTTGTTCTTATGGGAATTTTAACTATCAGCGACGTGGCCGTGTTCCTTATCATGAACCACGCTTCGAAACAGGAAGAGACAGGTCCGCAGATTGCGGGCCTTGTCTCTTCTTTAGGAATTACAGTATGTGACTTAGTCCTTTTGGGCCAAGCGATCGAAATGAATCTTATATAATTTAAGGAGGAAAACAATATGAAAACTTACAAAACTCGCATCGTCACAACCAATCAACCTCATCATTTTCGCCCCTGCATTGAAGGAGTAGAAAGACTGGCAAATCTTTATAAGGAAGATTTCCCCAAACTTCATTGGGGACAATGGAACCTTATTCTCGAACGAACCAAGAAAAATTCCAAGTCAATTCATATGGGTAATCCTCAAGTTGTAAATCTTATCTTTGAGGATGTCCTCGACGGATTTCTTTCTATCGAACTTTCTGATCTTTCTATTCATCAGAAAGAAATCTTATGGATGGGCTTAGGCAAATCTTTCGAGAAACACAGAGAACGAGATCCTCTCGGGTCTCTGGGCGAAGACGAAGGGTTTTTCACGACTCTTCGAGATACTTTCTATCTCAAATTAAAAATATAAGGAGGAAAATGAACTGAACAATTTATTAACACTTCGTTACAACCTGGATGAAGTCATATTAAAAGACCTTCACCCCATTGACCAGCACACGCCGGTCGAACTCTTCGCCGAGTTCGCAGAAAAAGCAATCAAAGAAGAATATGAAGTTGAACCCGTCTCCTTCGGCGTCGAAGTAGATTTCGAGGATGGACACCTCGACGTCTATGATATTAAAATATAAGGAGGTGATAAAATGAATTTTCAACAGGCACACCTTAAGTATAGTAGGCTTAATGCGAAATCTATTAAAGCTTACAAAGGATTTAGAATCGCTTATGAAAAAGTCTTATGCAATCCAAATTGGCTTAATCAGAGCGTTTTAAATCTCAAGCGTAGGAATCATAGCAAAGCTCTCTCAAAAGAGATCCAGGCTTTCAAAGCGTGGATGGCAACAGCCACAATAAAATAATTCTTTTATTGTGCCCGTTCTCATAATTTGGGAGTCAAAATGACTTTAAAATTTTACAACCCAAAGAGAACAGAAAGGAACATTACCATGTACAACTACAACAACACCATCAACACCGCTGCTAACAACACCAACAAAAACAATAACAAAATGGAGGAGATTAAAATGAATGAAATAAAAATGGCTTCTATTCTTAACAAACTCGACAGATCCGGTGTTAAAGTCGGATTTAGCGACCAGATCCCCGCTCAGCTTGCTCACAGCGATAAGCCGTATATGACGGGTTATATGACCGGAACCGTTCCCGCCAACGTGCCGAGCAACATGTTTGCCCAGGGCGCAGTCGGAGGTATCGGCCTCGTCATCGAAGGTGAAAAGGAAACCCCTGAGCTTATGGAGCTTGTTTCCTATCTCTCTAGAAACGCATACGAAGGAGCTGCGCTCATCAAATTCTGTCAGAAATGCCTTCTTGCTGGCAACGTTCCTGTCAGAAAAGTCGTCGACGTTGTTGATGAGGATTGCGGAGAAGAATACGCAGACAACTCTGTGTACTTTATCTGCTCCAATGGTAAAGTTTTAATCCGCAACGGCGAAGATTTCGAAATCGTTTATGAAGGAACCGTGTTACCTAACCTTCAGACGATGAGCGACAAACAGTGTTTGGATGTCATTCGCTCTACGGTAGAGACTTATGCCAATTTGGTTGAACAGGGCCGAGACGAAAACAATGAGCAAGATAGCGCAGATGATTTATGGGACCGTGCTTGCAATATTGCAGTATCCAGAAGTACCCCCGAAGAACTTGAATGGGTTTATAACGTAATTGTCGATATTAAAAAAGCTCGGGGAAATGACGATATAATTCGTGAGCAAGCTTTAACAGAGGCTATAATGAACTGGGTTGAAGCAAAGTGCCTCAACACTGATTGGACAATAACCAATCAAATGAAACAGATTGAAGCTTTACAAGATTGGATTGAAGCTTTACAAGATTGGATTGATGAATTCAAAAAAGATCAGAAAAAGGAGGAACCGGAATGCGGCGAAGAAGATGACGGCCAGCAGAATTGGATATTTTAATCAACAATAATTATTAATAGGAGGAACAAATTATGAAAAAGAACGAACAGTATCTCGGCAAGCGCATTCTCATCAAGTATATGGAGGGTGAACCTCGATATACCAACCGCACCGGCATCGTAACTCATGTGGACGATCTCGGTCAGCTTCACGGAACATGGGGTGGCCTTGCGGCCATCCCCAACCATGATTTACTTGAAATACTCCCCGATGAGGGAAATAATAAAAAGGAGGAACAAATTATGAAACACACCAACAGCAAAACCAACCCCAAAATCAACAACAAGGAGGAGAACAACATGGAAGAAAAAATCGAGTTCACCCCGGCAGAAGAGGCTGCCATCAAGAAGTACAACCAGTGCTTCTACAACGTGGGCAAGGGCCAGTTTGTCACCGTCACCTACAAGAAGAGCGCAATCCCCGTCAAGCAGTACAGACAGAAGACGGGTGATGATTTGGCGTTTAAAACCACCCGCACTCAGTATAGGGTGGATATCAACGTCGAAGAGCCCAAGCACGAGTTGACCGAGAGCGGTAAGAAAGCCCAGGAGACCCGTAAGAAGAATGAGGTATGGTTAATCCCCAATCGCCTTAAGCACAACAGAAAGACGGATAACTACCTGATCGTTCTGTATCCGTTCAAAACGTCGACCTACGATGTGACCTATGGCCACAACGATCACGAGGTCGATAAGGAAACTTACGAGGCCTTAATCGGAGGCACCAAGTCCAGTGGTAAGCCTCCGTTCTTCACTCTCGCAATGAAGGGCCTTCTCAGAGTTGCGGCTAATAAGCGTGTTTGGGAGGTGAAATAATATAATGCCCCGGGGTGGGCTCCCATGCGAAAGCTAAAGCAAGCCCATTTTCCCATTCTAAATATAAAGGAGAATAAATATGATTTTATATTATATTCAATCGGGGGTCAATCCGTACACCAGCGCTGCTCATGGATATTGTTGGCAAAGCAAAACTGCTTGTAAGCAATATAAAAATGAACATGAAATAAATCCAAGAGAATCCAGAATCAAACGAATTGATACTAAAAACATAGAAGATATTATACAAGCGTTAACAGATTTTAATTCTTATTGTTTTTTAGAAGCAATAGACCGTTTAGATATAAAAAACAATTGCGTAGATCTGCGATTTTGTGGATTAGGTCGGAAAGATAACATAAACTCATCTAATCTGTTTTTCCACAAAGGAAAATTTCAAAATATATTAGACGAAAAATACTTTAAACCTGACGAAACAGGAAAGAGCAGACTACCATTAAATTTCCCATATATTAATAGACGTATGAACAAACTGTTAACGTCTTATGGATGGATTGTAGCTAATAAGCATACATATATCCCAATTACCAATCCTTGCTCCACAATTATTTTAATGAAGGGTACTTATGGAGAACAAACTCATTGGGATTCTTACTATCAAAGAGCGCCATATGAATATATGCGAGATAAATATCAGTTATATATTCATAAAAGTGTTGTAAAAACCATAAAATAAAAATATAAGGAGGATATAGCTATGCACAAAGAAAAAATCAGAATGGAAACATGCAGAATGTGCCATCAGGAGGTTCACCGCGAGGATATGCGATGGACCTATGACTGTCACGGAATCCCATTCCGTTGTGTATGCCCGGAGTGCTACGAGGCCATCATGGAAGAGAAAGGCTATGATGGAGAATACTACACGGAATTCGATGAAAATATCGAAGAAAATTATTAATTAATAGGAGGAATAATTATGAACAAACAGCCTAGTTTCCAGTTTCATCTCCATCAGAATGGAACAATCATCTTTAAAGGCAATATCGCAGAAGAATCTTTTGAGGTGAAGGTGCCCAAGTCTGAGGTGCTTAACCCCAAAACAATGCAAAGCTTCCAAGGACAGTATTATCCTTCCAACGCTGAACGAGGCGGTTGGTTTGATATGCTAACTGGAAAATTCCCCTTGTCCCAGGAAGAAATTAGTGAATGTAATTACCGGTATAAATTTTGGAGCGGAGAACTCCGGAGAGAATTTAATGGGTGTTACATCAAGAAAATTGAGCCCTCGATTTTAGTGTTCTTCTGTATCACCTTAAACACAGAAAAAAGCGCCCAAGAGATATATGAGCAGGGTCACTTCATGAAGAAATGGAAATATGAAGTGCCCTATGTTATCGTATACCATAAAGGGAAAGTTTACATTTATGATACGGTAATTAAAGAAGTCAAGTATCTTCTCCAATATAAAAAAGAAGCAGACATTTTAAATGCCTACCTATCTTGGGAGTGCCCTTTTACCGACTTCAAGAAAACAGGAGAAACGTGGGGTGATTATATTTCCTACGTTGGAATTACCAGTTCCGGAAGATCGGCCTGGTGGTGCAATTCCAATATGATTTCTCTCCTACGTAACGCAATTTATGATGCAAGAGATCACGCTATTACTGCTAATGGTCCCAAAAAATCGATGGGAGAGGGATTGGAAGAAAAATTCTACGACGCTTTACACACGCCGATTCCAGAGGGACTAATTAATGCTTCTCTTAGGTCCGCGATCATTACCAAGTATCAAGATCTCCTAATAATTAATTACAAAAATGGGCAAGGATATATTGGTAGATTTGTTCTCGATGGAACCAAACATTTTTCCAATTTTGTTAAGCGAGGAGATAATTGGTATTATGAAAAGCATAAGGTTCGTGATCTTTACGGTTATGATCTCATTCAATGGAATCCCGAGGTCGCCAAAGGAACCGTTTATGAACCGCTATGTCGCACAAAGCATTTTGGAGATATTAAACAGCAACCCGGCATAATGCTTCATTACTTCCAATACTTAAATGGAAAATTTGATGGGGATCGAGCTATGGTTGAACAATATATCAAAGAATTTATAGCATTTTTCGACAATGATTTATTGTATTCAATCTATGAAATTAACCCCGCAACCAATTCTTTAATCTCCATGTATCAGACAACGATTTCTTTGTATCCGGTTCGATACTGGATAAGGGTTCTCTCGCATTCGCATCAAAAACAATTTACAAATTCTTATGATTGGTATGGTGTCAATAAATATCAAATTTCAAAATTTGTACAATTATTAAAGCTACTCAAACAAAACCAAAAACCTAGTTATTATCAAGGCCTTAATTATCGATCTGCTATGCAAAACTTATTCAATTTCATTGCAAAATTTTGGTACAATAATGAAACGGCAGATTTGCGAGGATTAAGCAATTCAAAATTTGATCTTTTGTTCGATTGGATTTATGAATTAAAAGATTATCCGTGGCCATACTATGGAGAGAATCTAATTCCCGCCAACGTGGATAAAGAAGCTCTAATCCGTTTCTGGCAAAAAGAAGGGTATACTCCCCAAGACCTGCGCAATTGGAGAGATACAATTCAAATGATGCGCCAGGTCACTCGTGGTGAACCTCTAACGTCAAGTGTTCTGAAAATTCGTCTAGTTGATTTACACACGATTCACGATCGATTAGCAGCACAAATTCACGAATTTGAATCTAAATCGGCGGCTGAAAAATGGGAAATTCAAAAACCGAATTGGGAAAAATATGTATATGAAGATCCGACATATACAATTATTATTCCCGAAAAACCAGAAGATCTCACAAGAGAAGGTACATTGCTGCAGCATTGCGTCGGATCTTATATTAACCGTGTCGCCAACGGCAGTGATATCATTTTGTTCTTAAGGAAGAAGGAGAAACCAGATGAACCGTTCTATACTCTAAATTTGTCACCGGATGGTACCAAAATTGAACAAGTTCACGGCCACCATAATAAATGGCCGGCTATGAATCCAGAAATCTTACCTTTCTTGGATAAGTGGATTAAGAAATTTAACATTGAAGGATGGGAGGGAATTAGAAATGTAAAAAGAGACCATTATTAATCCCAATTACCGTCGAGGGGCGAGACGTAAAACCCGACCACAAAAATATTTGAATTAAAAGGAGAAACAAACTATGTCAAACATCAAAGTCAACCAGAACGTCGAACTCAAGCCCCTTGTCCTCAAAACTAAAGCCCGCTGCCTCCATTATCATGACCCCAACACGAAGCTCCAAGATTCGATCATAATTGAGCAGCAATGGGATCCCAGAGCGTACACCGTCGAAAAAATCGATAACTATTTGGCTATCAACTTCTGGAGATATTCAGATGGTTACTACTCAGATCCGTACAGGGTGTCGTCGTTCAATTCCCGTACGAATACACACATGGTACCGATTGGCAACAAGTACCCTGGATCCAGAATTCAGTTAAGAATTTATCAAAATCGTAAAGTCGCATTGGTTCATGAACATAGAATCAATGTTGACGGTCACGATCAGATTAAGACCTTTGTGCAAAACGACATGGATGGAGGACACCTTGTCTACAGATCCTGGGGAGCCAGACACGAGCCCGGTGTGGATGCTACTTTGTTCTTTAACTCGATTAAAGATATGACCGACAAAGAGATTGAAGCTGCCGCAAAGACATTAAGAAAAGCTGAGGTCACTCAGTTAATCAATTATGTAGGCGGTCGATTAGCTTCTGATATATCTGATTCAAACGAGATCATTGCGTTCAATCAGACAGATCGATGCTATGTTCATCTGGGGGCCAACACTATAGATCGAGTTAAAAAATTCTTTGGAGATAGTATTCCTAAGAATTATGGCAAAATCACGAACCTAGAGAGCTTAATGAGGTTCTCGTACTATAAAGATGCCAATACCGATGCCAGCATCAAAAAGAACGAGGATATGTTCAAAACTCTGATGGAACCTTACAAAGAGCAGATCCGGAGATTACAACCAAGAACCCAGTTCTGGTTCAGAACCGATAGTTATATTGGATGCTATATCAAAGGTAGTCAAGATAACTATTATTGGGACCGTACGCGTAATGGGTCTGCTTGGGTATTCTTGTATAATTACAAAACCAGGTCTAGGATCTTGATGAAATATAATATTGAAACAGGATCTTATACTAAGAACGTACCATCATTAAGCGCATTGGATGATTTCCACTTTGGGCCGACCTGGGACTGGAGAGGTAATTATGGTCAGCAGCAGCCTCCAATGGACAAGCCTGCGTACTCCGTGGTTATCGCTAATAATCTCCCGATTAAAGAGTTGTTTGCTAATACCAATATCGGATTTTTATTAGAAAACAACCCCGATTTCAAGCTCCGGAATTTGCACGTTTATACGCGCAATGGAACAAATCCTCAGATACCTATATCCCAGATTATTACCAAAGAATCAATCCAAGAATGGGCGCTTATCCTCTTAGGCTCTTCCAATAACCCAGTTTTGGAAATGCTCTTGAAAAGCAAAATGTACAATTTGTACGATTTGGCTTTAAAGGATATGACGAACCAAGGTGGAAGATTCGACGATATTGACGCAAAGAAAGCTCGTCATTCTTGGTATGGCCGTACTCAGTATTTCCCATACCATGGAAAACAGAAAAACCTTTCCAAGATGTTTGAAATGACGGTCGATCAGTTAAGAGTCTTGGACGAGCTATATGCAACCGTTAATAGAGACGATTATTATTGGAACAGTAACCACTATCGTCCGCATTGGCTGGACTCTGTTTTACATGTCCCGCTCTCAAGCTTGGATTTGGACACATTCAAGAAACTGTGTGAAATGAGTAAAGGCAACGATTATGGATCATTGCCTGAGATGAACCTCAACGGTCTTAAACCCAAAGAGATCGTTAACACATTCTATATCTATAAGGATCATATGCAAGAATTCAAGGATTACTTGAATGCCAGAAAGACCTTACAGACAATTCAAGAAAGATTCCCTGATCGCTCCATTTTCAGTGAGAGAGATTATCCTCTTAAGCCGAAAGCGGGTAAAAAGTTTGTCAGGTTTATCTCTGGCATGACGGGCCAGGGTCGTTATGGATCACAGAGATTGAACACCTGGTATGATTTCCAGAACTATTATTCCAGTAATTATAAAAATTGCTGTGAATTTGTTCCAAATGTCGGCGTCAGTTTAACCTTGGGGACAATTGAAATGTTGAAGTATTTACACAATGATGCCTCTTTCTGGGCTTCTTTCTACCAAGATTCTACCAAGACCGAATCGTTCCAGAAAGCCTTGGAGAGAGTCAAAGAATACGTCTACGTCGATGAGGACATGGGGCTGGAAATGGTTTCTCCGAGCTCAATTCAGGATTTGAAAGCAGAAGGAGAAACTCTGCACCATTGTGTAGGATCTTATGTTGATTCGATCATCGGAGGAAAAGAAAATATCATGTTCCTCAGAAGATCAGATATGCCTGGTGCCCCGTTCTACACGGTTGAATTGGTACCGCCGATGGATGACCACGGCGACATCTTGGATGAACATAAGAAGATTATCAGACAGGTTCACTGCTATTACAACGGAGACCTGACTGAAGAGGGCCAAGACAAAGCCTATGAACAATCAAGCATGCCGGTCTATAACAAGAAATTTAATATCGTTGAGTTCTTGTTAAAATGGGCCAAAGCCAAGAAGGACATCGACTCTCAGTCGATTAAAAGCAGATACGGCGCTCTCTGCGCTCTCAGATAATTAGTTAGGAGGTAAACCACAGTGTTTATTAGAGGACCTTAATATAATCCAATGCTACATACCATTCCCCTATTAAAAAATAATAATAAAGGAGATTTGCAACATGAGTATGGAAGAAATGGTTTATAGGTTTAAAATTGAGCCCAGAGGAAGTTTTCGTGGTACCTACAGCTGGCTGGTCGTCTATGATAATTACGAACAGAAATATGTCATGGACGGTCGTGCCTACAAAAAGTTTAAACATTCAATTGAAGTGTTTGAATATTTACAAAATAACTACTAATAGGAGGAACAACAACATGAAAAAGATTTGTGTCAGCTGCAATCAGAAAGTCCGCTACAACGAGGAATGGGGCAAATGCTACAACGGCATCATCCACAAGGAATGTTTCCAAGAGGAAATCGTAGATAATCCTGAGGAATACTATGGGGACAAATATATTCCTATTCGCGAACCCAAATATCGCCTCAGAAAAATGATCCGACGCAATAAAGTGTACCAGGCTATATACCGTAAGCTTACAGAAAAGCGTCGATTAATCGCCATGCTTGAAGAAAGCAATCGCATAATGAACAACCTCGCGTTCGTTAATGAATTACATTATACCGGCGCGTTACGAGCTATAGAAGAAGGCAATAGGCAAGAGTTAATGTCTGAAATCTCGGCTCAAAACGTAGCGGTTCAACGCTACAAAGCTATGGTTAACCACATGTGGAAACATGTAGAAAAAAAATAAAAAACAATAATAGGAGGAGAAGCACTATGAACAACACTCAAAACACCCAGTCCAACAAAAATATCAAGGAGGAACAGAAAATGGAGAACAAGGCGATCAAAGCGAGATTTCTGGCAAATAGAGATTTGTCGATTGAGGTTATTTGCGATGGAGAAAAAATCTCTGTAAAAATACCTCACAACAGATTTGTGGGACCTAACGCCAGAGAATTTTACAGAACGGGATATTTTGGCGACAAATGGACCTATGTGAATTGTTTCACCGGAAAAGAAAAACCCGTAGAAGTAAAAAATTACACTACGATAGATTATGACATGCGAGTACACTTATATGAGTTATTACCTAATAATAAGGTAATGGCGATATTCTTAGACTTCGAAAGTACTCGTGCAACGGGTACGATCCGTCCCGTTGTAGATCGTATTTACGTCTTTGGCAATAACCATGTAATACATTATAGGGGATTAAGAGACTTAAGTCTGGGAAATCTTTCTAATGGGTATGTAGAAGATGTAAGGTTTGTAAAAGACTTGAAAAATAATTACCTTAGTAGTTATGGAATATATCCTTCTACTCAGCGCCCAGAGATAATGAATGCGATTTATCGCCATTTAAATCAAGAATCAAGCACCGCATACCGTGGTGAAGACAATCCCTATTTCTTAGAAAGAAATTATATTAATTATATCAGAAGTAGGGGTGGAGTCATGGCAACAAATAATCCCACTGTAGAGACCATGTATGCTGATCTATTGACTCGCCCCATTGTCTTGCCCACAGAAGAGCAAATAACCACAGCCAAAAATGAAAATTTAATAGCTGCAATTGGTGAGCGTATTGGCGATACGATTATGATTACCTGTAAACTTAGCACATATTACAATACGATACATAGGATTATTCTGAACAAAAAACACTGTTCTACGTTCAGTAAAAACGGAGGCGCTGAAGTTGGTGGTGCTCGCCGCTGGACTAATGACGATTGGCATTACGAATCGAGTCCCAGCCAATACGATTTGAAGAAGGTTAGTATTATTAATCTTACTTTGGATATGGTGAAAGGGCTGCCATATGAAAAAGCTGTGCGCGCCAAACACTTTGCTAAGGTTTGCAAAGAGCATCTGTCTCTCTTTAGATTAATGAGAAAATTTGCTTATCACCTTGGCCAAGATGCTTATTCAAACTCAGACAAAATGGCAATACAACACCTCATTTGGTGCTGCGATTCTGATGAGTGCGTTGCTCTCTTAACCAAAGCCAATGGATTTCCCGCTTTTAAGATGTTCGGTGCTTATGGAAGGAGTATTACTATATCCGATCCGTTACACGAACTAATTGGTAAGGCCGATCCAATGGCTACTAGTTTAAACGCTGCTATTGGTTTAAATCATGAGCAGTTAAAAATGGCGGTGGAATTGGATAAGACTTACCGCCAATATGAAAGCCCCACCGCATACTACAAGGGAGCGAGCTATTACAGTGCGGTGCGGAGTGTTATTAGTAGTTATCGGTATTTCGTACACGGCAATACTAATGCAGATCTCAGATCCACGTCCAATGCAGATTTCAAAACCTGGATTGATTGGGCTAAAGACAGAGCCAGCCAAGGAGATAATGGTAATTTGAACTTTGGATGGGGATGGGATCGCGTGCTACCCGCTAATCTTGATCGCATGGCTTTGGTTAGATTCTGGGCAAAGCACAATTACGGGTCTAGTGATATTCAATCCTTACTTGATTTGGTTAATATGAATTATCGTATGACCCAAGTTATGCCTACTACTGAAGACTTCCGTATCCGTGATGTTGAAGACTTGCGTAGAAGACACGACCGAGCAGTAATTGCTCAACGCATGTTCGATAACAAGAGTCAGTTGGAAAAATGGGAAATTACCAAACCCAAATGGGACAAATTCACATTCAAAAACGACGAGTACGAAATCATTCCTCCCGAAAAACCGGAAGAGATTGTAACAGAAGGTAGGGTTTTAAGTCATTGTGTTGGAGGTTACGTTGATCGAGTCGCCAGAGGTGAGACCATCATCTTATTCTTAAGGAAAAAGAATGATCCTACAAAACCGTTTTATACCCTTAATATTGATCCCGAGGGTAAAAGATTAATCCAGGCTCACGGTTATGGAAATAGGTGGCCCGCGACCGATCCTGAAATCTTACCCTTCTTGGATGAATGGGTCAAGAAATTCGGATTTGAAGGTTGGGATTATATCCGTACCGTCAACCGTGATCACTATTAATTAACAGGAGGAAACAAAATGTTAATCAGAGGACCGTAGAAAAATACTTGGCTCCCTTTCCAGTACACCCAAATTTCAAAATAAAATTTAATTTAAAGGAGAATTACTATGAACTACGAAACTCTCAAAGCTTTATCCAACAGGTATGTCCGCGAAGATTATATCTACACCGAAAACGTGACCCGTGTAATCAAAGTATATAAAGATAAGAAAATTGACTTGATTACGGGCCGCCCTTACTGCGGCGCTCTTATTCCTGGACAGACGGTTGTCGCCAAAACGGCGGGTGTTCCTTCCAATCATTTACGATTCACAACCCTCGAATGGAAAGAGTCTGATAAAATCTTAATATGCGCTTCCTACGATGCATATTATGACAGCCAATCCAGCACTTATCATAGACAACTTATGGAATTGGTTGCCTTCGATGTCCGAAACAAATCTATTACCAGTTGCTATAGTTCTACGTTCGTAATGGAAAATAACGCAGAGATTAGCAAACGCAAAGATTGGAAAAACTGGATGTGGGACTATCATTATAGACTTCTTTTATCTGATGAAGATAAGGCTCGAATTTGTTCTAAGCTTTTTGATGAGCACAAAATTTTATCCAGCTTGCCCATGGCGTCCGGATATCCCGCGAGTTGGAGATGGGTGGATGTCAACATTCTTGCAGACGTATTTTTGTCTCATAGAGTTGGCCGCGCATTACCAAAAGCCTTGCAAAAATACGAAGAAGCATTAACCGCTTCGCGTGATCTTGGTGAAGATCCTTATTCATGGCACGCTTTTAAGACAGAGCACGGTCCTCTTTTGGTTGGGGTTGATAAATGGGCCAAAACCAAAACTTATAAGTTGCTGTTCGCAGCAGATAAAGCTATCGCGGTTAGTGAAGTAGGGGGCGCCCTTAAGGTTTTGCGCAACAAAAATGAACACGAAGGAGCGGGTCTCACTTTTACAGCATCCAAAGAAATGCTAGAAGTTTTTAAAGGTACCAAATATGAAAAAATAATAGCAAAACCTTGGATGATGGAAATTCACAACCCTTTGGGAGTATTACTATCTTCTGATATGTTCGCAATTGAACATTTAATGGACACAGAGCCTTATTTTAAGCATATTTATGTTAAAGGATTCAAAAACAATTATGTGCCCACGAAATTAGAAGAAGTATTCGGTCCTACCAAAAGCAAGACTTCTTTCTTTGAAAGTTTGGGAATTAATAAAATGCAATGGTCTATGTATCTGCAGTTTATTAAACTATGCTGTAATAAAGTAGAAGAAGTTTTCGCCGCCCATGGGGTCCAAACACTAGATATTGGTTATAGCTTGTTTACATCTCGCATTCGGGAAGCCTTCTTTGATTGGAACTCCAAAAAAGCAAACATAGATTGGTTAAAAATACCTTTCCAAGCAATTAAAGCCCTAAAAGAGATTTTGGGACAAGATTCTATTGCGCATTTGGACAATAAGTCTTTTCAAATCTATTTAGATATGATTTATAAAACTATGTATTTTCATCCCGGAGTCGACAGCCCTGTTTCTTGGAATCGTAGACTACCTTGTATTGAAGGTTTTCCTTGGTTCTGGGGAGGCAATGCTACAGAAAAGCTGGTAATTTGGGGCCGAGCCTTAAAAGAACATTGTTCTGTGTTCCCCGCTATGCAGCACGCTTCCGAACACTGGTTAAACGCAGATACTTTAAGATATGCCGGTAATATAGTAGATACGTGTATAGACTACTACCGCTTAGTTGATACTATCAAACTTCTTAATCCTGAATTTGAATATTTAACCAAATTTAAAGACGTCCCTGAGATCAACAGAGAACACGATCGTCTTGTTGCCATTGTCAACGCTTCAAAAGATAAATTATCTGAAGCTCAGTTTGATTCTTTAAAACGCAAATGGAACAAATGGTTGTACGAAGACGAAGAATTTCAAATCGTGGCTCCCAATAAAGCATCTGATGTGCGTATAGAAGGACAAAATTTGGGACACTGCGTAGGAGGATATGTCAACAGAATAACTTCTGGTCAAACCAACATCCTCTTCCTTCGTAAGAAGAAAGATCCCAACGCCTCCTTCTATACCATAGAAGTAACCAATGATGGGTATATTGTTCAGGTACATGGGAAAGGAAATAGGTGGCCCGCAACTAATCCAGAAGTTATTCCTTTTCTTGATGCTTGGGTAAAAGAAAAGAAACTGGCCAATTGGGGCTCCATCAGAAATGTCAACAGTATGCACTACGGTAGAGTATAATTAAAGGAGGAATAATGATGAATTACATTCGAGGACCTTAGTAAAATATTTTGTAAAAAACACTTGACAACCCAAAAATAATATGTTATAATAATGGAGGAAACAAAAATGAACAAGAAAACCAACAACAGCATCACCATCACCAGCGTTGCCACCGGCAAGACCACTCTCATCACCACCAAAACAAAAAAATCTAAGGAGGACAAAACTATGGGAGAAGTTCGTTTCACTGAGGCAGAGGTCCGTTCGCTTTCTGGTAAGGCCATCTTTAACAAGTATGGCAAATTGTCTAATGATGAAAAGGTTATCTTAACCTCGGATCAGAAGACGGTGTACTACACTTGGTATACTGACGAGGTCAACATCTCGCACGCCAATACCAAGTTGGGCCGCAAGATTTGGACAGTTGATATGCCCCCGATTATCACTTGTTGCAAAAATTGCCCCTGCGCCAAAGATTGCTACGCATGTAAGGGTAGACAGGCTCTTTGTAATTGCAAAGGCGCCTATTTGAGGAATTTGAGACTGTACAAAACTCACCGCGAAGAATTTGTTAAGTATATTCAGGGCAAGATTCAAAGATCCAAAGTTTTACAACACTTCAGGTGGTTCTCTGCTGGGGATATTGTGGATCCTGAATTTTTAGAATTTATGGTGGATACGGCAAAACAGTTCCCGAAGATTCGATTCTTGGCTTACACCAAGCAGTACGCAATTGTCAATACCTATTTAGATAAGCACAAAAAGCTTCCCACCAACCTGAATATTGTATTCAGTTATTGGGACAAAGAATGGCTTGTGCCGAACCCCTATCACCTGCCCACAAGCTATGTCGACTTCTATGATAAGAGTCGCAATCCTAAATTACCCGAACAAGCAGTTCATTGCCCCGGTGGTTGCGAGACTTGCAAGGCTTGTTGGAATCTCAAGCCTGACGAGAGTACTATTTTTCATCAGCACTAATTTAAAGGAGGAATATATTATGTCTATGGAAATTTATCTCAAGGAAATCTGTGGCAACAGCTATACCGAATTCGTTCGGAGGTTTGACGAGGGGAAAATTACGCTACGAGAAGCGTATATGACCCCCTACGAAGATGTGAAGGTCTATTTCGACAACGAATACGACCTGGAAGTAATAACCCGATTCTATATCGGTGAATAATAAGGAGGATACCACTATGAAAATGCAGTACAACCGTAACACCCGCGCTTTTGTTGGAGAGGACTCCATCGTCTACAGGATTTTTGATATCCGAGGGGACGAAATTTGCGACGATACAAAGCCCATTCCTTTGTATTCGATTGCTGTGCCCGATCTTCGCGTCGATCCGAATGACGAAGAACAGGTCGAACGTGCAGTCAGATTCTTCTCTGACAAAATTCAGAACTTCGGGTACGACTGCTCTGTTTGCCAGCACTGCACGAGAACTGGCGCTCTGTCAGGATGCCCGAAACAGGCGTCTGCTATTTACAAATCCCTTTCTGAAAGGGAAGATCCTGTAGAGGGTTGGAACGCCGAGCCCGTTGAATACATGAGCAATATACAGGTGGGGGATCTTCTGGTACCTTTATTGGTTAGAGGATGGAACGTGCACACCTGTCCGTTATTTAGATTCAGATTCTGGACACAGGGAGCTCCGGACTTTATCCGATTTTTCAGAGCAACATGTTTCAGACTGAATGCACCGGACCAGTGGGGAATCATTGAGATACAAACCCTCAGCAAATACAAGGATAGGTTCGAGAATTTCTGGAAGGCTGTTTACGGAGACATCTTCCCATTATTCTGCGAAAGAAATGAAGACGAAGAAGACGAGTAACTCTCGTCTTCTTCTTTCTTAGAAAGGAGGTGATTATAATGATTAGAGCTCCTTAAATATTAATTTCCGGCGTCACCTAGTAATCTTTTAATTGCTTAACGGCAATTCGTGTCAAACCCCAAAGACACGTTAATAAAAATAAGCGAGGGAGTAGTATGTTGCAGTGTTAACTATAATATTTTTCTACCCCCCTACCCCCCTACCCCCCCCACCGGAGCCGCTTTCTTTTCTTCCCCCCGGCCTCCTCCTCGCCCTCCTCGCCCCCTTATCCTTCGCCCGATCCACAATTCCTCCCACCAAGACAAGAAAAAACCCCCGATTTCTCGGGGGTTTTCCCACTTGGACTCTTAAAAGTCCCACTCGTTGCGGATTTCGTTCCACCGCTCGTCCACCCACTTGCCGTTCGGCAACTTGAACTGCGGCTCGCCGTTGACTACTCTTTCGGCTAAAGGAGTAGTCCGCTTGATACGGCAGAGGTTTGCGAACTGCAACTTGCGGACGAAGGACAAGTCTTTCGGCTCGTTGGCGAACTTGACTTGGATTGCCTCCGCCTCCCACGAGCAGACGCCCGTATCGTCGATGAGGAACGAGCAATCGTCAATCTTGACGGTGCAACCGAGTTTTGCGAGTCTTTTGATGTTGGAGAGAGTTTCGAGATACGTCATATTATTACCGCCTTTCTTCTCTCTTGCGAGAGCCGTCCGTTGTCGATGGACTTCGTTGTTTTGTGCCATCATTATACTACTTTTTTCGCCGTTTGTCAAGCGATATTTCACTTTTTTTGAAAAAAATTTTTGTGTTTCACCCGATCTATAAGAGCTGCTCTCTTATAATGTATTAGGATAAAGCCCAAAAAGAGCAAAGAGTTTAAGGACGTCCTCGACTTCTGCTTCATCCAATCCATAAGACTCTATCGGGTCGGTGATGCCGTCCACGAAATCGATTAAGGCGGTCTTTAAGGGGATCACCTTGCGATATTCTAGATCAAAGACCACGTCCACGTTGCCGATTGATTGAATGGAAAACCAGCAATCCATCCCTGTCTTGCGAGCCAGTTTGCAAAGACCCTTGTACGCGTTGTCACTCATTCTCATTGTTTTGTCCTCCTTAAAATTGATACCATTATTATATCACATCGCCGTCTACTTGTCAAGTGAAATATCACATTTTTTTAAACTTTCTTATCTCTCAGCCAATCTATAAAAACTATCACTGTGGTGATACACCGGATCAAGGGAAAAGAAAAGCGCCCCGAGAGTGTCCAGTTCTCGGAGCGCCTTCCTTAAAGGAGAAACAATATGAACATTGACGCATGCATATTAAGAGTGGAAGACATAATCGACGGCACGATCGATATTCTCCCAGGTGGAGAGGTCGGAGTCGTAATCATCTTCCAGGACTTCTACTATCCTGTCGAGTTGATCTTCATCTTCCCACATCATATCATGATTTTCCATCCAGTACTCAACGTCTTCTCTATCATACTTGCGGCGCTGAGCCCAATAGACATCGACCATGAACTGTTCCTCGGTGCAGCCGAGCTCGTTTGCTGCTATGGCGATTGCCTTTTTTAAATCTTCGGGTTTTGGTAACATGTGATGTACCTCCTTGATTGATTGTGGCATCATTATACCATATGATTTTCGGTTTGTCAAGCGATATTTCACTTTTTTTCAAAAATATTTTGGATCCACTCCAATTGTAAATCAGCCAATCTATAATTCAGCCAAAAGAAAAGAGAGGGCTTTTGCCCTCTCCCTCTTATTCGTTCGCCCAGATATCCCCAGCGAATTCTTCCGCATCTTCGGTTCCCTCTACTGGGCTATTGTCTTCCAGTACCTTGCCGTTCTGTACGATAAGGTTGCCGCAGTTGTAGCCGATGTCCTCGTCAGCCCACGATATCTCGAACTTAACCTCGGGGTACATCTGGGACAGCTTATCGATAATCGTCAACGGACAATTCCATGCCGTATCAAATACGACATAATCGATATGCTCGTTGCCGTAGTTATAGGCATTCCATTTAGTACCCCAGTGAGTGATGCACCACTGATACCAAGTTGTTGAACCATACTCGATAAGATTGTGGATAGCCTTCTTACCATTTTCCAGTGTGACGCCCTTTTTAAGTAATTCCTTTACCTTCTCTTCGCTCAAGTTATCCTCGTAGCGACAGAAGTGTTGAGTGGCATTCAACTGGTCGACCATCTTGGTGAACTCTTTTTGTTCTACCTTGGGTAAACCATAATTCGGAGTCTTGGGGTTTACCATTGTAAGGTAAAGTTCGATGCTGTTGTCGGTGTCGCTGCCCTCGGTCATGTTGAGGCTTTCGGGCATGGGACATATCTTATTGAAATCGATTGAACCGCCGCCAGCCTCGTCATCTTGGATGGATTTTAGGATTTTCTTGCAGGTCGGTACATCCGTACCAAGGACAGAGAGTACATTGTGAATGTGATTTGGCATTGTTGTTTCCTCCTTAATTTTGTTGTGGCAACATTATACCACACCTCGAGCCG